GTCCCGACCGGCAATATTTGCGTGGCCGAGGGAGAAAAGGGACTCTTGGAGTTCCTCTCCCTCGGTGATTATGGCAAAGACGTGAACTTGAACCAGCATAAAGCCGTCAAGCATCAGGCTCTTATGCCATTGACGGAGAAGTGGGTGGTGACAATATCCACCCAGTATGGCTGCTCCATGGGATGTAAGTTCTGTGACGTCCCAAAGGTCGGCGCAGGCAGGAACGCAACGTTCTTTGACCTTACCGGCCAGATCTTGGAAGCTGTACATCTCCATTCTGAGATTACTCAGACCAAGCGTCTGAATGTTCACTTTGCGTGCATGGGAGAACCAACCTGGAATCCCAACGTGCTTGACTGCGCCAAGTGGCTCCACACGCACATGAATGACGATTACAACATTCATCCTGTGGTATCAACCATGATGCCTAAGAGGAATGAGTGGCTGAAGACTTTCATCCATACCTGGATGCGGATCAAGAACCGTTTGTATAACGGTAATGCCGGTCTCCAGATAAGCGTGAACTCTACCAATGAGCTGGAGCGCTTGGATATGTTCCGCTGTAATGCGTGCAGTCTCGCCGAGATCGCGCATGTCATGGACGGGATCATTCCTTTCGGAAGGAAGATAACCTTGAACTTTGCTGTGGCCAACTATGAGATAGACCCAAAGGTCCTTCTCTGCTACTTTGACCCAGCCCTCTACACGATTAAGCTTACGCCGATGCATAAGACGGAGACAGCTTTAGCTCATGGTATTGAGACAATGGGCGATTATACTGACTTCCATCCTTACCTACATCATGAGGAAGCTTTGAAGGCGGCCGGCTATGAAGTGCTTACTTTCATTGCTTCGGCCGAGGAAGATCTGGGACGGATTACTTGTGGTAATGCAATCCTCTCAGGCACATTGCCTTTGACTGAATACCAGGAGACACACTCCAACTGAAAGGAATAATATGTGGATCACTCGGCTACTGAAGAAGTGGCATGTGCTACATTCCTGGGAGAAGTGGATCTTTGATCGTAAGGAATACACAGCATACATTTGGACTCCACCTGGGTGTTACACCCACATAACGGAATACTGGCACCGCACTTGTAGTGCCTGTGGTACATCGCAGACCAAGACGGTCATCCCACAATGAGCCAAGATCTAAAAGAGATAGGGTTTTATACCCTATCTGATGCTCGAGCTGCGTCTGCATCAGCCACGTCGCCTCTCAAACGTTGTGAGCTGATACTTACTGGACGCTGCAACTTCAGGTGTCCTTACTGCCGGCGCATAGGCGGTGAGGACCTAGACTACTATAAAGCTAAGGACATCATCCGCTTGTGGGCCGATGACAAACTGGAAGCTATTCGGTTCTCTGGCGGCGAGCCTACGCTTTATCCTTACCTGGCCAAGCTATGCCGTTTCTCTGAACGGTCAGGCATCAAGAAGATTGCTGTGTCTACGAACGGCTCGGCTAAGCCTGAGCTATATCAGCACCTTATCTTGAATGGGGTCAATGACTTCTCTGTCTCTCTGGACGCTTGCTGTGCAGAGGATGGAGATAAGATGGCCGGTGGGATAAAAGGATCCTGGGAGCAGGTAGTAGATAACATCTTCTACTTGTCCGAGCGGGTCTACACCACCGTAGGTGTAGTACTTACGGAGCAGAATGCTGACAAGATCAATGACATCATCAAGTTTGCTGATGGCCTAGGAGTGTCAGATATTCGGATCATCCCCGCGGCACAGAACGGCGACAAGTTTAAGACCGTCCAAGTAGACCCAGAGCTACTAGCCAAGTATCCGATCCTAAGGTATCGGGTCGGTAACTTTCAGTCTGGCTGGTCTGTCCGAGGTTTGGGGGTCACAGATGCTCATCGATGTGGCCTAGTCTTGGATGACATGGCTATTTTGGATGGGATGCATTACCCTTGTATCATTTACTTGCGCGAATCTGGGCAGCCAATCGGCAAGGTTGGCCCGGGCATGCGAGAAGAGCGCGAACAGTGGTATAAGAATCATGACGTCTACAGAGATCGTATCTGTAACATGAACTGCTTAGACGTCTGCGCTGCTTACAACAGGAAGTTTAGGGAGCTGAATCCTTGCTCGATAGAATCGAATCTGGTTACTTCGACTGGCTTACGTGGAGAATCGGAACTCCCCTTGACATCTTCGGAGTCAAGTGCAGGACTTACAGCCTCATCGCTAACGCAGATAAGTTCCGAGCCGCTGCGGTAGGCTGGTGTCCTGGCGATTTAACAGCCTGCCGGCCGAAAGAGGGACATAAGGCCGTCATGTATTTTGTGAATGGTGAACACTTCTGGTTCCATCTCAGGGACCATGAGTTCGAAGCGATCTTTGGGAGGATCAATGATCAAGGACAACTTTAACCGTACGATCCGAACCGCGGATAAAACGGTGATCAACATCTCCGCGCAGCACGTCGGAGAGTTTCCAGAATGTGAGTTGAGAGCAGGTATATCACCATTCTATTTTCTCTTGACTACAGCACAGGTGAAGAAACTCATCAAAGCTTTGCAAGCTTATCTAACTTACAGGGAGAAACAGTGATGGATGGTTGGGAAGGGGGCTTTGACGCTCCCGCAGTAAAAAGCACGCATCAATGCGAGATCGTAAAGGTGTATCCCAAGGTACACCCGAATGCAGACAGATTGGAGGTCGCAGAAGTAGGTGGCTATTCCGTATGTGTGGGTAAGGGGGATTTTTGGGACGGTGAACTCGGGATATACATCCCTCCGGATAGTATCGTACCCGCGATCCCGGGGTTCAGCTTTGTGTGGGAAGGTAAAGGCTACATTCCCGATTCGATTCCTGCTGGCAGCACGGCGGTTCCTGAAGTACCCCAGAAATACCGCAGAATCAAAGCTAAGACTCTTCGCGGAGTAATCTCCGAAGGTCTTTTGATTCCTATTCCGCAGACGAAGGACTTCATCGATCAACAAGGTGAGTGCTTCTTCAAAGAAGGAGATGACGTTGCGAAGGTCCTTGGTGTTACCCACTACGATCCACCGGATACGACGTCGTTGGGCGGCGATACCGAAGCTGCCCCTGGAAAGAGCGGAAAGAAGAGACGTTATCCGAAGTCTCTACGCGGATGGTTTCGCTTCTTACTATCGAAAGTGGCTTTTTGGCGGCATCCGGTGGATGCCCAAGAGAGTACGAGCCTGGATATCCCAGACTACGACGTCGACGCCTGGCAGAAGTTCCGTGGAGCCCTGATAGAAGGCGAAGAAGTATGGATCACCGAGAAGATCCACGGGGCTAATAGCCGATTTGTTTATATAAGAGAAGCTGGTAGTGCTGCTTACGCTGGTCGTATGTACTGCGGTAGCCACCACCAATGGAAGAAGGAACTTCCTGGTTCTGCTTGGTGGACTTGCCTCAAACAGAACCTCTGGATCGAGGAGTTCTGTAGGCAATATCCCGGTCATGTTCTATATGGTGAACTGGTTCCTACCCAGAAGCCTTACATGTACGGGCAGAAGGATGGCAAGTACCGTTTGTTCGCCTTCGACGTCTTTGATCTTTCTCGGCGTTGCTTTCTGAGCTACTCCGATCTCCTTGATCTGACGTGGTGCCATCTGTACGCGGAAGGCGAAGACTTCCAAGCGCGCGGCATCTTGAATGAAGTCCACTGGGTACCTACACTCTTTAGAGGGCCGTATGACCCTGGCGCCATGAGGACCTTGGCTGAGGGAGTTTCCATGGTTCCTCATGCCAGTCACATTCGTGAAGGGATGATCATTAAGCCTCTCACGGAACGTCGCGACAATCGTATGGGTCGCGTGATCATGAAGCTCAAGTCCGTGAAGTTCCTGGAGAAGGACAAATGAAGGGACCAGAAGGCCAAGATTTAGCTGATTTGCTCGAAGATGGTAGTGACGAGCATATTCAGGTACGAAGAATCAAAGAGTACCTCTTGACCGAGGAGCAGAAGAAGCAACTCTATGATGCAAACTACGACCTCTCCGACGTCCTTAATGGACGGACCCTCCCTGATTTCGAGTCCGCAGTCGAAGCTATGTTCGCCGACTGGAACGCTAAGCTCGGTCGACATATATTCGGCTTTTGACAGAGGGATCTGGTGGGCTTGTGATCAGATTGCTAAGACGATCGAGTCAGATCTTCAGGTTAGGGAAAGCCATGGTTGGCCTCTCGATTATAAAACGCTATTTTCCAACACGATGGCGTTTATTTGCGGACAGAATAATCGAAAACGAGACGGAAGTCAAGTGGCCTCCGCCCAAGTAAGTCAACCATGAAATGGTGGGCTAGGCTTTATCCAGATGGACCTTTGTGCATAGTTACGCGCAAAACGACATTCGCTACAATCGTTTGTCGTGACGTCCGACGTGTATGGAATAGTGTCGTTCTCGTCTACCGGTCCATTTAACACGCTGTTGTAGTAGTACATCCGAAAGGAGAAGTACATGAAGCGAATGGTATCGCTAGCTATGCTGGCGATTCTCTTGCTTGTTCCTGCGGTCGTTATGGGCCAGACCTGTGATGCTACAGTGGCCGATGACGCCGGAGGTATTCTCAATACCGCCCAGATGGCTCAGATCGCGAGCGAAGCTGGCTCCTTGATCAATCAGGGCGCCGATGTGCGAGTTCGCGTCACTGGAACTACCGCCAATCTGGATCAAACTGAGGCCCAGTACGAGCACTCCTGTCCATCGTGGCAGGGTGCAAGTGGCGGCCGTAAGAACAGTTTGGTCGTATTGATGGTGTCTCCATCCAGTCGTAAGTTGGGCATTTACTATGGGTCAGCATTCAAATATGCCTTCGACGAGCACTGGGTCCGCATTAAGTCAGACTACATGGTCCCCAAGTTCCGGGATCATGACTGGACAGGTGGCTTTATTGCCACCGAGCAACAGCTAGCAGCCAGGCTAACAGCTGCTAAGGATGAATCAGTTCATCCAGTTGCTGCTACTACAGTAGTCACTGAGCCACCGACTGACTACTCCGGCCTTTGGTCGGCATTCAAATGGGCACTCTTGATCCTTGCCTTAGTTCTATTCTGCTACGGCATCTGGGAGTATTACAGCTGGTGTAAACGCCGGCGTGAAGCTGCCAAGGCCGCGCAACAAGCGGCTTCGATCAGGCGTAATCTTGCCGCTCGGCGTATCAGTCGATTTAAGTCATTCGTAAATGCTTCTAATCAAGCACTTTACGATCGCGCCGTAGATGAGTTCGGCCGACTGTCGAACTCCGAAAGCACCAATCCTGATACTGATGGGCTTACACCTCAACAGTATTACAACATCGAGCGGCTCTACAAGTCTGTGTGCAACGACCTGGATGAGGTAGCTTATCCTACAGGGCAAGAGACAGTAGATGTACCGGCTGGGGTAACTTGCAGTCATCCTTCTGACGAAGCTATGACTGGAGTCGAATCAGCTGGTGATGCTCCTGTTGATAGCACCACTTATGTCCCGGTGATCATCGATAACTCGCGCGTCAATGAGGCGCCCGAAACCGAACCGTCGACTTACAATCCGTTCCTACATGAGACCCCAACGGTCCAGGAGGATCCGGAGCCAAGTCCTGATGATGACAATGGTGGTTCAAGTAGCTTCACTGAATCGTCCGGCTCGAGTTCGAGCAGTGACGATGGTGGTGGAAGCTCGAGCTGGAGCAGTGAATCCAGCGATTCTGGTGGTTCATCTGACTTTTCCTTCGGCGGCGGAGGAGATTCAGGTGGTGGTGGAGGAAGCGACAGCTTCTAAGGAGAACTATGACCACGTTCATACAAAAGCTGCGCGTAGTAACTTTGGGGACAGCTCACGACTTGCTCGACAAGGCGATTGATCTGAACTCTCCGAGCGCTCTGCGCCAGTATGTCAGGGATCTTGAAGATGCCCTGGCCAAACTCACGAACGAAGCTGCTGTGCAAGCCGGGCAGATTCGAACTCTTACTCGCGAACAGGGTGACCTGAGCACGAGGATCTCGACCGACAAGACATTGGCTGCAAAGTATTTGCAGTCCAATCCTTCGTTGGCGCGCGTCAAGGCTTCTGACGCTGTTATGGCTCAGAAGGAGCTGGATAGTATTAACCAGCAACTTGTTGCGCAGAAAGAACTTAGCAACAAGCTTGATGCCAGTGTGACTGCGCTTGACGCGAAGCACACCGAAATGCTCTCTAACGTACGTAGGTTAGAGAGTATGGATCGTCAATCCAAGGCTCAAGAACAAGCTGCTTCTGCTCTTACCTCGGCCGGCAAGACTCTGGCCGGTGGAGCAGATGTCTCGATCGACAATATCGAGCAGAAGATAGAGGCACGAAATGACGTTGCCGCGGAGAAGTTTAGCCGCGCAATGGGTTCCTTTGCCTCTCCAGAAGATCCAGAGCACACAGCTGCTGTGGACGAACTGTTGGCGTCGCTCACCCCTACGCCGGCAGCGTAGTTAGAACCCCCGACTAAATGAAGGGAGGGAGCAATCCCTCCCTTTGTTTTGGAGCTTTATGATAAAATGGTGGATGAGACATATCAACGGCGGAATCAGATTGTTTGATCGCCGGTGGCGTAAGCACTACAACGCCATTTATTGGAGGAGATCTCTCTAATGTGGAATCCTTTCAGGAAGCCCGAGACTAAAGATCTTAAGATTACGGCGGAGCCTAAGTATAATCGAGATGCTATTTGCTCTGCTGTATACCGTGTGTTGAATGCCAGGTTGACTCATTATAATGACTTGATTATCTGGCTGAGCCACAACTATGACGTAACGTCTTGGGGTCCCAGGCTCGAGCAGAGTCAAAAAGATATTGATGCCATTCGTAGATGGGCTGAGGCTTTACCACGTACTCCAGTAAGATCAGAGTATCTACACTGGCTTGATTATTACGAGCGCGGGTTGAATGAAGCTTGGAAAGAACTGCGCACTCAGGACCACAAGAAGGAAATGGATCATTACGACAGAGAGTCTAGAGAGAAGTATGACGCATCTTTAGACCTCGACATCCCAAAGCCATGAAATGGTGGAGATGGTGCCGGGCCTCTTGCGGTAAGGGCTTCTATTTGGTTAGCCGCCGCTACCGTCACAATGATTTCTTCGATGTCAAGAGATGGCACTTGATATTCGGGGCACATAAGGATTTCAAGAGGATCGTATGAGTTGGTGGTTCCTCGGACGTGGCGGCGATTGGAGAGGAAGATGTCTCCGTATCTGGCGCCGCAAGTACATTCGAAAACTCAGGAAGTCATTTCCTGAGAACTACAAAGGATCGATATGAAACTACCTGAACTGCTCAACACTGAGCTTCTCTGGGAGCATATCCTGAAGGGAGTAGTCTCCAGGACACAGCACCCTCAGTATCCTGAGCTCTGGGTATATAACTATACTCATGTGGCTCAGCATGACAACGTCTGGGATGACGTAACAGAACAGTGCCGCGGCTTGATTTGCCGACAGGACTGCGCTACTAGTGATTGGCATATGTGGCTCCTGAATCATCAGGAGGTCATTGCCAGGCCATTCCGTAAGTTCTTTAATCTGAACACAGGCTTCCGCCCAGAGACTCTCGAAGCTAACCTTCCGTCCTGGAAGCCTCGAGTCCTTGAAAAGCTCGATGGGTCTCTGGGAATCCTATTCTGGCATACACACTTCCGAGAGGCTTTCATTGCCACCCGCGGGTCGTTTGCCTCCGAACAAGCTATCTGGGCCACTAAGTGGTACCGAGCTAGGTTTGGTAACTGGCCTGTTGCTGACTCGGCCAGCTGGCCAAAAGGCTACACGCCTCTCTTTGAAATCATCTACGATGAGAACAGGATTGTGGTGAACTATGACTACCAAGCCCTTGTTCTTCTGGGCCTCGTCAACATCGCTACTGGTGCTGAGCTACCGCCTGAGGAAGTGGTTCTCTGGGCAAATAAGAACGGCCTACGAGTGCCCACTGAATATGCCAAGTCACTTGAGGAATGTAAATCCGAAGAGAGCAAGAATATTGAAGGTTTTGTTCTCCAGTATTGGAATCCCGAAACCAAAGTGCCCTTTCGGCTCAAGATCAAGACGGAGGATTATATAAGGCTTCACAAGGTGATTACTGGCCTGAATCCTAAAGGAGTATGGGAACATCTCTCTGAAGGATACGACCCGGCAGCTCTTTGGATGCCTGCCCTTCAGAATAAGCAGTTCGTAAGCTGGTGTCAAGGATGGATCAAGACATTCCAGGATCTTTATGCCAAGTACGAGAGTGAAGCGATTACTGCGTTTGGCCAGGCATCAATCAAGGCTCTTGCGGGACTGCGGTTGGAAAAGTCCCCTGACGCAAGGCTTGTTCGGAAGCACTATGCTCTGGCTTTTCAGGCGGAGGACTCGAAGTATCAGCCCACCTTCTTTGCCATGCTGGACGGCAAGGATTTCAAGAAGTGTCTCTGGGCCTTGTTAGAACCTAAAATCCAAGGGAAGGATGTGTTCATTCGCGATGCAGACACCAACAACGGAATATAGTCCGATCGTGCAGTGGCGTCTTAACGAGAAGCTCCAGGGGAGCTACTACGTTAAGTATGGCACTGGAGATATTGCCTGGAAGAAGATTGACACGGATACTGCTCAGATGTTGCTAGCAGTAGGTTGCGTATCTTTGCCTCCACTTCTGGCCGGGCCGGCATACACAGGCAGAATGGTACAAGTCTACGTATGAGCGACGGTATTGGGATACGGATGAAGGAGCAGTATGAGAATAGGTCTCTTTGCTTATTGCCGAGACGCACTTATACCATCATCCGTGCCGACGGGAAAGCCTTCCATTCCTATACTCGAAAGCTCAGCCGTCCTTTTGATAGCCTGCTCATCCAGTGCATGGATCGGGCGGCTATCACGATGTGCGAGAGTATACAAGGGACGAATCTTGGGTATGTACAGTCCGACGAGATATCGCTGATTCTGACGGACTTTGCTACCAAAGACACGGCGGCCTGGTATGACAACAACTTACAGAAGATTGTATCTGTCGCGGCCAGCATCGCTACGATGGCTTTTAACGAGAGGGCCCGAGAGCTTGGGCTTCATCCAACGGCTACGTTTGATGCTCGGGCGTTCGTTATACCCGATCGCGAAGAAGTTATGAACTACTTCGTGTGGCGCCAGCAAGACGCAACACGAAATAGCATTCAGTCTGTAGCTCAGTCAATGTACTCGCCAAAGGAACTGCATGGCAAGAACTGTGATATGCTACAGGAGATGATCTTCCAGAAAGGAACGAACTGGAATGACTTGGCGCCCATTCTCAAGCACGGCCGCGCAATCATTAAAACTGAACAGGGCTGGGAAGCCGATAGCAACACCCCTGTATTTACTCAAGATAGAGCATATCTTGGCCAAAGGATACCAGTTCCCGGGTACTAAGAAGAGCAACTGGTTGATCTGGTTGCTCTGTCATGTACCCAGACGGAGAAGAGATCTATGGCGGTAGTTCCTGTCCGTAAGCCTGTATTCACGCTGCCTGGGGTTGTTCTAAGCAATCCCAAGTATGCTCATAACGTAGCATCTGCTATTCGTGCTTGCAGCTGCTTTGGTATTACCACAATGCTCTGGACGGGGAAGCGTGTTGATCCAACTACCATGGATCGTCTTCCCCGTGAAGAGCGAATGAAGGGGTATAAAGATGTCTACTGGGAGACGAACGAACGCCCATTTGATCTTTTTCCTGACTCGGTCCCAGTCTGCGTTGAGCTTGTGCCACACGCTGAGAACCTTGCATCATTCGATCATCCGGAGAAAGCTCTTTACGTCTTCGGACCCGAAGACGGGTCAGTCACTCAAGTATTTCGAATGCATTGCCATCGCTTCATCTTCATTCCTTCTGCGCATTGTCTCAACCTGTCGGCGGCCCTCAATGTGATTCTATACGATCGACGGGTCAAGCGTATTGCTGCGGGACTCGAGAGTCCCGTTATGGCTGAAATACTCCAGGAAACGCGCGGAGGTAACATCGATGTTCCCGGATGGGACGGGAAATGAAGCGACTACCGCCTTATGAGAAGCCTTATCCTAAATGGACTGTCTGGGAGAAGTTACTAAGTAAGCCCAGGTGGGGATACATTGGACGTCTCTTGCTTCCCAGATATCCAAAGGATCTACGATGAGTTGGTGGTGTATTTTTGGTTCTTTGGCAGGTGGCCGGCGAATATGTCGTATTCAGCTTCGCAAGAATATTCGCTATTGGCGAGGGAGATGGCCCACACTGCGGAAGAGTTTCTAGGAGGACGCATGGACGTTGGCAAAGTCAAAGGCGCGATCAATGAGATCTTTGAGAGCCTGAGCATCGAGCAGCTTCTCAAGTTCCGCGATCGCATGAAGGTAGTACATGCCGAGCAGCTGGCGGCAATCAACGCAACCCTGGCAAAGAAGGGCCACGTTGAACCACACCTGGTGAATGTGCAAGAGCACAACAGTGAATAAGATCTCTGAGTTCCAAGGTCCTTGGAGAGAGTTCTCTAACTTTGAGGGCCCGCCGGTGCAGTATGGAATGATGATCTACGATCATATAGAAAATGCATACCATGCTGCTAAGTCCTTGGATTTCAACGTTCGGCGGAAGTTCATGCACCTACCGGCCGCTGAAGCCAAGAAGCTGGGACGAGAGATAGAATGCCGGGCTGACTGGGAGAAGGTCAAGCTTGCAGTTATGGAGATTCTCGTGCGGGAGAAGTTCCTACACCGTAAGCCTTTAGGCCTTTTGCTCGCCAGCGGCAATATGATCATCGAAGAAGGCAACACTTGGCATGACAACTACTGGGGTAGCTGTCGATGCCCGAAGTGTGCTGACAAGGAAGCCTACAATCACCTGGGCAATCTTTTGATGAAGCTCCGTGGTGAGATGCAAAACTTCGATATGATCTATCGACAAAGAGAGTACATAGAGAAGGCGTCCCTTCTATACTAATCAGTTCATGAGACTTAGGTTCGTTTAAGGGTACCATGAAACTCCTCCCCACAATCGGCTTAGCACTGACTCTGCTGGTAGCTCCCGTGTTCGCTCAAGCTCCGGCCACGCCGGCGCCACAAGCACGTGTGGAGTACAATCTTTCCATGTGTAAACCGCATCATTTTGCGTTTGCGCATGCTATAATGAATACAGATGAGAAGAGTGTAACTACCTTCTACATCGATACCATTTCTCCTGGCCCCGATCAGTACGTCAAGCAGAAGAACCTGGTTATCTTCACCGTTGACACGAAGGAAGATCTCGATGGAGGTGCTAAGCATTTTCACTCCATTGATATCTTCAAGGATGCTGAGGACAAGGATGTCAAAGCAGACTTAGACATGTTCACGTTGAAGGACAGATTCGTTGGGATACTAGGAGTAGGTACAGATATTCATTATGTGTTTTACGGTGCTATTGGAACCGAACTACACATGACTGATGACTCAGACACGAACATAGCATTTTGTAGCGCGCTGGGCGCAGTCGATAAGAGTGATCTGATGACTCTATTAGTTGACTGGTTGTTAGGTGCAAAGGTGACCGTACCAAAGGCTGCTCCAAAGGCTGCTCCAAAGGACGACGGAATCATAGAACCTCAATCAGTATCGATGGCTAAGACATAAGGCCGACATTTTGAACGTGTCGGCCCGTTACGACCGACTGGTGGACCGTGTTGGGCTGAGAAGACCTCGCATTCTCAGCTCCTCAACCCCCGAAAGACCCTCCAGCTTCGGCTTGGAGGGTTTTTCATTTTAAGGAGAGACTATGTCAGAAGAAGTCCATAAGCACTATCACAGTGATGGTATTGGGATAGGCACAATCATTGCAGGTATCCTGTCATGGTTGAAGTGGCACAGCATCGGCTGGCTCATTATCCATGCTTTGTTTGGGTGGTTGTATGTTATCTACTACCTGATCAAGTTCGGATTTCCGTATCAGTTGTTCCAATGAAGAAAGTCTTTAAGGTCCGCCTTGGTAATGACGGGGCGGAGAACTACCTCGAGAGACAGTACTTAAGAGGTCCGTGGGAGATAGGCGAGTGGGTCAAGGTAACGATCCAATCTGTCCGCCGTAAGAAGGCAGTGTGTCGAAAGAAACCTGGAATCGTCCTTATCGGTTCATGAAGTGCGCAATGCTGCGCGCGGACTTTTATCGATTGGATCCGAATATCTGGGGCCACCTGCGCTGCACCTGGAGGTTCTTTGATAAGTACGTCATGTTTCGAAGGATCGGCAGATGGATGCTCCCTTAGCTCCGATTAAGACCATATCCAGGTTCTACAAAGGACATTGGTTGAGGCTAGCTATTAGCTGGCGCTTCTGGGGTAAGTATGGCGGTAAGCGCATCGAAGCGCAAATCAGGAAATGGAAAGAGGAAGCATTTGGATAAGCAACAAATCAACGTAGGTGTTGGCGGAGTTATGAGTGTGCCGGCACCAGCACCAGTTCTAATGGAAAGTTTCGAACAGCTCGAACAAGAGCTTTTGAATGGGCATTCGAACTTCATTATGTGCTATGAGGCACATAAGACGGATCCTGAGACTAAAATCCAGGAGACGATCACGATCAAGAATGAGATGCCGATTCCCAATGATGAGCCTATGGCTTTCGCCCTTGTGGAGTTGGCAATGCGGAATCCTAGGGTTAGGATTCTGAAGGTTTGAGAGATTGGTGGGCCGGACGGCCGCGGGCGCAAGCTCGAGGAAAATAGGGCCATCATAGAGCAAAGGAACCGATGAAAGTCGGGGGTCGAAAGGCTACGAGGTACGGGAGGTTACTAACCTAATCCCTTCCTGATGCAAACCCAAATAGGACGGTGAGACTGCTCGTCGTTGTAACCCGTCGGGTAGGGTGCATTGGACAATCTAATGAATACGTACAAAACTCGGAAAGCGAGAAATCAGAAACGTTGGAGAAAGAGCCCAGCGGGCATTAAATACCTGAAGAGTAAGGCTTTCCGAGATAGTACGCGTGAGTCAAATAGGAAACGTGATAGGGAATATCGAGCTGAAATCCAGAGAAGGGTTAGAGCCGAGAAACTAAGGAGAGGTTGTAAGAGGTGTAAGTATCACAAACACTTCGCTGCCTTAGAGTTCCATCATCGGAATCCTAAGCTCAAAAAGTTTAGATTGTCCGAAAGCAGAAACTACTCTTGGCCTATGGTCCAGAAAGAAATGGCAAAGTGCGATGTTTTATGCGCTAACTGCCACGCCATTCTGGAGTTCAGAAAGCTACAGAGGAAAGCTTCTGCTTAGACGGATGGCCGTCGCCTCGCAAGAGGCACAGGAGCCCTTTTATAGGCCCACCAGTACAGATCGGAGAACCGTGGCTAATCAACAGCCTAGATATGATCCTCCAGGAGGAGTAGAAGCTCTTCTGACTGCTCTTGAGAAGTCTCTTCGCAATGGCTATTATAGCGTTGAGGCAGAAGAGAAAGATCTGGTTGATGCGAAGAAAGATCTGGCTAATAAGAAAGCATCTTATGAGTATGCGCTGGCTTCTGTGGCAGAACATGAGATGAAGGTAAAGAAAGCTCGCCGTAAAGCAGCGGAGATTGTCAATGCTCTCGGCAAGCTGGATTGTCCTGAAGAAGTTATCAAGGCGTCGTGTAAGCCTTTGAATGCACATGACATTGCTGAATGGATTAGGGCCGAGTAGCTCAGTTGGTAGAGCAGGCGGTCGATAACCGCCAGGTCGTAGGTTCGAATCCTACCTCGACCACCAGTTTGAAAGGTGAGCATGAAACACATGGTTTGTAGTGTGGGTCCAAGACGTTACATCATCCGCGATGAAGCGGGTAACGTATTGAAGGATGAGCAGATAGAGTTGATTCAGTTCCGTGATGCTGATGGAAATACAAAGTATATCAACCCTGTTCATTCACTCGCCTGGTCAAGTATGATGGATTTGTACAGAAAGGAGTCCTGATGTTAGGTAGGGACTATGCTGGAGAGATGGTGAGAACTCGACAAGCCAAATCAGCCATTCTGGCTGTTTTGGGCGTCTGGGTTGCCATCGTCTTAGGTAACATACTCTTTTGGGGCGGATTGATCTACGCTGCTGTTCACTTCGCTCGCAAATATTGGTAGTATCTAAGCGGGAATGGCGAAAATGGTAGCCGCGGAGGACTTAAAATCCTCTGGGTCTGATCCCCCGTGTAGGTTCGAGTCCTACTTCCCGCTCCAAAAACAAGGAGAGGATAAACAATCCCATGTTGACTGTGTTCCTGGTGATTGCCGGAATCATTTTGCTTCTGGCAGTTCTTTCAGTTCTCGGCAGTTTGAACAAGTACCTCAGGGCTAAGACTGCGCTGGTCGAGGCTAAGACCGCGTTAGTCGAAGCCGAGACTGAGGATTTCCTGAATCAAGAACCTGAAGACGAAGACGAAGATCTGGACGAAGGTCCGGATTACAACCCATACGAAGAGGGGCTCGGCGAACGGACAACGATCGATCCGGCCATCCTTTTGAAGATGCTTGCCCTAGCGCGCGCACTGCGAGCACATCGACAAGCACAAGAACAAGTACAGACCGCTGATCAGACTGAACCAGCTCCCGATCCGGAAACGGCAGAAGTGCCGGCCGGCGTGACAGCTGAAGCAGTCGGAATCACCGGAACAACTGGTCCCGTGGCAGATCCGGCAACGGATCCGACTCCGGACCCCACAATGACTGATCAGACAACGGCTCCGGCAACGGATGCGACGCAGACTGATCCAACGCCTGTTACCGTCCCTGACGCAACTGGCGATTCAACAGCAGTCGATCCGACAACCGAAACTGGATCTCCAGTCGGATGAGAAGAGGCTAAATGCCTCCTGCAACGTTCATTATAGTAAGGAACGAAGCCGATCAGGCAGTTAGGACATACCGTAACCAGATGGTCTGGGGACAGTTCTTGTTTCGAGCTCTGCGGCGCGAGCTAAAGGGCAAATCAAAACAGGAAATCCTAACTGCCTGTGAGGCAGTTCGCGGGGAGATAGAACAGAGGTCTCTGCATATCCCCCACGATCGAATGATGCTCCTTAAGGAGCTTGGTAAGATTAGAGAAGAGTTTCTTGGGGCCACTAACTCAACTGGTTAGAGTACCAGCCTCTTAAGCTGGGAGTTCAGGGTTCGAATCCCTGGTGGCCCACCAATATTGGAGGTAGTATGTCGCGACAAGGAAAACCCTGTATATTTCAGCGGTGGTGCTGGTATGATGGTTGGAGGCACTACTTCTTTGGCGCGATCTACTTTTGGAATGTGATTACGAAAGAAGGGGCCTAATGAACGTTTGGGTTAGTCCCTGGCGGTGCGATCCTCCTCATAGGATTTCGCACCCCGAGAAGTTGGACGAGTTAACTCGTTTACTTACCAAAGGATGGGGTAAAGGACATCCTGCATTAGTAGGTTATCCTTATGGCGAGCGGATTCAGCTCCTATCTGGGAGCCATCGAATCGTAGCTGCCCAACGCGCGCACTTGAAAGCCATTCCTCTAGTTCTTTGGTCCGCTGAGCAGGTTGAAGCTTGCTGGGGTGATCTCGATCTCTGGAAGCAAATCATGGACGCCCCACCGGTAAACGGATTGGAGTTCGGTTATGTCATTCAAAGAGTTCCATGAGAAGTACCACGGCGCAATCATCTTGGTGATTGTAATGATCCTTGGTATAATCCTTATATGTACCGCGGGTAGGTAAATGGACTGGTTTACAGCCGACCCACATTTGGGTCACTTCAACATCATCAAGTACTGCAATCGTCCTTTCAAGGACGTCGACCATATGGGGACGGTGATCATTGATAATATCAATGAACGTGTCGCGACGAACGATCGACTGTATATCCTGGGAGATATTGCGAATAAGGAAGTGTACGTCCAGGACTTCGTCAAAAGGGTCTCCTGTAAGAATCTTTTCGTTGTCCCTGGCAACCACGATAAAGAAAAGATCCTCCTTCGATACTTTAAGGTATTGCCTCAATGCTACTTGTATCGCGCCCCTGGAGAGGATTACAGGATAGTTCTATGCCACTATGCAATGCGCGTTTGGGAACATTCTCACCATGGCGCCGGCATGCTGTATGGTCATTCACACGGTGGACTTCCACCTGTTCCTGGAGCCCCCTCCTTCGATATCGGCGTGGACGCATGGGAATACAGGCCTCTGTCCTTAACCGAAGTCAAAGCCGAAATGAAGAGACTATGCGCTCTGGCGCTAGCCAATAGAGAGTTCATGCATCATGACGGTGAAGAAGAGGGCTCTTAGCTTAGATGGCCTAAAGCGCCGGCCTCATAAGCCGGGGATCCCTGGTTCGAATCCAGGAGAGCCCACCAAGAAAGGAAGTGCAATGTTCGCAGTCGTATTGTTTGAGTCACGAAATCAATGGGCCTCATTGGCCAGTCAGCCGGGAGGCACATGTGCTTTTCCGTTTGTGCCACCCTATGCTACACTTTATGATGGGTTTGGTAAACCCGATCCAGGACTGAAGACTCTTGCAGAAGCAAAGGCAAGAGTCGAAGTTTGGGTAGATAAGAATAAGCCCACGCGATTTAAGGCTTACGTCATCGACCTGGAAAAGGACAAGATAGTCGCCACGACTGGCGAACTGAATGTCCCGTCACTGAAGTGGAAGGCTTTGAAGTAACGAGTTTAGGGGAAATATTACGCCCCTAATGTAGTGCCCCTCACCCTATCGGGTGGGACAGGAGGTAGTATGTCGTTTGATTTGAACAAAGTGATGCTGATCGGTCGTGTTGGTCGCGATCCTGAGAGCAAAACTGCAGGTAGCACAACTCTGTCTTCGTTCTCGGTTGCCACGTCGTACGGCACCGGTGACAAGCAGAAGACTGAATGGCATCAAGTTACCGCTTGGGAGAAGCTGGGTGAGTTTGCCCAGAACTATCTCCACAAGGGTGACAAGGTGTACGTCGAAGGCCGTATCTCCTACAACATCGTTGGAGAAGGTAAGGAAAAGAAGACGTACGCCCAAATCACGGCCACGAGCCTGATCAACCTGAGCCCAAAGCCGGCTGACGGCTCCACGGCTAACTCCAGCTCTGCTGCACCTGCGGCCCCGGCTGCTGCTGCAACGGACGAAGATATCCCGTTCTAAGGAACGAGACAACTTCAAAGAAGATTAGGGGGAAGAGGTCTTCCCCCTTTCTTTTAGAAAGGAATGATGATGACACCTTTCATGTGTTTCCTGGTCGGTATAGTCGTTGGACTTCTGCTGGCCGCCGTCATTTGCATCATAGCTTTGTTCTTGATCGGAATCACTTCGGATTAGGAGACCAGAATGCCGAAACTGCTGGCGTGGAATCTTTCCCGCCTGAAAACGAAATCCCGCCCGTTGACCGGGCCACTTCCTGAGCTCTATGTCAGGGAACTTACACGCATGGTGGAGGAGCTAAATGGCGTCTACCTTTCTGGGATACAAGTGGGGGATCCGCGGAGATTCGCTATCCCTAACCCTCGCTTCAAAGATTTCCCGATATTGTACAATCCTGAGATTATTGCACAGGACGACCCCATACGAGGAGAAGGTGAAGGGTGTCTTAGCTTTCCCGGCTTGTGGGTTCCGGTATCACGGTACACATACGTTACAGTGAGGTATCGAGATGGCCAATGGCAAGAGAGAACTGCCGTATTTGGTAATGAGGATCCCAATACTGAGGAAGCGCTCCTTGCTAAGGCTGTCCAGCACGAAGTAGCTCACATGGATGGCATTGTCCTCCATGATCGTATTGCGGACCCACAGAAGAGGATAAAGATCTATGCTCAGATTCTTCGGGAGTCCCTTGCCCAGAACAGATCTAGAGGGATACCTCAACTTTTGGAAGGCCCATCCGAAATGGATCCTCTTACTGTGTCGATCGTCGCGGTTTCTCCGGAGCCGGTACTCGGCGATCAAGAGCAAGCGAGTGTTGGAAATGATGAAACTGTTCATGAGCCCAATGTGAATGGAGATCAACCCAGTGAAGTGGAAAACACCGCCTCCGAAGCCAGTAACTCCTGAGGGCGCTACTTACTACTGTAAGACATTCGCCTGGTTGCCTCATCAGGCTTCCGATGGATATACCTACTGGCTAGAGAGCGTCTACGTACAAATGAAGTTCATGCATGGCCGCGTCTCCGGCCGAAGGTATTGGTATATCGCAGAGTGGATAGGAAACAAGGCTCCTGAAGGCGAAGTGGATAGCTAACGGTCTGCAAAACCGTCGTAGCTGGTTCGAGTCCAGCCGGGAGCTCCAGACATGGTTCCACAGTGGATGAGAGATATGCAGGAAAGCTTCAGAGTGGGATGGCTTAGTCGTTATCCCTGGCGCTGGAGCTATCGCCTCTTCCACAGCAAGTACATCTTTTTTGGTTGTTACCAAGGAAAGCGGTACAAATGAAATACCTCTGGGAGTTGCTGGTATCTACCGTTCGCAACAATGGCCGGCCTATTCATACTCGGTGCCACCGCGTTTGGGATGGCCACGTGAAGAAGATATCAGGCGGACTGACCATTATGCACCCAACCATCGGATATTGGGTAAATGAGGGCCAGACGCTAAAAGAGCGAATGATCCCAGTTCGCATTATTTGCACAAAGAGCCAGTTTGTCGAAATATTGAAGATGACCCGAAAGTTCTACGAACAGACGGCCATCACCTGGTACCGGCTTTCGTCGGAAGCCGGTTTTTACGACGGAAACCAGGAAACCCTGCCTGAGTGAAAATCACAGAAAAGAGGAAAATAGCATGTTAGGCGACCGAGAGGTTATTCCCGGTACGATGAAGATTCGTGTGTTTTACCCGAATCCGCTTCCGGGTACATATTCGGGAAGTCCGCTAGACGGTATTTCCATCGAATACAACGTGACGTACCTTTTCAAGAATGACCCGATTTACCACGAACTCGTGTTTGTGGACGATAAGAACGTAAGGCGCCAAATCATCGGTTTGCCTTATATCCTCGAGGAGATCCTTGAAAAGGCAGACGGAGTGGACGGACAACTCTAAGATTCTCAAGAAATGGACTGTAAGGAATGAAGGCTCTTCAGTCCAATATCGCGTTTGGAGCACTTTGCACTGCGGATTCATCAGATTCGAAAAGCTGAGGTGGCCAACGCGCGAGCCAAAATGGCCAAAGGCCCCGCATCGACTTTTTCTAACTAAAAGGCTATTTTGGAACTTTCTATGGCGAAGATTCGAAGTTTAAACCGCGTGGCCTACCCACTGCGGAGCAAATCGAGTCCATTGAGAGTAGCTAAGCGGAAACAGATACTAGGCTGGCGTTGTCCTCCCTGGTTTGTGTTCTGGCAGTTCACTCAGAGATGGCGTGAGTTTCAAACACCAAGAGGAAAGGAAATAGAACTAGGATGATCAATACCATCGCTTGTACGCCAGGTAAGCTCCCCAAGCTACTTGACTATCTGTACAAGTTGAAGTATGCTGCATTCTTGTGGGGCGAGCCTGGTGTAGGTAAGTCAATGTCCATCTGGGACTGGACTAAGGACAGAAAGATGAGACTGGAAGATATCCGGCTGACACAGTTGGATGGACCAGATCTCAGAGGTCTACAGTGGATCGATGAGAAGACTGGTATCACCCGGGCTTTCCGTCCGGAGTTCTTCCCGATCGAAGATGTCCCTGGCTGTATCTTCCTGGATGAGCTGACTGCCGCGGAACCGCGGATGCAAGCAACAGCATACCAGCTAGTCCTTGACCGTAAGATTGGCAAGTATGAACTTCCTTCTCAGTGGATGGTCCTGGGCGCCGGCAACAGTCCTGAGGATGGCGCCATCAGTTATAAGATGGGATCCGCATTGTCGGATCGCTTCGTCCACATCCACGTGGTGGCAGATCCTATTGACTGGGGTAACTGGGCAATGGAACACAATGTCCATGTCACAGTACTGGCTTTCATTCGTGTGAAGCCTCAGTTCCTTACCTGTGTCGGCGGCGTAGCGAAGACGAACCAGTTGATTGTTCCGTCTCCTCGTAGCTGGGCACGCGTCTCTGAAGTGATGCACACAGTAGAGGATAAGACATCCAACTCTATTCTTATCAATGGTATAGTGGGTGAAGCTGCCGCAGTAGAGTTCATCCATACCACTGAGGAGATCGGTGAGCTTCCGACCATGGAAGATCTGCTGAGCCACCAGAGGCCTGAGTTTGCAGTCAAGCACATCCCGAATAAGATTGCTTGTCTCTATGGTCTTGCTTATAGCATGGCTGCCTACGTTACGCGGCCGGACCAAATCAGCAAGGCTATGTTTATCTTTGACGCGCTCCGTCATAAGGTCACCAATCAGCCGGTGGCTGAGATCGAAACGCTGGCAAATGAAATGATCCTGGCAAAGGCGGTGAAACTTGGTATCATTGAACAGGTTGTCCGCACAGAGGGGTATCTTAACTACGCCCCGCGTGCCAAAGAAATCGTCCGAAGTTAAGAAGTCAGGGCTGAATCAGGACCAGAAGAAGGACATGGTCACACTACTCATTCGAAGACTCGTTACTCGAGACTCCGGTGTAGCTGGCCTGGTTCTCTGGGTTCCGACGGCCCTGGGAAGAGACGATCAACATGCTTATGCGTACACAGACGGTACCTCTATATACTTCTGTGATCCATTCTTCACTGTCGACGAGTCCGTCCAATATGCGATCATCTTGCACGAACTCCTCCACATTGTACTCCGACACGCACATCGGACCAGGCAAATACGGCTGTCTAAGGGAGATAAGTTTAGCCCGGACATCGCCAACGCTTGCGCGGATGCTATTGTCATACGCGCGATCATGCAGCAGAAAAAGATCGGACCGCTGTCTGTGGTCAATCCTTACATTATCACCGCTGAAAACCTTGTTAGTGCGGAGGATCTTAAGAAGGTCCCCGCTCCTCAGTGGACATTTGAAATGCTTTACAACTACGTCGAAAAGCGGGTTGATAAAGCAGTCCGTGACTTTATTAATCAGCATGCCAAAGAGTTAAGCGATGATCTCATCCCGCCGAACCAAGATTCAGCAGCTGATCCACACATGGATGAAGTCCAAACACGCGTATGGAAGGAACGACTTAAGCGTGCTGCTTATGGTTCTGAGCCGGGGTCTTTTCTGCGCGAGGTTCTCAAGGACCTACCAGATTCTACGACGCCATGGGAAAAGCATTTCAGAGACTTCATGGTCTCACACGTCATGCCCACCACCTGTCTTGATTGGGGCCGCCCTTCACGACGACTACTTGCGTCAAAAGGAAGGCTTGGCTATTACGAACCAGGAATCCAGCGAGAGCTCGGAGTAAAGAGGGCTGGTATCTGTATTGATACCTCGGGCTCGATCGATGATCCTCTATTGCAGATCTTCATCGCCGAGACCAACTCCATTATGGAGCAGACTGGGTGTTCGGTCGTTGTTATCTGTGCTGACGCCGCGGTCCAAAGCGTCCAGGTGTTCCAGCAATCCATAGACGCACACTATGAATGCAAGGGCGGAGGTGGAACTGATTTCCGGCCGGCATTGAAAGAGATGGAGAAGTATGACGTAGACTGTTGTGTCTACCTCACTGACATGGCCGGAACATTCCCGGATAAAGCTCCGCCCTTCCCTGTGATGTGGGCTACATGTGTTGATCAAGACCCTCCGTTTGGCCGCAAGGTCTACGTGGATCCATTGATAGGCCGATGAGTACAAGAGATAGCATGCGACTGTTCGCCAAACTATCAACCATTCGATTCATATTTGTCGGATGGCTTTTGCGTACACGTGCTCCATATGTTAGACTGTGTTATCTGAGGCACAGGATCGATGGACACTGGTGAGCTTCGGAATAGGTAAGCGCTGTGGCAAGTGGTTGTTCATGCGACTGACCTGCAGCCGGTGGGTTTTCCGGGCCAGTGCTAGATTCAGGGTTGTCGAGAGATTTTATTCTCGATACAAACCTATGCGTTGTTCTTTATGTAGTGCAGGAGTGTCGCATGAAAGATCACTTTTATCTGATTACTGACTCAGTCGAAGACGACGTGCAAGGTAGTAAGGAGAATACTATCCGTGGCGCGCGCAAGACCAAGTCAGCAATGGAACATTCGTTAACTCCTAGTGGATGTCATGCTTCGGACGATGGACCCATGCCCGACGTGCACATCTACAGGATTGAGAGGATCGCTTGAAAGAACATATCACGGCAGCAGTAGAAGCATTGAAAGACTTCCGTCCCCGCGGCAACTACGTTGTCTGTGTCCCCTGGGATCTAGATGCAATGAAGATCCAGAAGGCAGAGAGCCAGGCGTTTAGCATGGACGAAGCTGCCTATGTGCGAGAGGAACGTCTTCGTTTTGCAGTACTTAAGGTGGGCCCAGGTGATCATCAGGAAGGTACACTGCTTCCTATTGACCTTCATCCCGGCGATATTATTGTGACGAATGTCACATCTCAATGTTTGCGTGAGGACTTTGAACAACCTCGGTTCATCATCAACGGACAACCTATTTTCTTGTTTGATGGCCGCATGATTGATCATGCCTCCGGAGATATCTTCGGAGTAGTTGGACACACTGCCCTCACAGAAGCGGAGGAAAAGTTCGGTGTCTGATGAGAAGCATGTCGCCTTATTTTACAAAGAGGGGACGTCTGACAAAGAGTATCATGTTCATCTTGTCCCCAAAGGAACGGGATACGTTGTTCGCATCGAATACGGGCGACGCGGTAGTTCGCTCACGAGTTCAGACAAAACTCCTAGCCCGGTGGATCTGGACACGGCGAACGCCATATTCGATAAACAAGTGCACGAGAAAAAACTCAAGGGGTATTCTGAGGGTGCTGGTCAGGCGCCTTATGTGGGTAGTGACAAGGAGGATAAGATCTCAGGCTACCTGCCTCAGCTCTTGAACCCTATCGATGATGCACTGGTGGAGTATTACTTCAAGAATAAGACATATTGTCTCCAAGAGAAGAAGGATGGCAAAAGGATTATACTCAAACGCACGGGTAAAACCGTTGAAGCCATCAATCGTAAGGGCCTTTATGTCGGTTTCGCTGCGAGCATTGAACAAGCAGCGCTTGCTCTACAGGGAGATTATGTAATCGATGGAGAGATGATCGGAGAGGTCTACTATGCCTTCGATATTCTGGCCGCCAGCAAGAAAGGATCGGCCGCCAAGGACACTACTCAGCTGCCTTATGAGGAGCGATACGATATTCTATCTGAGCTACTCGAGGATGCTGATGCAGCTATTCAAGTTGTGCCAGCCGCCTTCACTGAAGCTAAGAAGCGTATCCTCTTCAACAAGCTTAAGGACCAAGGAGTAGAGGGTGTTGTCTTCAAAGATATCACCGCTCTCTATGTGCCTGGGCGTCCAGCCAGCAAGGGACCCCAGACTAAGTACAAGTTCACTCAGACTTGCACTTGCCAGGTCACAGCGGTCAATGAGAAAGGAAAGCGAAGTGTCTATATCGCGTGTCTCGACGGCACTACATTGGTGGAAGTGGGAAAGGTTACTATTCTACCGAACTTCCCTGTCCCTAAAGTTGGGACCCTTGTGGAGGTCAAGTATCTTTACAGGCACGTCCACGGTGCCTTGTACCAACCGATATATCTTGGCGAAAGGGACGACATCGACCAAGCTGATCAAGTTTCTACGCTTAAAATCAAAGAAGGAGTTGACCTAGATGACGATGAGAGCTAGGATGTACATAGAAATGAAGGGGTTACGCCGGAAGGCTCGGCGGCTGACAAAGGAACTGTCAAAGCGGTTCCATGCCCCAGGCCCCAAGACCTCTGAGTGGTTGGCCACCGAAGACGAGCTGGCTATCACCATGAAGTCTATTACTCGCTTGCGGAACCAGTGGGCATGCCGATAAAGCGATCCTCGCTTGGCCTGGAAGTGGTCATTAGGACCCTCCAGAAGGCTGTCAGAGACACGAACGACCTGTACCTGGATGTTTATGCTAACGAGCAGCTAGGGCAGCACTCAGCGGCTCTCAGCACGATTATGAGGGTGTCGGGTTTGCTCCTGGCTCGGCTGGGGTTTAAGTACACTAGCCCTGAGCATCAGAAGGCTATCAAGCGGATATGGTCTGTTGACCGGCGCCGGGTGTTCTTCGAAGAGTGGATGAAGAAAGAGAACAAAGGGCTGAAGAAGCCCTTAGTCAACACGCCAAGCCCTTATGACTTGGCCGGCCTTAAGAAGGAACACGCGAGGCAAAAAGGTAAGAAGCCCCGCGGCTGATTTTTGGTTTTGGCTACCCATTTCCCCTAACCTATAATGGAATGAGAGGATTTTGAATGGCATCGAAGATCGTTAGGCAGGTGGTGCTGCAGTGTATCGACCCGGCGGCCCACCATAATAAGTACTACGAGATCACAATCCGTCAGGCAGACAGTACCAAGGACAGTCATCGTGTTGACTGTCGCTGGGGCCGGATTGAACACTTCAAAGACGGCAACCCACAGCAGCAGTGGAAGCTTCAAGGAGCCGACTATGATGAAGCAAATGCAGAGCTTGGACGTATCATGTTCTCCAAGCTTAAGAAAGGCTACAAGGTCTTCAAGGACACAGCCAGTGGCCACCAAGCGATTGAGTATCCTGCAAAGGATAAAGTTAAGAAGGGCCCAGTGGCCTTCGAGACTGAGACGAAGTCTTTTGAACGTACTGAGCATGTCGAGATCGCCATCAACTGGTGGAATAATCTTGGCGAAGCGATAGAGGATCGTGCAATATGAGATGGAAGCTACCCGAACCTCGGTATGAACCGCCTCATGCAGCTGAGAGACAAAGGGAAGTCTTTGTTTTGCTTCCGCATATAGCTACAGACAGGTATATTTATTGGATGGAGCGGCTCTTGGTTAAAGAAGTGTACAGCCGACCCTTCCATGAGTGGTGTGCTACCGAGTACAGGTCATTGAGGTCCAAATGAGGATACTAATCATAGAGTGTGGGTCTAGCTTGCTCCCCCTGGCTCTTACGACTGAGGCAGCAAAGCTCTACCCGAAGCCAGAGATTGATACCTTGACGTTGAATCTGAAGTACGTCAAGTTTCCTGAGCTCAAGCTGGTTTTGAATCAGCAGGCTCCTGATGTGATCATTCTGAATCCGCCGGCCGAGCCAGCAAATGAAGCTGTCTTCGGCCAGCTGATCAAAGAACTTACTCGCTATAGTTCTATCATGAGCGCCAAGATCATGTTGATGTCTTCAGTGGAGGTATTAGGTGATACGACGCCGCGTTCCGAGGTGGCTATCCCCTTACCGAACAGCGAGATGGGTACGTTTCTCCGCATGGCAGAGACACGTCTGGAAACTGAAACATCACGCTATTATATATTTAGACTACCTTATACCTTGGAAAGCCCTCGCGTCAAGGAATGGTTATCCTGGACCGAACCAGCAGAAGATCCTGCCTGGCCTCCGAGACCCGATACTGTAGTAACGTTTGCCAGTATCCCTGAGGTAGCGCCAATCGTATTGGAGCGCATCCAGTCTGGTTGGTATGGTAAGTATCATGTTACGCCTAATGATTCAGTGTCTATTAGATACTTGATCTCAGGTGTGACCTTCAGTACGATCGGCAAAGTGACCGACAACTCTCTGGCGAGCAAGTATACCTGGGCGTTGAGCCCGACGCCGTACACTTGGTTCAAGTGGACAAAGAAGCCATGAGAACTGTTGTCTCTAACTTTGCGACTGGCACCCAGAAGTTCACCTCTGGAAGAGGAGATGCTTCCTTCATGATTACACACGGCGTTATCGTTTACACCGTGGATATCTATGGGAATGTTCTCTCTCCTGTTGGGGCTACATTGGATTACGATCACTCGGATACAATGCAAGGCCTTCAGAGTGGAGTCATTGGAAGAGTAAAGGACTTCTTGACCGTCGATCCTTCAATGGATTCGCCGGCCTCGAAGTTGTGGTGATCTATGGACCCACATTCGTTTGAAGCTTCAGCAACTGATGCTGATCGCTGTAAGTTCTGCGATGATTTCAGGAGTGCAGATCAACATCAGGCGTGGCCTCCGCGTGGCTATGTAGATTGCCGCAATGAACGCGCTGTGTTTGTATTTGACCAGTGTAAGTGTGGTCAGCAGTATACGATGAATATTATGATTCCTCATCAGTGTCCTGACTGCAATCGCAAATGGCTCTACCCACCAGACGGAGTTAAGCCGGTGCCCCTATGGCAACAAGCGTGGTCGTTCCTGCAGTCACTGTGGAAGAAGTAACCTTTCGTCCGCCTGCTCCTGAGCCCGGCGCTGAGTGGAAAGGAATAGCAGAGAAGTGTTATGCTTGCAAGGGCCCTAACGGGGTCTACGCTAAGCATGTAGACGGTAAATGGAGACCCTACTGTTGGACGTGCATCAAGCCGCCCCTCACCGAGGTTGAAATCAGAGTAGTCAAGAGGAAAGATGACAACATATCTGACAGTACAGTTCAGCCCACCCGAGTTGAACTGGCTCCAGTGGATGCTCCAGCAACTGAACGAAGAGAAGTGGCCGGGAAGCCGGGACGTAAAACAGATGGGCCAGCAAGAGCATCTGTGGTTCCAAGACTTCCTAAACAAAGTAAGGCAGTGCATCATGAACCCGCGCGGAAGCGTGGTGTTCACCGACAAAGCGCAGCTTGATTTTATCAAGAACATCTTTATCATGTTCAAGAACAACGCCGGTGAATATATCTTCACTGGTGTGTGGGGGAACAACGTCCGTATAGGACAGTTTCCTACTGGCACTGGCTCCGCCAACCAGAACTTCACAGCACAGGGTGAGTTCCCCGAGGAACAGTTCCTTAGGGGAGCAGACATCTTCAATAACATCCTGCACAAGTTGGGTACTGTTATCTACCCGCCATACGATCAGGTCTATCATGATGCAGGATCAACGTAATGAATCCAGACGGCTGTAGGATAATCAACCTCAGAAGAGTTCTTAGCAGTGTCTGGGTCTTCTGTTGGGTACGTGCTGTTCCTGAACAATACTTGAGTCGTATGGTTAATCGGCGCCACTTTTGGTATAGCCGTAATGGGAGGGACTAATGTCAGCCCCTTATGAATCCGTTGTATTTATCCCTGCGGAAGCGCAGTTCGTTCAGAACACAATGTTCCAGTTCTCGCAGAACCAGGCCGTGGCAAACAACACGGATGCTGGTGGTGCTACACCTATTACGCAGGCCGAGCGGCTTAAAGCGCTTGACATAGTAGGTAAGGTACGCAAGCAGATCACTGATCCAACGCACGCTCCTATTGCATTCACCGAAGCTGAAGCTCAGCTGATGCAACGTCTCTATGTACAATACATTCAGGTCCATGGTAAACCACAAGGTGATCTGGACTGGACGTATTGGGTTCATTTTGATGACAGCTCTAGGCAGCTAGTTATCAATGTGATCAGGAAGGTGGGTGGTTTGATGCCCAATCTTCCGGCAAGTAGTTATCCGCAAGGTTACAATCCTTTTGTGAGGTTGTAATGGCAAAGCGTGTGTTGGATTTTCTTGTGCGCTGGCATGACAAGAGAAGGAACTGGAATACATGGAATACAGCACAAGTATGTGATTACCCTGCCATACGTGATGGTATGATGACGTTGCGCAAGGCACACTACCATGTGATCAGGCGCCCAATAATGATGATCGAGTTCAATGATGATCATTATGTGGGTAACCCCACTCGATTCTTGTTCTGTCGGCCTACCGGCTTTACATATCTAGATATTATGGCTTGTGTTTACAAAGCCTACTCCAAGATGTACAAAGACATAAGGAAGTACGGCATCTGGGGTCATGGTATAGGAGATCTCTTTCTTGAAGGTCTACGAATCAATGGACCCGGAAAGTATGAACTGGTGATCGGATCATGAGCAACTCTTTGACTTTTGATGGCTGGGAGCTGCAGTATTTGCAGAGCACGCTAACGAGGTGGCATGATTACAAAGGACACGGTGCTGGCGGAGGAACGTTCTCGGATGCGGAGCGACAGCTTGTACTCTCCATCCGCACCAAAGTGCAGGTGGTTGAAGGCTCTTCTGTATCTTTTACAGCCCAAGAGAATAACTTTCTCCAGAGTATTCTTTATGAGAGCCGGCAGAACTATGGACGGGGTTCCGGTGGATCCGTTTTCGAAACGGGTGTGCGACAACAGGTACAGCAACGAGCTGTTTATCTTAATGCAGCTATCCTCGCCAAGCTTCGCGCCAACTTGCCGCCTATTATAGCACCACTCGAGCAGTCAGATCCAGGAGCTATGTCATGATCAAGTGGTGGTATCGCTTCGCTTGGTCAGGATTCCGCGAACGTTGGGGTGGTCCGTGTATTATAATCCACTCACGTCATTGGTACCGTAAGCACTTTAAGGGAGCCCATCTGTGAGTCTCATTGAAACTACAGGAGATATTTGGACGTATGTCCCAACACATCGGATTGTTATCCCGACGAATACGCTCGGGGTTATGGGTGCCGGGCTTGCTCTGGCGGCTAAGCAGCGCTACCCGGGTATTCAGGCGGCTTACCAGCATGCGCTCAACTCTCTTCCGGATCCAAGAGTACCCTGGTGGAGCGACAGTTTTCCCGATCTCGTCCTGGCGCCGACAAAGAGGCACTGGGTAGACGACAGCAGGCCTCAAGATGTGGCTAACGTATTGCTTAAGCTTTCCAAGATGCAGGGTGGTCCGTTTGCTCTCCCAGAAATGGGCTGCGGTTTGGGACGTCTCACTTGGGGCGTCACGAAAGGATTTTATAAGGTATTCGAGGAAGTACCCACGGAGTGGGTGGTCGTTCACCCGTGTAAGAACCGGTAAGCCTTGGTACTGAAAGGAAACCATGCAGAAGAAGACAGTTATTGAGATGGAGTACGGCGAGCTCGAGAAACTAATCGAGAAGACGTATGGATTCGAAGAGTATTCCATACCAGCCGAAGAAGAGATGGGGAACTACTGTTCCTATACTACCGAGCTGACCAAAGACGAAGTGCTCGATGGGTATGACAAGGAAGACCTTGAGAAGATGAAGACCTCCAAGAAGCCTATGCAGTGGCGTACTCACCTCTTGATGCAGGATATGTGCAACAATGGTATCCTGGAGCCTGGCGATTACGTAGTCAAGATCTTCTGGTAACTATGTGGTGGCGCTGGCGGTGTGCTAGGCGGGCCTGGAAGGGTGGCCCAGGGTTTTGGTCCTGGATTCTACTCGGGAGATACCGATGAGCATCAAGCTGCAGATTGAGGGCTACCTAGGAAAGGATCCCTATGTTCAAACGATTGGCAACGTGGAGGTTACAGTACTCTCTGTGGCTTGCCGGCGTGGCGCCTCCCGTCATGCCGATTGGATCACGGCTACTATTTGGAACCCGAGGCTCCAGAACTTTGTACGATCTACCCTCAAAAAGGGAGATAAGATCCAAGCCTTTGGCGTCTTAGGTAAACTTGGTGTATACTATGATGGTGCTGGCAAAGCAAAGCCAGGCCTTGATATGTTCATCAATACCATCGGCTTCGTGAACCACACAGAAGAGAGGGCATATGACCCAGGTGCTTAAGGGCATGTCCCACGTCGTCATTCTATTCAATACAGTCGAGAAGCTGAAGAGGACTGGCGTGGCGGCCATGGCAAGTATCTGTTTTGGTGCGGATGATTGCGCGATCACACAGATACTCTACAGGATTCCGGAGGGCAACTCAACTCCACGTTGGGTGCTGCCTACACGTTCGAAGGTGCAAGATGGCAAGGTGATTGATACCTATGACATCTTTACAGGTAAGATTAGCGATGAGCTGTTGTCGTTGGCCGGCCGCGCGGTCGAGCGGCTGAAGCAGCCTGGTGCTGTGCAAGGTAAGGTAGCAGGGAGGACGTTCCGTGTCACGAAAGTCGGTGTCGAAGAAGTCGTACCCGAAGCCCCGGTTACTACAACCAACGCCACTGTGCCCACGACCAACACAGTCAACACATGAGAGCCGTGTGTATGGGCTTGGTGCAAAGCTACTTTCTTCCTTGGAGGAGAGTAGACTTCCTCGCGACGATGAAAACGTTAAAGGCATTGGGTGGTTTCTGGTCTGTGTTGGGGAATCGCTTGAGAGAGGATCCCTCCTACGGGCTCGGCAGATTAGATCACAAGGTGATCTTTCCAAAGGTGAAGTGCCCAAGGTCACAAGCCTTGCGGTAGCGTTTTGTTTAGCTGGCGATGACATGATGAACTGGGGCGCTGCCCTATTCAATCGGAGAAGGAATGAAGACCAAGGAAAGAATCAAGCTCGTTAAGAAAGCCAAGAAGGAAATCGATGCGCTGAGTAAGAAGCGTGACAAGGTTTTTGATCACCTTCTTCGGAAGCTCGGCATCGATCCTGTTATTGGAGATGATGAACTCCTGTTCGACTATCTCTACAATAACTGTGGCACTGCTACATCTACCGTGAAAGGCACTGAGTTTCCGAAGTAACACGCGAGTCTGAAAAGCTAGAAGCCCCTCGGGCAATCTTTCAAAAGAGGAATCGAAATGCCTATCTACGTGTATCACTGCCCTGTTTCCAAGCCAGAGGATGAGAAGCAAGAGGGTCATGACTTTGAGCTACTACTCCCGATCTCTACGGGAGATACACCTCAGCCCTGCCCAGGGCATGGTGGTTCGTGCGAGAAGATTCTGTATCCTGGATGCTCTTGGGTGTGGGGCTACAATGAAATCCACTGGAGTGCTGGTACGAGTGGGAACCTTATGGGTTTGAACCACGCGGCCAGTCCAAAGAAGCTAACCAAGTGAAGCCAGTCAGTGAGATAGTTAAAGCAGGTGCCTTCATCGTCTTGACTGAAGGAGAGGCTAACAACTTCTGGTTTCTGTGCAAGGGCTATGTGCACCTGATGTACTTCATTATGAATAGAGGTGGGAACGTTAGAACCCATCTCTATATCTTCAATCCCACCACGAACAAAGACGCTTTCATCAGCACCAACACTCAGAAATCCCTCAACAAAATGCGTAAGACAGGGTATAATGCTACTAGGAAACAGTTCGCTGACCTAGCTGGGCAGCTTGGTGTGCCCTGGGAGCCTGTGTTCGCTGCTTACATTGAAGCTTATCTGAAACCCAGGCCTAAGTATTCCTGGAATGTCTATCCAGATACGTGGCTTGATAAAGAATGGAGTAAGCTACAGCATGCCGAAGTACAGTGTGACAGTGTATGAAGTTTACCGGATCACGCGGACCGTTGAGGCGGATGATGTTGATGAGGCCAAGCGGGACGCAGAAGACGGTCAGGGAGAAGAAGTCTGCCGTGTGTACGACGGCAACCTCGAGGCTAGTACTGAAGCGGAGGAAGTTTCCTAGAGGTAAGAACTGGTGTCGACAGATTGTGCATAACTTCTGCCGGCACATGAGAACAATCTACCCACAGATTAGATATTGGAGGTACGGCTGATGCCAGTCTTCACGTTTAGATGTGAGTGTGGTAATGAGTTCGACAAGATAGTCCACAACAAACACACCATAAGTAAGTGGTGCAAGCATTGCCAAGCACTAACGGTGTGGGAGGAGATCAAGGATCCACATGACGTCTGCTATCTCGAGACCGTCTGTAGCCTCTGTCTTGGGAGTGAACACAAACCTCCTCTCGAGACCCCTTTGGTTGCTGCGCCTGAAGACAATACTGAGGCGGAATGCCCCAGTTGTGGCAAGATGGCCCCGCACGTCCTAGCTATTGCTACGTACGGTAGCACAGCTACAGGTCCGAACATGTATTGTTCTTCGTTGGGTTTCAGATTCAACTACCAGGAGCCATAATGGAATACCAAACACCTACCGACAATCTGCCTTCGCAGTCTCTTCAGCCTCAAGTAGGTAAGCTGAAGGTGTATGATTCGACAGTGCCTGTGGTTACTATTCCCCAGGCAATCGATACTCCTCGTCTGCGGCGCCAGCGCTATTCGAAGAACACTATTCGCCAGTGGCTGGAGAGCATGAGTGATCCCTATCCGGAACAGTATGTTCCTTTCCATGATGATCACCTGGACTTCGATCACGTCTGTGCCGGCGCCAAGCACCACCATTGGTGGAGAGGTGGCATGGCCGACCATGTGAAGGAGATGATTGGGTACAGCCTGGACTTGTTAGACCTCTATCCCGGGGACCTGAAGGACAAGGTTACTAAGGATGAGATCATCCAGGCCTGCTATCTCCATGACTTCGCCAAGGTCTGGACCTATGAAGAGATCACGGAAGAAGACCGCGAGAAGGATCCCAAGAGGTACCTTGCGCAGCAGGTCTTCCGTCCTGTCTATGGAGCATTCGACATTGTAGATGAAGAGTCTAAGACTCTGTTGGAGCTGGGGCGCTGGGGTATAGTGCCCAGCGAAGCAGTGTGGTCAGCTGTGTTGTTTGCCGAAGGTGGCTATGCCGATCGCAACTTCACGATCAATGGCATCTCCAAGACAGGAGACACAGTCATGAAGAGGAATCCTCTGGCTGTGATCATCCACATGGCTGATATGTATTCGTCCCAGATCCTGGGCCGGAGCTTGATTTGAAACACTGGTCTAGGCTCATCCTAGCTTTATGGTGCAAGCCTAGCCTCCGTGTCTTCCGGCTGTGTAAGTATCTCCGAGACTCATGGTGGTGGAAAAGTGTTTAGATCGCTGATGCATTTCAGGGATTGGACTCATCCGCCGCGCGGCAAATGGCGGACATGGATCCCGGGACTGTATAGGTACTATGTTATCCGTGGCAAGAACATGAACATCGGAAGGAGAATCAGATGAGCTGTGAACATTGTAGGATGTCCTGTCCTCATTGTAATGCAGACATGAGCCCTATGGATCACGGCGTCTGTCCATCATGCAGGAAATATTGCGGATGCTCATTCAGTCCTACGAGCAGCAACGACTTTTGCAGTCATCACCGGCCGAGGGCTTGGTCAACGAAGTCGAGCCCTGGGAAGCGGAAGTAGATGACATGGAAGATACTAAGTTGCTAAGGTCACTAGGTTTATGACACCTCCCGTTAGTTGGAACTGGGGTCTTATCCTAGGCTCGGCACAGGTTATCCTGTGCTTCAGTGCTGGTATTGGTTATTGCTTCGTGAAAGACTGGAAGCATGCTGCTTACTTTGTTCTGGCAGCTGCTATCACAGCAGTAGTTACCTGGTGGTTCTAGGAGAGACCATGAATGCCGAAACCATTAACACCGCCACCCGTAACCTTGCCGTGGATCTACGGCCCAGCACCTTTGATGAGTTCATTGGGAGTCCCTCGATCGTCAACCAGATTAGGACCCAGTTACGCTCAGGCCGTGTGCCGACTGCAATACTCTTATCGGGACCCACAGGGTGTGGCAAGACTACGTTGGCACGGTGCATTAACGCCGAGCTTAATGGAGAGCTTGTCGAGAAGAATGCCGCAGACGACACGGGGGTGGATGCTGCAAGAGCAGCTGGAGAAGAAGCTGCGCACCGACCACTTATGGGCGACTTTAAGGTCATTGTATATGATGAGGCACATCAGCTAACAAAGCAGGCACAAAATGCTCTCCTTAAACACGTGGAGGATGCTCCGCCGAGTACTGTATGGATCTTTTCCACAACCGAACCTGCTAAGATTATACCGACACTCCGCGGCCGATGTATATCGTTCGCACTCGCAGGCCTTACGCTCGAAGGTATTAGGATTCTAGTTCAGCGGGCGCTGAAACACTTAGGGAAAGGAAGGATGGATACAGGCAGTGACTTCTACAAAGCAGGGGCTTGGGATCAGAAGGTTGAAGAGTTCGCTCAGAGCCTATTTAGAGAGAACGTTACAGCCCCGCGAGCCATACTTATGGCTACTGAACGCTTCGCAGGGGGAATGGATCCCCTTGGAGCCATCTTCGGAACGCAGGATGCACCGCAGGCTTTTGAGGTTGCTAAGGCTGTCGCCAAGAAAGACTGGGACGCCGTTCGAACAGCTCTTTCACAAGCCACGAATGAAGAAGCAACGGCCATTCGGCTGGTTGTAGTCAACTATTTGAAGTCTATGCTGCTCAGAGACTCCGACGTCAAGAAGAGTATCTTCGTAAGTGAGGCAATCATTGAACTTACGGAGCATATTCCGGCCATAGAAGCCTTTGGCATCTCAGAACTTTCTGCTAGACTATATAATGTCTGCAGAAGGTCTTAACTTTAATCGCAGGCGAACAAAAGGAGAACGTTATGGAGTTCGATTTGGTGAAAGAGAAGTACACTGAGCTTAGGATCAAGGCTATCCTCGATAAACTAGAGGAGCCGTTTGATCCAGATCTGATCTACTGGAAGCCTCAGGCGATCAGTAAGAACAAAGAGAAGGCAATCGCTGCTGCTTATGCTGACCCGCGCGCATATTCAGATCGATTGAATGATGTTGTGACGCCAGCAGGATGGAGCACAAAGTATGAAGTCTTCTGTATTCCCCCTATTGCCGGACCAGTTCCCAGCGATTGGAAAAACAAGTTCAGCTATAAGGGCAAGGTCTTGGTTGTGGCTACCCTTATCATTGAAGGTGTCGGCAAGAACTCGGGGACTGGTGAGTCCGACGCTGTGGATGAAAATGCTATCACTTCCGCCGAAGCTCAAGCCTTCAAGCGAGCCGCAACTCGTTTTGGCCTGGGACGATACCTTTATGATCTACCAAAGAATCAATGGGTTCCATACGACGATACCTCTCGGCGCATCACGGAACCTCCGGAGCTTCCTGATTGGGCTATTCCAAAGAAGGAATGCGACGACTGCCACGCCAAGATAGAACCTTATCAGCACGGCGATCGTGTGATCAGCATCAGTGAACTCATTGCCAATGGACAGCGCAAGTACAAGAAGCAGTTGTGCGTTGCCTGTCAGAAGGCACGAGTGAAGCCTGTCGTTGATAAGCCAGGCGCCAAAGAAGCAATGAGTGCCTGATGTTCTGGCCACGTAGGTGGATTACTATAGGGTCCAATACCGATTGGTTGCGGGCCCTATATCTATTCTTGAAGTGCGGTCGCGGTCCGTATGGATACATGCGGACAGATAATGCAGGAAGAGCGGTGATGGTTTGGCAAGCAAGGAGCAAGAGTGACTGAGATAAGGAAGCTTAAAGTAGAGCTTCCCCTTAATGATAGAGTGGAGACAGGCCCGGTACAGTTCAATGAGGACTGGCCGGGTTTCTTCATTAGAGGGGACAATGCATTTGCTCTGCGCATGGCTATTGCCAACTACGTTGTTAATCATAATGACGTATTGGCTGGCATGCAGCTGAGAGCATGGGTGCAGATGTTGGATGGCTGTAATGTGAATCAGAACCTGGTAAAGGAGATGCAAAGTGGGCCTATCGGTGGAAAAGAAGGAACACTACACAGTTCAGATCGTAGTTCCTGAGGGTGCATATACAGGAGCCGACGAGCTGATCGAAGATCTGACCTCGCTGGTCGAAGGCAATAGCGAGATCGAGATTGTGTCTGCGGAACTATCCCAAGAAGGAGCGTGAAATGCAAGCCAAGATTAAGATTGGTGACTTGCGCGAAGCTATCACCCAGGCATCTTATACCCTTGATTCCAAAGCATCTAGTGTGGGATCATGGATGTATCTGATTGCCATGGCTGCAACAGAGAAGGACGAGTCCAGGATGTATGTCTATACCAGTAACCTGGGTATGGCACGTACGCTATTGAAGATACCTGCTGATGTAATCAAGAGCGGGTATGCTTTGATTGTTCCTCGGCTGCTCGGCCAGACGATCGGTAACCTACCTGCCGAAGAGGAGATCGAGATAGGCTTGAGTGCCTCCGGCGCCAAGCTACAGGTGAAGTATGGCACACTCAAAAGTGAAATCGCAGTTCATGCGGATGGTCAGAAGGCAAGCGAAGTACTTTCGTCTATTCCATTCAATGCCAAGCCTTGTTTTACTGTATCCGCGGCAACGTTGGTTGACCTCATCAATCGAACAGCCTTTTGTACTGCCTCGGGGTCGAATGCGATCACGGAGGGACCATGGCTTTCGTCAGTACTGTTGGAGGCTAGCAACGGCGCTCTCGTGGGAACGGCTACCAATCGAATCATTGCCGGCCAGTGTGAAGTACATGATCCGTTGGTTACGAGCGTCTTCAGCGGGGGCATACATCGAGATGCTCTTGTGGCCCTCAAGGCCATTCTCTCCCGAAAGAAAGAAGAAGAGGTGACCGTCACCAATGCTACCTCTAACACCGGTGCAACGAACGAGATCCTTTTTCGCTTTTCGGATGCTATCCTGGGTATTCGGCAGCTCGCGAAACCCTACCCAAAGGCGGTGGCGAAGATTTTCACCGTGCCTGGTGAACATCGAACAGCCACCATCAATAGAGCCCAGCTCATCAACGTGCTGGCTCGACTCTCGGCCTACGCAGAGAAAGGAACACTTTCTCTCACGTTCAACGGTTCGACAGTGGTCTGTGCTACCCGGGGGTATGGTAGCGCATTCCAAGAGAGTGTGGCCAAGACCGAAAAGTCCGAAGGACCAACGACTGTCGGCCTTGGCTTGTCGGATTTATCCAATGTCCTCTCTGTTATGAAGAGCGAAGACGTTGTCTTCCGCTATGGATCGGACTCGGATCACATCCACGTACAGGAAGGAGAATCGAACTTCAAGTACGTACTGTCGCCGGCTGAGATCGAGTGGGGCAACAAAGGAAAGAAATAATGAAGCATATTCTACAGTTCATTCTGTGGAAGCTTCGCAGTAAGGATTTCTGGTTGCTCGTGCTCGGCTCCTTCGCCATGTATCTAGGTTGGATGCTGCGCGCGAACATGAGAGAATCAATCTGGCAGTCCTATCAGCAAGGCCCGATAGGAAAGAGCACGGTGCACTTCTAATGTATAATCGAGCTGCTGCTAAGGTCAAGATAGTCTTGAGAGACAATAGTGATTATGCCAGAGAGCATGTCTATCTCAGGGCCGTCTTGACTCTCCATAATAGTTGGCTTGAAGTCAAAGGTATTCATGTAACGAAAGACTATAAGCCAAAGAGCGGACCTTGGGACCCGGCTGAGCGTGGTACACGCAAAGCTAAGCCTGTGAATCGTATTTATCCTGAGGCTGCGGTGCGGTATGTTGAGATCAACAACGAGAAGGTTGATCTACGTAAGTTCAAGAAGGAGGCCTGATGGGTTGGTCACGACCACACTCCATTGTTGTTGAGGAGAGGCTTCTCAGTTGGTTCCTTACCAAGAGAACCTTTCCCATGACGTTGGATCAGCTGGCCGAGGTAGTGCGAAACACTTCCGGCCCAGCTCATATCAAGAACTATACTGAGTACCTTACCTTGCAGAAGCAGATAAGGGAGCTCAACAATCCGAAGCTGAGTGGAGTTGTCCATGCCAAGTAAGGTCATGGTAATGTGGCGCCTTTGCGACTGGTACTTGAAGTCCAATGTACCTATGCCGCAAGACCAGCTGATTGAGATCTTCAAGGCTATTACCAAGCCAACGAAGAGACCTTACTTGGATGAGCACGGTGAGCCTTTGTCGTGGGACGACAAGGTAAACAAGGAGACCATTGCGACCTGGCAGAAGGTTGCTGCCATGGTTCGCTACATGTATGGCACTCTCCTGAAAAGGAAGACCGACAGTTGGGACCTTCATTGGATTTGGATCAATCATCGGCATGAGTTCCCTAAGCTCTTCGATGAAGACGAAGTTAAACAGGACTTGAAGAAGGCCAAGAAGCTGGAGGCCAAGCAAAATGTTTCTGAATGAGGTGAAGTTTGGAGCCGTTGTTCGCTATAATACCGGCTACTATAGAGTCACAGGACTTCGTGAAGTGAACGGCGAGATTCGTGTCGAGCTGGCACTGCCAGCAGGCACGGAGCTGTACGTTGTCTCTCCGAAAGAGCTGTTCCATCTGACACCTATTGAGAGAGAAGAAGGACCTGAAATCAGGAACATATTTGAAGTGGAGATCGCAGAGACAGTAGCTAGACAACTAGCTAGTAGTGGTCATCTAGATCGGGAGGTCTGATGCTAGACTTCGGAGAGGATCTCTTTGAGAAGGAAAACGTTCTGGCAGTCATTAAAGACCTATCGGTTCCTTGTTATGATTGCCGGCTGGGACATTGCCAGAAAGCCAAACAGAATCGTGGGCTTGTCTGGCGTGGGAATCCGACGTCTCGAATCGCTGCAGTCTCTATCATGCCTGGTCCCACGGAGATGGAGACAGGTAAGCCCCTTACTGGCAAGTCCGGCAAGTTATTCGACAAGTGGTTCAAGTACATCAATCTTGACACCAACTCCGACTGTCTTGTCATCAACGTCGTCCAGTGTAAGCCGCCGGACGTCGAGAAGAAAGACGGGGAGGTAAGTCAACGTGAACCTGAGCTTGATGAGCTCGCCGTTTGTTTTCCGAATCGTTGCCTCCGCATCCTCAGGGCAATGCCTAATCTCGAAGTCGTTGTTACTATGGGTTGGTCCGCAGCAAAATGCTTGCTCGGTGGAGACCCCAAAGACACCAGTCACATGGGGCATTGGTATGCCACTACTGTGCTGCCCGGTAAAGCTATTTACTGCTTGCCGCACCCAGCCGCGCTTCTCAGGGAGCCCGACAACCTTGACAAAAAGTACAAGCTGATCAAGTGCCTCGATCGTTTCAAGCGTCAGTACCTGGATGTAGATAAGGTGGTGGAACTTGCCGCAGAAGTCTATCAAAATCACTCGTAAAGATCCCACGCCTGGGACCTGTTATATCCATACAGGTTCCGGCTGGAACTCTCACAACAGTCCTCCGGACTATAAGAGCTGTGAGATTGAGTTCAAAGGCCCTCGTGGTAAGCGTCAGCATACACAGTACTTAACTGGTGCTGACTTCAGGAAGTTCGCTCAGCTTCTTACTACTTGCGGCGCGGCCGACAAGAAGGTCAAGGAAGATCTGCTCGAGCTTCTATGTTATCTATACTTCCAGTCAGGGAAGAGGGTAGCAATGTACCTGGATAATGCCCAGGAGATAGCTGCAGTATTGAACATGTTCGCCGACGAGTTGGAGAAGAAGCTTGGGCATCCTCTATGACTCCTGAAGAACAGAAGTTAGGATTTGAGAGGATCTATATCGACGTCTCTTGTGCCGGTCTAGGAGAGAAGAGGGCCCGTAACTATGGGCTCGGGTTTCGTAGGACACAAGACGGCCAGATAGAAGTATCGATTGGTCGTAAAGGTTCTACTTACTATCATTCACCTACTCTGGCTACTGCCTGGGCTAAGCTCCTGCCTTCTCAAGCACATGAGATGTGCTGTGCTATTATGCACTTGATTGGGAAGGAGTTCCCTTGTGAGGGTGAGGGTGTGCTGCAGAAAGGTAATCATCAGGCAAATCTGCGCATGAATCTAGACTTCACAGTGGATCTCTGCTCGGTATTGAAGAACCCCGATGCAGTAAAGACGGAGATCTTGAAGCAAGTGACACAGAAGCTGAACGGAGTTAGTATACTTTCGGAGGCAAGCAATGCAAAAGCAGTATGACTTTACTATTCCCATGGTTGAGGAACGAGATGGGAATCGCATCAAGGTATACGATATCTTCTCGTTGCTGAACAAGGAAAGGATCGTCATGATTGGTACTCCGATCATGGACTACACCGCGGCGATCGTGGTGGCACAGCTCCTGTTCCTCGAGAAGGAAGACAAGACCAAGCCGATCATGCTCTACATCAATAGCCCAGGTGGAGACATCACTGCTGGGCTGGCGATTAGAGATACGATGCGGTTGATTCGGCCGTCTGTTCATACCATTGGGTTTGGACAGTGTGCCTCTATGGCGGCTACCTTGCTGACTGCCGGCGAGAAGGGACACCGTTATGTTCTGCCTAGCACGCGCGTCCTGATCCACCAACCGTGGTCTGGTGGCGGTGGCGGACAGCAAAGCGACGTGGAACTCCAAGCCAAGGAGCTCCGCCGCATGAGAGACCAGATCGAGAAGTATCTGTCACAGGATACCGGCCAGACCCTAGAGAAGATCCACGCCGACTGCGATCGTGACTACATTATGGAGGCCGAAGAGGCAGTGGCTTATGGCATCGCCGACAAAGTCCTCACAAAGCGTACATAAGTCCCGTTATGTGTTGTACATGCGGCTAGCAAGGATTGGCCCCAAGAAAGAGTGGCCCGATAAGGCTACTCGTACAACAGTTTATTGTGCTAAGACTGTAGATCCTAACTTCCTTCTGTCCGAAGCTACGGATATGACTCAGCGTTTGCTTTCTAAAATCAACCAGGTGGTAAAGCCATGCAAGCAAAAGACATTGCCGAAGCCAACCTGATTTACAAGGTGAGGTGCGGTAGCCATGCCTACGGGACTAATCTCCCTACGTCTGATGAAGACTTTGCTGGTATTTTCATTCCGCCCATTGAGTACTACTTCGGACTACGGGCCTTCGATCTGCTGTCAGAGCAGAGTGAAGAAGACCGCAGTTATTACTCGCTGCGGAAGTATGCAACGCTGGCAGTTGCTAATAATCCAAACGTGCTCGAGTTGCTCTTCGTGGACCCAAGCGATGTACTCCTATGCCTTCCTGAAGCAAAAGCGCTGCGGGAAATACGTCATAGGTTCCTGAGTCAGCGGGCCCAGAAGACGTTCGTTGGTTATGCTAAGGCCCAGCTCCATCGGATCCGTACGCATACCAAGTGGCTACAGCAAGAGATGGATGACATGGCTAAGCTGGAGCCTCTTGTTCGCGCGGGGAACGTCTCGAAAGAATGGGTAGCCTGGCGCTTCGGCGAGAATATGCTGGAGCGTGTGAAGGATATGTGGGACAATAAATCGATCTTGTATCTGAAGTCAGAGACGGAGGTCCTGGAGATCTTTCGAACGTCCAACATCATTTGCCCTGAGAGGAACGATCAAAAGTTCTTCAAGCTTGGTCAACCTCGTATGTTCAATGGCAATATTGATCAGACGTGGGAGTTTCAGAAGCACATTTACGATGAAGCAAAGAAGAAGAGGGATCAATATGTTACTTGGATGGCTGAAAGAAACTCTGACCGGCATGAAACAGAGATACGGTTTGGGTACGACACTAAGCATGCTATGCATCTGGTCCGCCTGCTTCGTTCTGGTTATGAGATACTTACCACAGGCGATCTGCTGGTTCGCCGGCCCGACGCACAGGAACTCCTTTCTATTAGGGCTGGTAAGTGGTCTTATGACCAGGTGGTAAGCTACGCCGATGAAATGGTGGCAAAGATCGATAGTATTCCACCTGAACAGTTTAAGGTACCAGCTACGCCTGACCTCGAGACGATATCGAAAACGATTGTCGACATGACATCTGAGTATCTGTTCTTTGGAGATCGCAGATGAACAACGAGCGAATCAACAGCTGGCTCGCAGCTATGAAGCCTATAGAGGAGGTGCAGCAGGATACCTATCCTACACTGCACCTATTGAATGAAGAGGGATGGAATGCCTCCCATTTGGAAGAGCCACTGGGCAGTAACTCCATTCATGAGAAGTGGGGTCAACTCAGCAAAGACTCTCGCACTGTCGTGACGGATGTCGTCCTGAAAGCGAATGACGAGGACCTGCTCGAGGTTCAGGACATGACAGACAAGGAGCTTCGAACCCGTAAGGGAATGGTACTCCTGGAACAGACGCGCGATAAGGTCTGTTCACAGATTAACAATACCTACATCCAGCTGCTTAAGTATCAAGCAGTTAGGGAGCATGGGCTCTTTGAAGTGGAGCGGCGCCACCGCTGTAAGCTGATCAGGGAAGGGCACATGGCTGATAACCTAGATGCTTTCACTTCCCGATTCTTGTTCGGCGATAAGCCGGCGCCATACACGAATAACTCTAAGCCTGCGAGGCCACGCGACTTCGTTGTCTGCCGTACTCCGACTGGCAAGAACGTTGCTGTGGAAGAGATCTGGTTTGACTTCCCGTCGATGTACAACAAGACAATGCTGGATCTCCTCGAGACAGCAAACTTGTACAAGAAACCCAGCTACTATTACGAGGGGTATGAGCATGACATTCCTCATCGTGTGCATATGCCAATCGCGCAGTTTTATTACAAGTATGGGTTTAAGCCCAAGAAAGAGGTGACCGGCTACTTCAAGATCACTCGCTGGGGTTATGATGACTCCTGGCATTTGTCTCACACAAGATCCTACAAGACGTCGGAGCTGGTGCCTCTAGACTAATGGCCAAGAAGAAGCAAGACTCTATTCCCGGGCCGCCGGTGCCTTCTGGAGGGTATTCCCTGCCTCTGATAATGATTGGGCAGATGGAGAACTTCGTTAAGGAAGTTGGCGCCAAGACAGTAACGACTACGGTGCCTCCTCTGCCTCCGCTTAAGAAGTTCGAAGACGAGATCAAGCCCAAGCCTGTCATCGTTATCAAGAAAAAGAAGAAGGTCACTAAGAAGAAGGTGGCCAAGAAGAAAGAGAAGCCCAAGGAAGAGCCGGAACGGCCAAGTCCTTTCAAGCCTGGCGATGAAGTCTGGGTCGAGTGTGGCAGCGAGTGGAAGAAGTTCAAGGTTGTGAAGTGCGGCAAGCCACAGAAAGGTTCCAAGGATTGGACCTATGACCTTAAGAATGAGCGAGATGAGGCCCGCAGCAGTAACGAATGCGAGATGATACCCGCCCAGGTCTTTACCTTGATAGCAACCGACGCCGTCAAGATGAAGGAGCCTGGCTGGACTGCCGCCTTGAATGATCAGTTCGACGGCAAGGCCAAGATCTTTGCCGTGTACCGCAAAGGTCAGAAAAGACCTTGGTGCTATTATGTCATTCCGGATCCTGAAAAGGTCTGGAAGGAATACAAATGGAAAGGCAAGAACTATTATGGCGCCACGGAAGACATGACAGCTACACTTCAAGTGCATTCTTCCTCTCACCAAATGCTTCGCCTTATCCCCATTGCCTCGGCGCCCAGCGAAATCCTGAGCTACTTGGGCCTTAAGGTTTACAACCGCCAGTACAAGAGAGATGACAATGGTGAAGATACTGAGGCAGGATAGACCTCCCGAGTATAGGGAAGGTCAGATGTTCGACCTCAGTTTCATGTACAGTAAGCAGTGCGACTTGTCGTGCTCCTTCTGTATGTACTCCTCAGGTCCTCAGGTCTACGATCGTATGGACCTGCAGAAGTTTCGGAGTTGGATGAAGACCGTCCGTTGGGGTTTGATCAACGGTATTGGAATCTATGGAGGAGAGCCCTCTCTATTCCTGAAAGAGAACTCTATTATCCTTGAGCACACCAACAGTGTCCCTCGATTCTGCATCACGAACGGGACATGGAGCAAAAGTCCTGTCTCTACTGCGGCGTTCATGCTTTGGGCCCTTGGCTGGAAGGTCCAGGTGTTCGTCTCTGGTACTGATCAGCACGTCGCCTTTCAGGATCGCGCAATGCTTGAGTATCTATCGCACACTTATCCTACCATGGTGCGGCTTAAAGCCCCAGACACCCAAATCCTCCCTATGGGAAGACTTATTGGGGAACAAGTGAAGTGCACCGTTAAGTGCATGAGACCGCGGTACATAGCTCCCACTCGTATTGCCGTCCAGCCGGACGGAACAATCATTTATCAGTCTTGCGATGGAGTCTATCCTGTGATAGGATCATGGGATACAGATACGTTCGACGACATCGTGAAGAAGGTGGACGAATACACCCAACAGGGATTCCGTGCTGTGTGTCCCTACTATGAGGAGAGATGTCGGATAAAAAGCCTTTCGCAGGTTACCACGTAGGCCAGACTATCTGGCAGCATGCGTCGTATTCGAAGGACGCATGGAGAGGATGTACTATCACAAGCATAGATCATACCGGCAATAGCGGGTATGGTAGTATGCGGGTGAAGCAGTTAGAGGGTACAAAGCAGGCTACTTTGTATGGCGGGTCTTATCATGCCATGACTCCTTTTGGAGTGGCCGGCCATGTGCCTCTTCATACCATCTACCTATTAGGTACTGGTATCGGAGAGCATTTCAACTGGCGCTTCGGTACAGACTTTGAAGTCTATACCTGCTGCACCCGGATGATTACGCCAGGTAAGGCACTGGGATTCTTGATCATACCTGAAGGTAGTCTGTACTCAGCTACGGAGGTGTACAAACATCCGGCCTACAAGACCTGGGTGGTAGCACCGAACCTGAGTGAGCTCTTCAGTTTTCTGGGCAACAAGTTGCCCGAGATCGCAGAGGTACATGAGCTAATCAATGGGAAGCAAAAAGCCAGCGTTCCAGACAATATCGTCCAAGCAGATTGAGGAGCACATTGATGTGCCCTTCCATGTCATTGGTACACCGGAGTGGATAGATGGATCTATCGCTGAAGGAGCTGTTGCGGATTCGGCTATCACCAAGGTTCATTCTAAGAATGACCTATCTGCACCGCTTGCGTGGCTTACCAAACAACAAGAGCTTGGTATCGACTCTGAGACTGGGGGAGAGAATAAACGCGACGGACTGGACCCCATATCTGAATCGTCCAAGATGCTTCTATTCCAGCTGGGTACTACCAAGATGGTTTACCTTATTGAACCAAAGCTGGTACCGGAGTTTAAGGGAATCCTGGAGGATCAAGACAGGCTCTTCCTAACTCAGAACGGAGTGTACGACTTTAAGTTCTGCCTGTCTAAGTATGGCGTGCACTTCATTAACTATCACTACGATGATAAAACCAAGGTATACATCCCCAGCCTGTACGATACGATGCTGGCGGAGCAACTACTCACGGCGGGTTTATACGGAGTTCAGGTCGGTCTTGAAGAACTATCGGAGAAATACCCTCCACACTATCTTATCTCCAAAGCCGTCCGTCGCGAGTTTATTAACATGTCTGGCGTACTACAATACCGACACCTTTACTACGCCGCTCGTGACGTGTTCCTACTGTTTCCCATCAAGCAAGAGCAGATGAAGGAGATCAAGAAGCACAAGGGGATGTGGGAGAGGATTCAAATAGAGTTCTGTGCTATGGCCGGCACGGCCGACGCAGAGCTGACAGGCTTTGACCTTGATGAACAACGCATTGAGTCCACGCTGGATTACTGGCGCGCCAAGGCGAAGAACATCAGAGACAAAGCCATGAAGATTTATGATGATGCCCTCGACAAGGCAGGGAAGAAGCGTAACTTCCTCCTGCCTGATACGATGGAAGAGTTCGATATCAACTCCGCTACCAAGAAGTTGGCGGCTCTTCACAAGATGGGCTTTGATGTAAAGGATACTAAGAGGGAGACGCTTCTTGCCTTAGAGACCGAGTTTGCTGATCTCTTGGGAGAGTACACTGAGTGTACCAAGATCATTTCAACTTATGGCGAAAGGATGCTTGCTCGTAGGTCTACTACTGACGGTCGTCTGCACCCTGAGTTTAATCAGCTTGGGGCTGGCGATTTGGAAAAGCGTAAAGGCGGGGACAAAGCCACGACTATTGCTACTGGAAGGTGGTCGTCGGACGCACAGCAGTTTCCCCGGCCGGATCACATCTTAGACCCTGTCGTTGGGGATGCGGCAGAGCATATCAAGCTTTTGTTCCCCGAGCAGTATCAGAAGGCTGTGGAGAAGTTCAATCAACCGGAGGTTGCCAGTGGCAAGAAATAGAGTTATCCGTACCACGAAGTACAAGCTGACGGAGATCAAGGAATCACATCCTGAGATCTATCAGGAAGCGACAGAGCTGTTCACCGAGTATGAGCGCTATCGCACCACACTCGTTGAAGAGTATCGTAAGCTTCAAGAGGCTGTGGCAGATTTTGATATCTCCCGCGCCATGACAACCAAGTCTGCTGGTCGCTTCTTCCGCAAGGTCGGCGAAGCCATCGGCCTGGTTCGAGTGGAACCCCAATGGTGGGTGTATCGCGACAAGGAAGGCAACATCATTCTCGAGTCTGCGTTCACTGAACGTGACTATCGGAATGCTGCGCGCGCACAGAAGGCTGGTCTGTCTCGTGAAGTTCAGTCGGAAGACGGCGCCGAGCTCTTCGAACAAGATGAAACTGAAGATGGGAAGCACGAGGACGAAAGCATCGGCTTCCAACCGTAAGGAGATGACATGGCCGGCGTAAAACCAGAGCTGTTAGGTATCAGCAACGGAAGGGAGTATTATCTCTGCCCGGCCGATAAGAAACATCCACAGCCATGGATAGCCTGGCGAGTCCCTGATATCCGAGAGGGTATCAGGGCTCGTGCGGGCTGGAAGATCCTAGGCGCGGACTACAGTCAGATCGAAGTCCGTATCATGGCCTGGGAATCCCAGGATGAGTGGTTGCTGGAGGCTTTGAACTCGGGTAAAGACATCCATTGCTATATGGCATCGGACGTTCATGGGGTACCCTACGACGACTTCTTCTATGCATACAAACATGAAGACCATCCCTTATACAATCTCTATTATGGCTGGCGGTCGGAGATTAAGACCACAACATTCGGTGTGCCGTATGGCGCGGGCGCAAAGCAGGTGGCTCGACAGATTAATATGTCGAGAAAACCAGGAGACACCTCTCCACCTTACACCGAAGAACAAGCCGAGCAGCTGATCGAAGACTACTTCAAGAAGGCGAAGGGTCTAAAGATCTGGCTGGACAAACAAGGCAAGCATGGCCTTAAGTATGGCTGGTCCAAGTCTCTGGGCGGCCACTACAGGTTCTATCAGATTCCGTTCAAGGATCCCGAGGGTGGAAAGGAAGAGAAGGATCGTTACAATGAGATTATCAGTCAGATCAAAAGATACACAGGTAACCACCCCATTCAAGCGGCATGTGCTGACGCCCTTAAGATGGCTGTCAGTAAGATCTATCTTGATCTCCGCGGGGGTCAATCCTCTGGCCCACTCGTTCACGAAGCACATTTCCTCCTTTTTGTCCACGATGAACTCGTACTCACTTGTCCAGACAGCGAGGTCGATGCGGTCAACAAGATCATGGTGGACGGGATGCAGTGGGCATACAATCAGTTGATCCCGTCTGAGGGACAGACGAATCATGATCACATTATTCACAAGACGGACGTGACCGTTGCTGATTACTGGAAGAAAGGGTAAGCCTCCTAACTGGGCGTATTGGACGATCGTTAAGTTCTGCGCACAGCAGAGAAGGTATTGGAGATGGAAGCATGGTCTGTAGAAACTGGAGTACCAATCCATTGGTGCGGGGACGAAGGTGGGTTATGAAAGCACCTATCTCACAGTTGTTCCCCGGTTTGTGGTTGTTACGTCAGGGATTCTTCGTGAGATGGTCCCTAAGGCAGCCACTCTAATGCCAGGTAAACTACGAGCTGGTAAGGCTTTACTCGCACAACGCCTGGTCGATCAGCTTGGTTATTCCCAACGGAAAGCAGCTAAGCTGGTCGATCAGGTCGTAGAGGTATGGAAGAAGGCCATCAAGGAAGGCCGAGATGTAGACGTCGAAGGACTGGGTACCTTGACGATCGTTAAGAGGAAGAAAGGCCATCGCTTTATCAATGGGTTGGCCGGTCCTGCCAAGACGATCGTGGAAGCATACAAGTTCAACACAGTCCGGCTGAAGACCGATGTGAAGTTTGAGGAGGTTGAGAATGCCCGGGATGAGCAAGAACCCGTTCGGGGGCCAGAAGAGCCTCAACAATCTTGACGACGATTTCATGGCATCGTTGTTCAAGGGAGAGTTAAATGTGGAACAAACTATCGCACTCAGAATCATCAAGATGTCCGTCAGGGACTACTTATATTTTGGACTGGGGCGCAACGGGGTTACGCCCGAAAAGTTCCTCGAAGTTTACTATTACTTGTACCGGGCCCGCGGGAACGATTCCTGGACTTGGGGCGACCTGCGTACTACCCAGCGGTATCGGGGTGTGGATGGTAAACTCGTCTCTACTACGCGCTCGCTATCACCTAAGGAAGTCCTATGGCGCTGCTTCGACACGCATTATAGTCTATGTGCCTTGCCTGACGCATTGCCCATGAAGAAGTTCTTGGATCAAATCAAGGCGAAGAGAGAGGCAATCCTACAAGCCAATGAGAAGCAGGTACTTACGTATATGGATAAATACCGTGCACAGGAATGGAAACGGCTTAATCGGAGAAAAGGTAAGCATGCTTTCCCTCGGGTCAATCCTATTCCACTCCTTGTTGCTCCGGACGACGTCAAGGCGTTTGCGCAGCTCTATCTCTTCGGCCGAGCTCCTAAAAAGGAAGTGGTGGGCAAAATGCTTACGCGCGGAAAGCGAACGTACAAGTCTTTCCTGTTCACGGAGTTAGAATGAACTATGTGAAATGGGGTTGGGTCGTTGGTGGGATCATCATTGCATCCATCATCGATCTCGTCTACATGTTCTGGTCTCGTTCAAGCCCGGGACATAACTTCCATAGGGCCGGCTGGCAAGCTGGAACCCTAGGGAAGGGTCGGTATGATATCATGAAACTAGGGAAGGTTCTGCACCGATGAAGAAAATCGAGTACGTAAATGCACTTGATTTCGATCTCGATGAGGTAGAAGTGGAACAGAATGATCAACAGTCCTCACCCGTACAGCCTTATGTTCCGCCCGCTCCGGTGGTTAAGAAAGCGAAGGTTCATAAAGCAGTGGTGCCCCTCGGAGTATCTGATCATCCATCCGTTACTCTTCACAAGGGTGGCGGCAAGATCGTCATTACACCGAACGACGTCCATGCCGCAGTTGCCCTTATCGAAATCAGAGAACGAATCGCCCAGCTTGCTAACCCGGTTCTTACGGCTACTCGGGAGAAGCTAGAGATTCAGTTGCTGCCGGATGTCCAGCCTATGGACTTTGCTCGGGCCACCAGGGCCTGGAGCTTGGTCAATGTGAAGCTGGACGAACATCCGATGGTAAGACTGCTCGCGCGCTATCACCTGGACGTGACAATCTCTCCATCGTTGGGTAACTGGGTCAAGAAGGAAGAGAAGCGCCTGGCTAAGGAGCTGACTCCTTTCCTGCTGCCCGACTTCAAGGATGAACGGTCTCTATTCGAGAAGGTAGAGGCTGGTATGGTCCTTGAATGTACCAAGAACTTTGACTTTGATAACCAAAGGATCTTTACCAAGGGCCAGCGGTATCAGGTGGTTGACACAGCCCGTGGCGGACAAGGTGGAGGCAACGCCGAGGACGCGAAGGAACACCAAGACGGCATGGTGAAGATCAGCAAGGTGGCTATTGCACCCGGCTGTAAGATTATCATGGCAGATGACACCGTCTTCCCGTGGACAGTGTTCAACGGCGATTTGGAGAACAACTTCCACTATGAAGAGAAAGTCATCTATGAACCTTCTAAGTGTGTACCCGCCAAGTATCCCGGCCTCTTGGCTATGTACCAAAAGCGACTGGATGCGATGGGTCTCGAGCTGTACGACCACGTCAAAGTCGACGCTGTACAAGAAGCTCTTAAGCGTGGCACCCTCAATGGTAAACTCATGCGCATGGGAAAGACGTCGGAGTCTATCGTCTGTGCCATGTTTTGGGGCAGTAAGCGTGTGGCTATTGTTGCGCCACGCAATGCTCGCCTATTCACGGTCAAGGAGTTCGAGAGGCTCGGGCTCAAGAACTACGTCATTGTTGACAGCATGGAGGACCTCAAGAAACCTGGAACGTTCTATCTCCTGACTTACAGCTGGATGAAGAAGACGTTCGATCCTCATCGTGTCTTCCGGCGCAAGGGCCAAAGCTATTTGCACCGGACATACACGGAGAACAAGAAAGAGATCATCGTCGAGCACAAGTGTCCGTTCTGTAAGCGCTCGCTTGAACGCCTCGAGATTAAGAAGAACAAGACTGAAGGTGGGTTCCTAGTCGAGAAGACTGTTGGCTGGACCAAGGAACGCGGCTATATTTGCAGGAATCAACTTTGCGACTGCAAGGCCAAGTTCGCTTCTCGTACGGGCGCCCCGATTAATGGTGCAGCCTGGGGATATACGATCGACTCGACGACTCGCAAGATCAAGAGAGCGAAGCCGATAAAGCTCGGTGGTAAGACTGTTAACATCACATCTTTCACCGGCGCTAAGGTCGATCAGATCGTCCAGAAGAAAGGCAAGGTCAAGAACGACGAAGGAAAGATGGTTGACGGTCTCATCGAAGAGACCATAACCTTCCAGGATAACTACGTTGGTTGGATTGACTGGGGCCTGAAGTTCCACAAGGACTGCAAGGACAAGAATACCAAGGGCCGGTATTGCCACGAATGCCACCAAGCAGACGCGGTCTGGATTCCGGCGCCCTACAAGCAGAGAATAACTACTGACCGTGGGAAGAAGGTCCATCTCAAGGACTACTTCACCGGAGCAATCATCGATGAGATACATACAATCAAATCATTGGACTCTGACACGGGGAAAGCAATACGCTCTATACGGGCCAAGCGCCGCATGGGCCTTACTGGGACCCTTATGCCCAATACTCCTGCGGACGCGTTTTGGCCGCTTCATTGGGTGTTTAAGGGAGGATCAGCGGCATTCCCGTACCATCAGAAAGATGGAGCCACAGAGTTCTACGATCGCTTCTGCGAATACATCAACATCAAGCGTGGGCACGGGCTGAAAGATAGTCGTAAGATGTTACCCTACTTGAAGAATCCAGTTGCCTTCTGGGAGCTGATGTCTTCAAAGATGGTCCGGAGGAACTACGAAGATGAACTCGTTAAAGCCTCTCTCGCAAAGGCCAATCGATACTACCCGAATGTTGAGTTTCATCGCGTGGAATCGGTTATGGATCCAAAGCAAGCGCAGCTCATGGTGGCTGCAATCAACCACTTCGAGTCGAACTTTAATCAGTACTCTGCTCAGGTACAACAGGCTGGGCATCTCCTCAACCAGGCAATGGTTGTCTCGCAAATGGTCTACCTCCGAATCGGAGCGACCTGCCCCGAGTACTTCAACGTTAAGCTGAAGAAGGTTGGGAAGGCAGCAGTATATGATGGACCCCTGGGTGGCGGCAAGATGGCTGATATTCAGAACATCTGTGCCACCAAGGTCGCGGCCAATGAAAAGGTCGTGGTCCTCACTGACTTTGTGGAGATGAGAAAATCACTGGCGAAGATGCTGTCGGAACATAATCCGATCGTCTTCGATGGTACATGGGATGACGATGAGAGAAACGAGAACTTCGAGGCTTTCCTTGAAGACCCTACTCGGAAAATATTCATTGCAGGAACACGTCAGATTCGGGAAGGGACTAACCTGTCTGCCGCCAACACAGTTATTTGTTGCGATCTTTTGTGGGAGCCAGGCCTACAGCAACAGGCATGGTCTCGTGCGTTTACTCCTACCTCTGAGAATCGTACGTGCAATGTCTACGTCTTGATGGCGAAGAATAGCATCGACGAACATGTCTACAACACTTTTTATGCTAAAGTGGCGGCTGCTGAACAAGCACTTGATCGTAAGGTCATTAACCGTCGCGCTCACCAGATCGATTTGCGTTGGTTCGTTGACCGGGTGCTTAGCGATCGCGAAGGGCTACTCTCTTACCTTAAGGAAGAAGGAGAGAAAGGCATCTTCGTAACTGAGAAGACCTTCCAGATGATCGAGGATCGAGATGTCTAACTACGTTTGGATTGTTGAACATAGAGAGTGGCAGCCATGTCATTGCATGGATTGCACTACCATCTACATTGGCTCCACTCTCCAGATAGCTGAGCATCTAATGAGGTTCAGCCCGGGATTGGATGACAAGAACTGCTGGTATGCTATTTACCCGGAGGTTGTTGATCATCCTAACTTCGGAGATGTGCCCTATCCTCCAGAGGTAATGGAAGAGAATGGCCGTATGGTGCTCAACTTCTATGATGAGCACTACAATCAGATTGAAAACCAACCGGAGGATCCATATCCGTATGTCGACGACACCACAAGCAATAACGAAGGAGCAGTTCCTGGAGCAGCTGGCGGAGAAGGCAGCCCAGAAAGTATTAGACGGGCTGGACGACACGTCCAGGAGACTGTTGCTGCCGGCGTGGACACGAATCATCAGGGAGGAAATGAAACCAATCCTCCAGCTGATCAAGTAAGTCCCCTCATGCAATGGTTCAAGCCCATCTGGAGAGACTTCTGTGGGCAATCATGAGGGGTATGTGGTTCTGATCAAGAAGCCTGGTGATCCTCTGTTGTATGGGCCGGTAGAATATTCGTTCAGTCTAGGTGTCCTGCCGAATGAGACGCAGTTGTTGTATGGGCCGGTAGAATATTCGTTCAGTCTAGGTGTCCTGCCGAATGAGACGCAGTATTGGTGGGGCGCCCTGAACTATTGGGGCCCAGGCAAGCACATAGATGGGCTGAAGAGGGCCCAGGATAGCTTGGACTACTGGAAGAAGGGTCATCCTGACTGGGAGTTCAAGATCTGGGACCTGAAAGATCCCATGTTGCCTATCATCATTGATTGGGCATTGTATGAGGATGCCGGGCAACCAGCACAAACGATTAGTGGGGTGAAGGATAAATACCATCGTAGAAATCTATCCTTTGCCATGAAGACTGGCCATGATTTTGCTGCCAGCGTCGCGGAGGCTACACGTGATCAAGCCAAGTAAGGATGGTACCAAGCTCTGGTTCCTCCCTTATGAGGGGAGCCATGAGCAAGAGATAGAGTTCCCTCTTGTCTATGCACATACCTGTCCCAAGTGTGGTAACCTGGTACAGGCCTTGTTCCTGACTGATAAGCGGGTCGATCCCAAGCCTTGGGAAGAGATCCTGACTCACCAGCTGGAGAAGGATGGGAAGTACAAGAGGATTATACCTGGTCGGTCCGACAGGTTCCGTAGCCGTTACACGATCCAGACCATTGGACGAGGGTCCTCCGTCAACGCCGAGCTGATACGCTTCGGCGAACACTTTGAGCGGAGGGAGGACGTCATCAACGGTAACATCTGTAACTTCATGGCGATAAGCTCGACTATCCCCGAGTACCGGGTGTATGACATGCTTTTGGCTTTGGGCAAGAATCCTATACAATATGCTATAAAGGATGAGCACTACGAGGGCATCAAGAATAGCCTATTGAATAAGTATGCAGGTAAGGATCAATACGCTTTCGAGCCGGCCGTCGGCAATGGCCCGGAGTTAGTGCTGATTTCGCGAACCGCATATGGATGGTTCATGGACGAAGCATGCATCAAGTATTACAAGCCGTATCAACCCCCTGTGAAACCTTAAGGAGACACACGTGAGTGCATATAACGAGATCGAAACACAGTTCTCGGATCAAGACTGTCTAGTTGAAGCCCTGAAGGAGATGGGCTATCAACCGCAGGTCAGTGAGAAGCCCCAGAATCTGGAAGGCTATCACGGCGACAAGCGCGAACAGAAGGCCGAGATCATCATTCCGCGGCGCCAGGTTGGCGGAGCGAGCAATGACGTCGGGTTCAAGAAGAATGCCGATGGGACGTTCACTGCTATTATCAGCGACTATGATAAGAGCACGAACTTCAATCTGAAGAAACAGAAAGAACTCAAGGCGAAGTACGCCGAGAAAGTTGCCATGAAGCAGGCCAAGAGAAATGGTCTGAAGTTCATTGGCAAGAAACAGGTCACGGACCAGAAGACTGGCAAGCCTGTACAGCGCCTACAGTTCGTGACGACCCGATGAGTAACGGACGCTCGAGACCAAAGGTCTATCTTGCCGGCCCTATCTCCGGGCTGACTTATGACCAAGGTCAAGACTGGAGAGTGAAGGTAGCTGAATCGTTGGACCAGCTAGGCATAGATGGTTATTCGCCTCTGCGCGCGAAGAGCTACCTCAAGAACTTCGGTACGTTGGAACAATCCTACCAGCTGAAAGACCAGCCTGTGGCTTGTCTTTCCTCTGACCGCGGGCTTATGACTCGCGATCGTTGGGATGTTACCACGTGCGATGCTATTCTCGTCAATCTTGTTGGTGCCACCCGCATTAGCGTAGGCACCATGATAGAAGTAGGTATGGCTGACATTCTGCGTAAGCCTCTCGTCCTTGTAATGGAGGAAGGCAATCCGCATGATCATCCAATGCTTCGGGAAGCCACTGGCTTCCGAGTGCCTGATCTGGGAACAGCAGTGGAAGTCCTGGACAGAATCCTGAATCCAAATATCGGAGGGAATCGTGGCTAAGACAGTCAACGTTGACATCGATGAAGAGGGAAATGTTTCCGTCGACATCATCGGAGCTATTGATGGGACCTGTAAGCACGTTGCTGATGCTTTCAAGAAGATCGGCAAGGTGACCAAGGACGTCAAGAAGCCCGAGTATTACAAGCAGCCGAACCAAAACGTGATTAAGACCGGTCGATAACTCCGGCCGGCGGGAGGAGCGATGGGGCTAGTGAGCTTGCTTCAAGGTAACACTGTTTACACCCGTCAGGGTACCGGTAAGGAAGAACTCGATCGCCTTATCGATATGCTTGATGAGCAAGAGATCGAGATTGCGATTGATTATCTGAGCAATCTTTTGCTGTCCCGAGCTCCTAAGATCCGGAACCATGCCCAACCAAGAAGTTAGTGTCGTCGTTCGCGATGACGGGACTGTGGTCTGCTTGGATCACCCTGAATGCAAATGCTTTAGGGAGATGGGATCTGTAAAGACTCGGAGAGCCAGCCATGTGGAACCGTATACGAGAGGCTATCGTATGAGCTTCCACCTACTGAGATGGATTTTCGGGGATCAAGGGCGAGTATCAGACTGGACCAGGAGTTGGGACGTACTATGGAGAGTGAATCTTACTCCTGTAGGTGGTCCTATTCTGCCTGGCGCCACGATCCTAAGGGAGGCAGCCCTCAGACGAGAAGTCGAGTGGCTGAATAAGAACCTAACATGAACGTTCCAATCGTAGATGTTTCATTTACGATCGTCGGCCGTGTCAAGTTGGACACTGACCGCGCAATGGAAGATCCCTGGTGGGACCAGTCCGTAAAGGGCTTGAACTTGGATGATAAGATCCAGTTCCAACAGGCGATCTCTAACTACATTTCGGCCTACTTACGACATGAGAATCTCCTGAGTGAGGTTCCTTGGTCTTGTGGGCCCGCTGATGTATACTCAGTCACAGTTGAGGTGAATAATGGCGGAAGCAACAACGCAGCCGACGAACGGAGCGTCTGAACATCCTGCATTCATTCAGACTTTCTTCGATAGCTACCGGGCTAAGGAAGCTCACGTCTTCATTTTCCATGGAAACGTGAACGACTTCCCGAATAACTCCGGCCGGCGCGGTGATCTGCGCAGGGCTCTCGCTCTATCTTGCGATACTCCAACGATGATGCTGGAGTGCAAGGACGACGAGCAGAAGAAAGAAGTGAACAAGGTGGCTCGTATTCTGGCGTATTATACGATGTCCAATGGCCTTGAGTTCGCTAGCCCGGAGAGCAACAATCTCTGGCGCCAAGTCATGAAGCAGTACATCAAGGACATGATGCCCGCTACGAGCGACACAGCCCTCGATGATCAGATCAAGGATCTGGAAAAGCCGTCGAACTTTGACATGGCTTTGAACACCTTGAACATCTGGTTCACTGCCTCCAAGAGATTGCATCAACACAATCAGAAGGTTGATGCCTCCAAGAAGGGGAGTAAGCTCCCTGATCCTCTGTTTACGATCGTGTTCTTCGATGGCGATGCTATCTTCCCGGCCGGCCAGATGTCTCAGCTGGCTAGCGATCGCGCGTCCATTGTGAACATTCGAAGCTGGGCCCGTGATGAAGCGCTTGGTAACAAGAACCGTGTCATCATAGTGACCCGACATATCTCTGATATCCATGAGTCTATTCGCGGTGGCGAGTCTGGTGTCAGGGCCATCCTGATTCCCAAGCCCACCTTGAAAGACCGTGAAGAGTGGTTGACCAACTTTGACGCCAGCTTGAAAGAGCGCGCCCAGAAGGGCTCTCCTCAGAAGCTGGGAGGCAAGGAAGTGACCTGTATTGAATACGCGCCTGGGTTTGATGCCCATACGTTTAGCATTCAAGCGGCAGGGCTTTCGCGCAAGCAGATGGAAAACATCTTCATGCGTGCCCAGTTGGATCATGAACCCATTGACTTCCCATTGGTCAGAGCTTTGAAGACCAAGGCACTGGAGGAAGAGTATGGTGGTCTCGTGGATTTCCGCGAACCCGAACACGGGTTTGATAAAGTTGGGGGGCACGAACACCTCAAGCGCTACTTTCAGCGGAAGATTATTGCTCCGCTCAAGAAGGGTGACAAGAGGACTTGTTCCCGTGGGGTACTTCTCACTGGACCTCCGGGCACTGGAAAGACGGCCATCACTCTGGCTATGGCGAAGGAAGCTGGTGTAAACTTCATGATCGCGCACCTCGCGCGATTGTTCGGAGGTCTCGTTGGAGAGACAGAAAGTAACACTCAGAAGTTTATCGAGGCTGCTGACTCCGCGGCTCCCGTTATCGTATTTATTGATGAACTTGAGTCGGTGCTTTCGGCTGGCCGCACATCTGTCGGTGACTCGGGGACATCGTCTCGTGTATTCAACTCGATCATGACATGGTTGTCCGATGAATCCCGTTCGGGTCGTATCGTCGTTGTTGGCGCCACGAACCGTCCGGACCTATTGGACTCCGCCTTGATTCGTTCTGGTCGTTTCGATGCCATTCTGCCCGCGCTGCCACCCGCAGCTGGCGATGCCAAAGGGCGGTTGGAGATCTTAAAGGCCCTGACGAAGAAACAAGGATTCAAGTTTGCTCCTGAGCTCTCCAAGACTTTGGAGTCTCATGAGGAAGGTATTGGAAAGATGCTGCATGATCAACGGATATGGACTGGAGCTGAGATGGAGGTGGTCCTGAAAGAGGCCATCGACAACGCATGCTTCGACAATCGTGGGGCCGTCGGCCTCGCCGATTGGAATCAGGCCTTCCATGACGTGCTGCCATCTACACGTGAAGTGGAAAAGATGATCGACCTGTCGCTTCTGTTCGTGAACCATCTGGGCTACTGTCCAGAAGATTGGCGTGAACGCGCGCAGAAGAAGGGTGAGATCATGAGCTCGATCAAATCGGGCTACGAAGACGGGACGATCTCGGACAGAGACGTCTAATAGGAAAGGGGCCCAGGAAGAATCGAGCCTGGGCTCCTACTATTTATGTTCCTCATACACGGCGGTTGTAGTAGCAAAGAGAGCTTCGAGAGATATAAAAAGTGGATAGCTGATGCTTGTCCCAAGGATTATAAGTTCCATGAGACTTCTCATCCTGAAGATCCCACGTTTCCTTGTTTGGCTATCACTTTAGTGGATAACATTAACTTTCATCTGACATGGGATGTGAAGCACACAGTCGTGTCTAAGGATGCTTTGCTTACAGCCTTGGGTCTAAGTACTCAAGAGCTAGAGGTAAAGCTCGGAATGGTTTCAGATCCCGCACTGGATGTAGTAGAATCGAGAGAGGTTTAAATGGTATTGCTCATTTCCAACATAGCAAACTGGAATGCTGCATGCAAGAAGTATAAGATCGTTACCTCAGTGCCTGGGCAGTTCCCGGTAATGATCAGCTTCACCAAGCCTGGCAGTGATACAGATGATATAGATTACGAGCCGAATGCGACTAACATCTGTATTATGTATCCTGTCCATGCATGCAAGCTCCTGGCCGCCTGCTCCCAACAGCACTTGGGCGCCGCGGTAGATGGTATTACCCTGGTGAAAGCTGCTGCCTCTCTTAAGCCCTGGCATCAAGGCCTGGGTGGTATAGGCATGCAGAACGTTCAGAAGGCTCCGGCTGGTATCTCTGGTAAGCCGGCGTATGTGCTTGAGAACGAAGAGGATGGCACTAAGTCGACGATCACATCCGACAAAGAATACATGGTCGGTGATGTGGTTCTGGTTGACGGAGTCGAGTATACAGTCACGGAAATAACGAAGGTCTTGTCTGATGGTGTGACGCAAGTCAAAGAAGACAGTGACCTGGACATCATGCCAGAGAAGCCTGGCATGCCCGGCATGGAAGAAATGCCGATCGATCCTACTCTGTTGGACCAAGCCTCTACGAAGATCGCCGAGGTCGGAGATCAGGGACACGTACTCGACGTCGAGAGAGACGTCTAATGTATCCGCCTCTTGGGCCACCTATTCCAATGCCTGGTAATCCAAAGATGGGAGTGTTATATCAACACCCCACCGATGGGGAAATAGGTTATTACGGAGAGTTAGGGAGATGGATCCCCTTGAATAAAGTAACTACTCCTATTCCCATGGATGCGTTGAGAGTTGAGGAAGTATTGCTCGACAGAGAACTCATTGAAGAGAGAGATGTCTAATGACAGACTGGCAACATTATGAGGGGAAGACCTGGAACCAGAAGTATTGGGAGACGTATGATGATGTGCCTTTTGGTCCGCCTCCCAAGCCTAAGCCTCCAGGCGTTCCTAAGTTTCCACCTCCTCAGAAACCGGATCCAGATCTCGTAGAGAAGTACAAGAAGTATCTCGATGAGCTGGAGAAGAATACGGAGAAGTTTGTACCGTGGGTGCCGTCAAAGCCCAAGCCGAAACCGAAGCCTAAGCCTAAGAAGAAGCGGAAGCCAAAGGCAGAGAAAGTAGCGCCTCCTCCGCCTCATGATGATACAATAGAAGAGAGGCAAATATGAGTCACTTCCCACACATATGCCACTATTGCCATAGGATTATCTGGCCGTGGCAGGCTATTACCTGGAATCCTCTGTGGAACATCTGGAACGTCTATGATTACTTCCACCGGCCGACGTGCTGGGAGAAGTGGTTGGACCAGCACGGAACCAAGGGGTCAGAATGATCCGTCTTTGCATGATGGTTAAGAACGAGTCCGAGAGGATTCGCCCGGCTTTGCAATCCGCCAAGCCTTTTATAGGGCGCTGGTTGATCATCGACACCGGGTCCACGGATGACACCAAGAACATTATCCTGGATGAGATGCATGGAATCCCGGGTAATCTTGTTGACCGGCCGTGGGTCGGTTGGACACACAATCGCAATGAGCTCATTGAGATTGCCAAGGAACCCAGTCCGGCGGACTTCCTAATGCTGCTGGATGGCGATCAAGTAATCGTTCCGCAGACTACCGGCGAGTTGAAGTTGGATCCTGACGTAGCCTATTGGGCTATTCATCGCCAGGGAACCACAGAGTTCAAGAAGCCATTCATTATACCGGCCAAGTACAACTGGCATCATGTTGGTGCCACACATGAGTACTTGACGTGTGAACCGGATAAACCTAAGGTAGAGTTACTACCTATCGTTATCCAGGAGTCCGGCCGGCCAAAGACGACGGAGTATTTCCTGAACGACGCCAAGATCCTCGAGGCGGAGCTGGAGAAGGATCCGAACAACTCTCGGAATGTATTCTACCTGGCTCAGAGCTATCGGGATGCCGGGTCCTACAGCAAAGCCATAGAGCTCTATCTGAAGAGGGCTACTATGGGTGGCTGGTACGAAGAAGTATGGTATTCTTTGTATCAGGTCGCGGTCCTTGAGATGAAGAGAGGGGACACCTGGAACATAGTCATTGCAGATTTCCTGCATGCTTATGACTTCAATCCAAATAGGTCCGAGTCCTTGGGTGCCCTCGCGCGGTATTGCCGGGAGAAGAAGATGTACAACCTGGCATACATATTCGCCGAGAAGGCTTGTCAGATTCCCCTCGCAGATGATAAGCTCTTCATGGATAAGAGCTTCTGTGAGTGGCGGAATCGAGATGAATATGCCTTGGCTGCTTTCTTCACCGGCCGATTTCATGAGGCAGCCAACACGTGGGCATCTTTGTTAATGGGAGTGAAGGAAGGTCAACATCTTCCTGACTCTGAAAAGGAACGTGTTCAAAAGAACTATGAGTTCGCGCGCGAGAAAGTGTTCGCGAGCCCAAGCGTGGAGAAAGCATGACGGATATGGAAGACAAGAAGAAAGCGAAGAAGAAGAAGTTCAACATCGCCGGCAGTTCGAAGAGCCCTGGCAAGCAACTGATTCAAGCGAAGCAGATTACTACCAGTAAGGCCTCTCGTGGATTTAGCACGAAGAAGCCCGTGAAGACTCACTCTAGTTATCCTCTATAAGGAGAGAATCATGGAACTGTATGTCAAGAAACTACAGGAGCATGCGAAGCTGCCCCAGAGAGCGCATCCTGGGGATCTCGGGTTTGATCTTTTCGCCCTCGAGACGGTGGCTGTACAGCCCGGTCAAACTGTTGCGGTCAAGACAGGCATTGCTTGCGAGTTTCCGGAGGGCTGGGGCGGAATCATTAAAGCTCGTAGCTCACAAGGGAAGGCTGGCATCGATGTCTTCGGAGGCGTGGTTGACAGTGGTTACAGGGGTGAAATCACTGTCCTGTTGTACAACTCGAACGCGCCGATAGAGTTCCGCGGTTCAGGAGGTCCACTTGGACCCAACGATTTCTATCAATATGACCCAACGGTCATTTACAACCATGGAGACAAGGTTGCTCAACTGGTATTGGTTCCGGTGTTTCCCGGCACTATTCAGGAAGCTACCACTCTGGGTGAGAGTTCTCGGGGTACACAAGGCTTTGGCTCGACAGGGCGGTAAGGGTAAACTGGTTTACATACAGCGGATCAGGAGAACGGAATGAAAGGTCGATTGATTACGTTCGAAGGTGTTGACGGTACAGGCAAGACCACTCAAATGGAGATGCTTGGCGCCCGGATGAGGGAGGAAGGCTATGGAGTCGTCGTTACTAAGGAGCCTGGCAGCCCGGTGGATCCTACCGACCTGGGTAGTGCGATACGCCAGGTTCTGTTCCACACGGTTACGACTCACAACATGGCTCGGGGAGTGGCTGATTGCCTATTCCTCGCCGATCACATTCAGCATGTGGCAAAGGTGGTTGAGCCGGCCCTTGAAAAGGGTTTAGTGGTCCTGTCCGATCGCTATGCGGATTCTGAATGGGCTTACTCGACTGTGAAGAACACGCCAGGTGCTATCCTGGATGCCTTCCAGGCGTTCTTTGGCCCTATTCCGGACATCACTGTGCTCTTCGTAGCATCAGATGTGGATGCTTTCCTCGAGCGCGCGCGAGCACGCAGAGGGGACAACAACAAGCAAGCTGGCAAGAAGTGGAATGACACGCAAGACCAGCTGCGCATCCAACAGGAGTATCTGAATAGACTCGTAGGTCAGGATCGCACGATCGTGATCACCGTCTATCCGGACCAGACTCCTGGACAAGTATTCGAGATGGTCTGGGAAGCTATACAAGACCGTCTGCAGAAACCTGTGGAGTATATTGAAGGCGAGCAATCTCACGTTGTTGCTGTGAGCGACGCCGTTCCACAGGTCGACTGATATTAGGGCAGCTGTAGGTGGGTTGGACACTGCAATGTCCATACTAATATGATATCCGATTGCCCAGGAAGCGTCGGCACCTAGTTTAGTGGTGACAATACTAACTTTCGGACCGCTTTGGATCCACCCACCTTGCCCTAACTCTCTTTCCCTGAGTGGTGTATTGGTTTTTGGGCAATCATGCAGGCCGTCCATGGAGCACGTCGGTCCTGAATACCGAAGGGCAAGGTTCGAATCCTTGCTTGGGGAATATTCTTATGCCATCACTAATAGCAAATCAACACGATTTACCAGGCCCTGAACCACAAGACTACACCAAGATGTTCTCCATTCCTTTGGAGGAACGTTGTGATGCCTGTGAAGGCATGGGTTTAGTTAGGTGGCGCCATTCAATGAATGGCCTTGACTGGATGAAGTGCTGGATCTGTCATGGGTCTGGACGCGCGCCGGCCGAGATGCTGGAAGCAATGGCCAAAGATAGAGCTCACAAGGCCGAGGTTGGAGAAGATGACAGAGCAGTCTAAAGGCTGGTCGGAGCAAGAAGAAGCAAAGATCGCCGAGCTAATGAAGGAAGACAAGCTTACTCGCATCCAAGCTATCCATAAGATGCAGAGACTAAAGCAGGATAAGAAGTGGAGGCCTACCGATGCGTAAACTTTGGTGTCGTGTCTTCCACAAGCATGTCCGAATCCCTTTGCGTTTCGCAGGGATGTATGTTAGACTGTGTACCAGGTGTGAGCAAGATCAAATCAACGAGCTCTTTCGTATAGAGCACATTACCGGCGCCAAAGGAAACAATGTTCAAACTGTTTGAGCACCTCGACAAAGCACTTGTAGGTATGGAGAAGCGTGATGACTGGACAAGCAAATCTGCCAGACTCTGGCCTTCGGAAAGTTCGGCTGTCCTGCTCGAACCCACAGTTGCGGGTTTTGCCGGGGGCTGTGGACGAAAGGTGTATTACAGGCTCACAGGGGAGAAGACTACCAGCCAAATGGACCCTGTCGGTGCGCGACGGGTTCGTACTGGAAAGGCTGTCGAAGAAGACACTACGCTCCAGGCTATGGAGGCCGGTCTGCACGTTGCCTCTGGGGTCAGACACTACGTGCCAAACATTGATCTGGCCTTTGAGCTGGACCTTGTTGTCCTAGATCCACAATCCAGCCAACCGGTGATATGTGAAAACAAATCGATCTACGGCTATATGGCCCAGAAGGAAATCATTGGTGGCCCTTATGCGAAGGGCAAACCAAAGCTCGAGCATGTTCTCCAGACACTCATTTATATCAACGAGATACGTTCTGGTGCCAACCTCAAGCAAATCATTGCAACTGCGCAAGCGGATAAACCAACTAATCCGCGCAACCGAGTCCGGGTCACAGACGTGAACCTGGGGATGATCAAAGATGATGCGACCGTGTATGGCAAGATCTGCTACGAGACACGAGACACCTGCCTCACTGCGGAGTTCGATATCGAAATCTACGAGGATTATGATGGCCTCCACTATCCTCAAGTCAACGGCGATGTTTGGCGCATTTTCACGGTGGAGTCGATTTATGAACGCTTCGAACAGATCCAGGGTTACTTTAACCGATCACAGGCTGAAGCGATCCGGAGGCTCCAGGAGCAAGGGACAATCCGTCCAGCCTCCTTGCCCGCGGAAGCGTCGGAAGAGGCTGTAATCGCCTGGAAAGGCCAGGAAAAGGCCTTCTGGGAGAGGGTCGGGGAGGAGATGAGACGCCTACCGGTGTCCTACCTACCCCCAGCAGACTACCGCTACCGGTATACGGACATAGCCATCGAAAGCTTTGCTGAGAAGGGCTTTATCGGCAAGACCAAGTTCGCCGAATGGAAGTCCTGGAAGAACGGCAAGAGCCGGAAGTGGAAGGAGTCCAAGATCGGACCTATCATTGGGGACTGGCAGTGTCGGTACTGCCCCTATAAGTTCCCTTGTATTGCTCTGGAGTACCCAGACCTGGCGCCCATGGTCAACGACGTCCTGGCCGCCCAGGCAGATGAAGAAGAGTCGGAAGACGCAGAGAGGAAAGTCTAATGTCATTCAACGAACAGCAGTTCGAAGGCATCGTGGCCGAGCTCAAGAAAGAGCTGGAGTATGCCAACAATCTTTGGGGCACTGAGTTCGACGATAAGAACACAGCCAATGATTGGGCGGCCTACATCGGGATCTACACCGGCCGCGCAGTAGAGATGGATCGCACTACCCGCCTATTCAACCCTATCCGTTTCCGTAAGGATATGTTGAAGGTAGCTGGGCTAGCTATATCGGCTATCCAGACTTTGGATCGGCAAGGTATTGCTAAGCGGCACTACGATAAGTAAGCGTCCTCTCGCTGCTGTCTGCGGACTCGCGGTCTTCTCGCAGTCACTTCGCGGGCACCGCCGAATGCGTCGTTAACGGGCATTCGGCTTCTGCCCGCCCGCTCCTTTAGAAGACCTTAGTCCTTGACAGCGACTCGAGTCCCATGAAAGAAGTCATTCGCGAGCTAACAGATAAACCGTATGCAATCAGGGAAAGATTTTGGGGATGTATGACCAATATCTTCTCCTGGCATTGGTGGCTTAGGATGAGATCATGGCAGGCGCCCTACAGAAGAATGACCTAGTACTTCGGACTCGCTACACGGCGTCCGCTTGGGTCGTCTTGTTATCACAAGACTCCCCTCGCTACCGCCCGTTCCGCCATTCCTCAGTGTGTCTACGGAAGTAGTCTGGCTGGGAATCGGCTCCGCTTTCATCTAGTAGTTCCATCCTCGCCCTGCTGCGCCGCAAACGACGTGAGCTTTTTGAACAAATCAAGGATTTGTTCAAAACGTTTGTGTGCTCGCCACGGGCTGCGACGCTTCGCCGATGTTACCCTTAGTCCATAGTTGTAATCAATAGCCCTGTGTTATCCATCGGATAACACAGGGTTTGCCTTTTAGGAGAGACTCATGCCTGAAGTAACCAAGACGTATGTTGAGTTCATGTATCCAGGTGCTCTGTTTGCAGAGACCGAGGACAAAGAAGTGAAAGACCGGGACGTTAAGAAAGTCCTGAAGATCCTGCCGAAAGGAGCGTTCTGCTTTCGGTTCTATGATAGGACATCGAAAGATGTTACGATCGATGGAGAGAAGGAGACTGTCTATGGGAAGGAGAAGAACAAGTCGGGGAAGTACTACCCGGGAGCTACTCCTTATACCCTAGAACAAGTCAAGAAGATGGGGAAGGACTTCTCCATCCTGGCGAGTAATATGGAGTGCAATAACTGGCCGAAGGTTATCAAGACTCGTCGTGGTAACTTCCAGCCGTTGGAGAAAGGAGATATCATTCTGTGAGCGACTGGGTTGTTGTCAATGAAGGTAGTGATTATTACACTCGCTGCCGGCGAGTCAGTACTCACACTACCAAGATAGTGATTGTTGAGTGGCATCATCCCAATATGGGATGGTCTGACGCCGGCGTGTTTGTCCGGTTCGCCCACTCTCTGAGTGGCATCAACGGCTGGGAGCTATTGCATAGCGCCAGCTGGTTGGATGATACTAACGCTGCTGAGTTTGTGGATCAGTTCCCTAAGTTCAAGAAGCTATTTAGGGACTGACATGAAGCGGCTCTGCGTCTTTTATAAGCAAGCCAGCCAGTGGATTGGCAATAAGAAAGTTGAGTGGATCATCTGCAAAGGATGTCAGAAGAAGCTGCGCAATGGCGTCCGCCTGAGGATTCATCTAGGCGGAGGCTTTCGAGATCACAGTGAACGCTGTCTCCAGTGTGGTGGTGATTGTATGTGTTATTCGTGGTGTCCTAACAGGGAGTAGATGATGATTAAGATTCCTCGTATCAAGGTCGATCGTGTTGCACCTATTCTTGATTTGCCGGGCGCCTTTATGGTTCGTGTGAAGCATCCTTACTTCACATCCAAGAGCTACGGGCCGATGGAAGACAAGACATGGGCCATTGCTGGACTCATTCGTACTGCTGTCCAGAAGGTCCTCGATAAGAAAGGAGGCAATACATGTCCTACCCATTCAGACCGAGTCAAGAAGCGGAAAGGCTCCATCTAATATGGGAGATTTACAACTGGACTGGGAGCCAGGCCAGTGGTAAGTGCTACAACTCGGGTTCTTACGGGCATCCTAATCACCCTCTCAATAAGAATCGAGAGCTTCCTTTTGCTTGGGACCTGGCTCACATATTTGCCGCTATAGCCGGCGGCTACATCATAGAGCTCAGCCCTCACTACAAGGGAGTACAGTGTATCCGCAAGAACAAGGATCTGTGGGAGCGGGTATCTAAGTATGTCAAGCTCAAGATCGGTCAAGGATGTCTGCCGTACGATATCGGCAATGTCGGCGAGCGCTGGGAGCATATCAACAACGTCAGCTTTATGTCAGGAGATGCTCACAGTGCCTAACTGGTGTGAGAATGAACTAACTATCCGCGGTAAGGGAGCGGATAAAGTAGTTGAGTTCCTTAAGGGCAGCCAGGGCGCCTTGGATTTCAACAAGGTCGTCCGTCAAGTGAAAAGGTGGTGGCCTTTTAAGAAGCAAGACTACTGGTACAACTGGCGTTGTACTTATTGGGGTACCAAATGGAACGTAGGTGAGGAAGTTCGGACGGTTCCGATGTCCAGGGGCGCTGTAAAGCTATGTTTCGACACGGCTTGGGCGCCGCCAGCACCTATCGTTGGACGGTTATCTGACCGGTTCCCGAATAACACTTTCACTCTGAAATATTGGGAGGGTGGAATGGGTTTTCGTGGTAAACTAGTAGTGAAGGACGGAGAAGTTCTTGAGAACTCTTCTTCGGACTCATACAAAGGACATCGTGGAGGTTAGTATGCAAAGCATTAAAGAGATTTTCAAGATCAACTCAATCGAAGAGCTTACCGCTGCGCGCGATCAGTTCGAAGGAGAGATCAATGAGCGGATCAGCCCGCTGGTGGCTGCACTCGAGAAGAATGTTCTGTCCTCTGACGTGGCAAGCCTTGAACAGCATATGGCCTATGTTGAATCCTGGCGAGCAAGACTGGTTAGATTTCACTCTTTCGCATCCGCATTCACCGATCATGCGAAAGATAGCACTTTTCTGTCGTCAAAGACTACAGATATCACGGGCGAATCCAAGCGCATTCCAGAGATTGAAAGAGATGCGTATCGCCGTAAACTGTCTGGAGGATTTTCAGCGATCCAGTCGTACTTGGAAGGCTTGATCGATTGCGTTGACTCGCGAGTCAACTTGGCTAAGAAGATGTTGGGCATCGAAGTCGACGCCCCGCGCAAGAAGACGGTCTAATGGCTAAGATTCCTAGCTCTAGGTTTCCCAAACCTTCTCATGTTGAGACTCCTCCGGTTGGAGATCTCACCCTTAAGGATGAAGACTTCCTCAAGATCTGGAAGAAGCATCTGTCGGTTATGAAGCAGCTCGAGGTCATCTTAGCACCCGCTACCGATGCCATCAAGCAGCGCTTCTTCAAGCGACAGCCGGCGATTGTGAAGTGGGGCGACACCGAGCTTCATTCGAAGGACAACGTTAACTACAACGTTGTCATCACTGTAGAATGGTTCGAAGATCGGCGTGGTGAGATGGATGAGAATGCTTATACTATTCCATTACATGCGGCCCTCGCCGGCACGAAAGCGGTGAACGATTTCTTCGACGAAGAAGATCGGAAGCAACAGGAAGAAGCCAAGAGACTTGGTCTCCTGAAGGAAGCACGTGATAAAGATCAACGTCGTGAGCTCTACCTTAAGCTCAAAGCCGAGTTCGACAATGAAGAAAAACCAGAAGGAACCACGGACCTGGCCACACTGCGACCAGCGAGTGCTCCATGCACCCGGTGAGTGTGAGATCTGCGACGAGTACGCCCAGGATCTGCAAGAGATACGCGCAGCCTGGGGTATAAACTTCACTGGTCATCATGATTTAGAGACGGAGAATGGGACTCCTTTGCTCCCTTGTCCGGCCGAGGTGGCACGTCCACTCGATATCATCAACGCTTGGAGTCGCAATCGCGCGGCAACAAAAGAATCCCTTGAGCAGACAGCTAAAGATGTAGCTGAAGCGCTCAAGATGTTCAGAGGAGAAGCTAAAGGTGGTTAGAGGAATGAAAGCATTCCGCGTGGACAAGAACGGCAATCTCCGTTTCTTGTTCCACACGTATGACGGGACGTCCATTGTGCCTTTAGATAGGTGGATTGAGACTACTCGCCCTTGGGTGACGGACGGTCAGCGACAGAAGATGTATCGCTCTGCCTTCCATTTCCTCCGAGATAAGGATCGGATCCGGAAGTTTGATGCACTGACAAAGGGGAAGTATGTTATACTTCCTATTAGGGCACAAGATGTCGAGCCTAAGCCCAGGACCAATGTTGGTTCTTGGCTGGCCAAGCGGATCTACATTTCATCTGCCGACGTCCGTAGTGCACTGCAAACAAAGGGGTTATGATGGCTAAGAAAGAAGAGCAAGTGGACTTGAACGAGGAGTTGGAGACGGAGCTCGCACAGTACAACTTCGGCGATATGTTGGAACTCGCCGAGAACATTACAGACATGTCAGTCGAGTGTACTCCGACGGGATTTCCGCAGCTGGATAAGATCCTACATGCATCCCTCAACGGACTTCCACATGGACGTGACATCGAGATATTTTCTAAGGAACCTGAAGTAGGCAAGACATCTCTTGGCCTTCAGATTCTCCAGCATTGGCAGAGCATGGGTAAGAGAACACTCATCATTGACGTTGAACGGACAATCACAATCGAGTTTCTCGCGCAACTGGGGATCGTTACGACGCCGGGCAACCCGGGAGTTATTCCAGTTCGTGTTTCCCGACCGCCTGATGCGTTTACTGCAGAGCAAGTCCTGGATCTGGTACGCGACGCCTCAAAAGTGTTCGACCTCGTTGTGGTGGACTCTATAGCCGCAATGGATATCAAGGCCAACCTTGAGAAGGACACTGATGAGAGTGCCAAGATTGGAGCTGTAGCCCTATTGATGTCCAACTTCCTGCGCAAGAACGTTGCCAAGCGCGCTACTGTCATCTGGATCAACCAGACCCGACAAGTAGTGGGTGGCTACAATCCCACAGGACAGATTCGATATCAGACTATGGGTGGCCGAGCGCTGCCTTTCTTCGGTACTATCCGGTTGGATATCTCGATCATCGAGAAGCTGAAGAAGGAAGAGGATGGAGAAGAGACTGTCTACGCGTTGAAGACTAAGGTCTACACCACGAAGAACAAAGTCTCTCCACCGTACAAGCAGGCAATCCTGACTTACGTCCTGGGTGAAGGATTCTCAGTCCACTATGATTACTTCGAGCTGGGTTTGAAGCTGGGAGTAATCATCAAGAAGGGTGGCTGGTATCAGTTTGGCGACGCCAAGATACAAGGCGACCTGAACTTCTATAAAGCCATGAAGAAGAACGAAGAGCTCTTCAACGGAATCAAGAAAGCTATTGGTGAGGAGCTGGCCAGTCATGGCGCAGCCGCAATCACTGAAGGATAATCCACTCTCAGTCTTCGCTATAACAACTGAGCCTGTGGCATGCATCGAGGGGGAGAAGTGTGCAAACTCCCCCTCACATAGTTCCCATCCAGAATGTAATAACTGCAGGTTTTCGCCTGGGGCGCCGTACTTTATTCGTACGCACCACTGGAAGCCTATGCTGGAGGGTTGGCACCATCGCAAGCTTGAAGAGGAGAAGCGTCATGCCAAGCGTCAGGCAGCCATTGCTCGTCAAGAGGCCAAAAAGGCGAAAGATCCCACCAAGCAGGCCCGTGTTCGCGCGGCCGCAAGGGCAGAACGCAAAACCAATGACCATATCATTAAGTCTACCCGGAACTCAGGGAGGGTAAACCGTGACGGTGATCATCTGTTGTTTGATTCTGTCGTGGTGGATACGAAACTGCAATCAACGGCCACGGAACCCGTGATTCATCTCAGGGAGTTGGACAAGGTAAGACAAGATGCTAGACGAAATGGCAGGTGTTGCGGGGCTCTTTGCCTACAAAACAAGACTGGAAGAAGCGTTATTGTGGTTGACGCAGCCGATTTTGCTGCGCTCACCCGCGGCCTCAATCTGGATCAAAAAGGCCTCTGACGATCCCGATCGCTATTGGGCTCGGCGTATCGGTAGTCAGGATTGGTTTCCAGTGACGGCCGACTGGTTGTACAGTCGTGAGTATGTTTGGTTGTACAGTCGTGAGTATGTTGAGGTAGATAAACCGTATGCATCTACCTTAGAGTCGGCGCTCAGAGATGATGGAGCCTATACTCTGGCAGGAGAACCTATCAGCATGCCTGTGAAGGCTAAGGAAGCTACTCCTAAGTACATTCCACCTCTGTTCGAAGAGAGGGAAGTATGAGCAACCCTCACATGGATCCGATTACTGGCGAGTTTTTAGTGGATGATAAGATCGGCGAGTATCAAGATCACCAGAAGATGAAGACCGAGGCGGATTTCAAATCGTATACAGAGCTGTATAAGAATGTTGAGTCATACGGTCTGACAGGTACGATTCCAGTGGGTGGTTTGACTGGGCCGGTGTTCCGGTGGCGCTGGATGCCTCATACTATCTACAAGTTAGGAGAAGTCGTTCTGGACTTCTTCAACAGGATGCAATCCTGTAACCAATATGGTGTATCCGGAATGTATGAGCCGATGTGGCACAACAACTACGGCTCTATTACGCATGATGGTGGTATTAACTGGATAGACTATGGACTTCCAGTCACATTCCAACAGCCGATCATCAATATCCCTCCGAACTTGAGCTTCAAGAAGGAAGAGGAGTCGCAACCTATGACAGATTTCATCGAGGAGCGCGAGGTATGAAGAAGGAAAAGGAACCTATTCCTTTCAGGACAGACATCTTCGAAGCCGAAGATAAGCTTTTGCAAGAGCTCCAGAAGAGTGATAATATTGAAGATCAGCTCACCGCTATCTTGATGGAGCCTCATGTGCAGAAGACTCCTGAAGATAATGAGGATAGTGTGGGGTTGTGGTCTAACTGCGCGCGAGCAAAGGCACAACAGATCCTCAAGAGATTCGAATGCAAACCAAAACAGTGGCAGTTAACCTTCATACGCAGCCTTATGATGTTTACATCGGCCGCGGATCGAAGTGGGGGAATCCCTATACCCACAAGAAGTCGGCGTTCAAAGATGTGGTGATGGTGGCAACTCGAGAAGAAGCCATAGCCAGGTATCGCGAGTATATCAAGTCGAAGCCTGAGCTGATGGCCGCCCTGAAAGAACTGAAGGGCAAGAGATTGGGCTGCTTTTGCAAGCCCTTGTCGTGTCATGGAGACGTATTAGCGGAGCTAGCAGATGATAACCAAGTGGGATCGTAGATACCTGGAGCTGGCCAGCCTCGTTGCGAGCTGGTCGAAGGACCCAAGCACCAAAGCCGGAGCGGTGATCATCCGCCCTGACCGCACAGTTGTGTCAGTGGGGTTCAATGGCTTTCCGAAGAACATGCCAGACAACCCAGAGTGGTACGCCAACAGGGAAGAGAAGTATTCCCGCGTGGTCCATTGTGAAATCAATGCGATGATCCACTCGTATGAGAACCTGAAGGGTTATACCCTCTATACTTATCCCTTTGCTCCGTGCGACCGCTGTGTCGTGCAGATGCTGCAGGCTGGTATAGTGAGGTTCGTATTCCCGGAGCCGTCAGCAGACGCTCTTACTCGCTGGGCCGAGGCCTTCGTGAAGACGAAGAAGTACATTACAGAGTCCGGCGCCGAGTGGGAGGAAGTCCTTCGGGACTCAGTGAGCTAATGGGAGCTCCAGCTCGGTATTCAGTCACAGATGTGACTCCAGAGAGTATTACTATCAAGGACTTAGGTCCTTGGAATAGACATCTGACCATAACCAACGACGCTGAAGGTGTAGTGAAACGGATGGTCCCTCATTTGAAGGGCCGCCGTTTGTTCTACATTGACAGCGAAGGCGAGACCGATGAGTTGGTGATCAAGAAGGGTCAGTTTGCTGGATTCAAACCGGGCCCAGGAAGGAAAGGATGAAGATCATAGAGCCTACCTTTGAGATCCTAAACCCCCAAGACTTGCTAGATGGTATAGCCAAGCTGCAGTTCATAGAGAAGATGGCACGTATTAGCCATCGATCGGAAGATTTGCAGACAGATGACAGCTATAAGAGATTTATCAAGTTTGTGGTGATGGAGAAAGGCGACTGGAGTGTGGTAGAACATGCTTATGCGACCGTTATCTTCCGCGTGGACCGTGGGGTTACTCACGAACTGGTTCGACACCGCCTCTTTAGCTTCACGCAAGAAAGTACTCGCTTCGTCAACTATGGCAAAAAGGGCGATATGGATTTCATCGTCCCAGTGGGAATCAATGCAAATGATCCCGACTTCCAGTTGGCCTATAAAAGTGCCGAAGCGGAATATCTTGCACAGCTTTCAGCTGGGAGACCGCCACAAGTTGCACGGGCTGTGCTACCTAATGGTCTTGCCTCCACAATCGCAGTGACTGGTAACCTTCGTAACTGGCGCCATATACTGATTATGCGCACTACGAAGGAGACTCATCCGGACTTCAGGCGGGTAATGATTCCATTGCTCGCCGAAATGCAGCAACGCATTCCAATACTGTACGACGATATCATTCCAGAGCAGAAGCAGAGCGAAGCTCTATCTAAACCGAGGTAATCTACCATGGGTCCAACCCCTGTTGTTGATGTAAGCCGTCTGTATTCAGATTTTGTGTACAAATCTCGTTATTCAAGGTGGCTTTATGACCTCGAGCGAAGGGAAAACTGGAGTGAAACTGTCGACAGGTATATTAAGTTCTTCGCAGTACGTATTCCGAAGCGGTTTCGTAAAGAGGTTTCGGAGGAACTGCGGGATGCGATCTTCAACTTCGAAGTCATGCCCTCCATGCGGGCGATAATGACCGCTGGAGAGGCACTCGAGAAGGATAACTGCGCAGGTTACAACTGTAGTTACATTGCTGTGAACAATCAGAGAGCCTTCGATGAGGCCATGTACATCTCGATGTGTGGCACGGGCGTTGGCTTCTCAGTAGAGAGGCAGTATGTCAACGAACTCCCCACTATCGCAGAAACCTTCTATCCTTCAGCAGTTACTCTTAAGGTCAAGGATAGCAAGATTGGCTGGGCGACATCGTTTAAAGAGCTCATTGCGTTACTATATACTGGAATGGTCCCCAAGTGGGACCTTAGTGAGCTTCGTCCGGCGGGCGCCCCGCTCAAAACCTTCGGTGGAAGATCCTCTGGGCCGGCTCCTTTGGACGAACTCTTTAAGTTCACTGTCGAAACATTTAAACGAGCAGCTGGACGCAAGCTTACCTCGATCGAATGTCACGACATCATGTGTAAGGTGGGGGACATCGTCGTCGTTGGAGGTGTCCGCCGGAGTGCTATGATCTCATTGTCCAATCTATCGGATGATCGTATGCGCGCGGCCAAGACTGGTGAGTGGTACAACAGTAACCCTCATCGGCGCCTGGCTAACAACTCCGCTGTCTATACCGAGCGCCCCGAAATGGGAATCTTCATGAAGGAGTGGCTATCACTGTATGACTCCAAAAGTGGTGAGCGAGGAATATTTAATAGACAGGCTGCAGTACTTAAAGCAAAAGCGTCTGGTAGACGAAAGACAGAGAAGATTGAGTTTGGTACGAATCCCTGTGGAGAAATCATCCTGCGTGATATGGGCTTTTGCAACCTTACTGAAGTTGTCATCCGTCCTGACGACACGCCGAGGTCTCTACGGAAGAAGGTACGTCTCGCTACGATACTCGGAACCCTACAGTCCACGCTGACTAACTTCCGATATCTGCGGGCAGGGTGGAAAAAGAATGCCGAAGAAGAAAGGCTCCTGGGTGTATCGCTTACCGGTATCATGGACAACCCGCTTACGGCTAATCCTCATGAGGCGTTTCTACGTTCGCTCAAGAAAGTGGCACTTGAAACGAATGCCGAATGGGCCAAGCGGCTTGGGATCAACCAGGCTGCGGCTGTCACTTGTGTTAAGCCGTCCGGAACGGTCTCGCAGCTGGTTAACTCGAGCTCTGGGATACATCCGCGGTACGACACGTACTTCATACGCGCGGTCAGGCAAGATAAGCGAGATCCTATCTCCGCTCTTCTGAGAGACTCCAAGGTCCCCAATGAAAGTGATATTACGCAAACCAACGACGTGGATGTTTTCTACTTTCCACTTAAGAGTCCGGCGCATTCTGTCACGCGCCTGGAACTCACCGCAATACAGCAGCTTGAAATATACCTCAAGTATCGTCAATGGTGGTGTGAACATAATCCATCATGCACGGTCTACGTGAAGGAATCTGAATGGCTGTCTGTGGGTGCTTGGGTCTACGAGCACTTCAATGAGATCGGTGGGATTTCATTCCTGCCTTATAGCGATCACATCTATAAGCAGGCACCATATACGCCCATCACTAAGGAAGACTACGACAAAGCGGTCGCTGCCTTCCCGAACATCGACTGGTTGCTTCTCACTAAGTATGAGAAGGACGACCGCACACTAGGCGCTCAAGAGCTTGCATGCACTGCAGGTTATTGTGAAGTATAGCCTTATTTTATGCGGTTGAGCGGTCGCTAATGTGTTATACTAATCAGAAGGAAACCCATGACAAACAGTATCCTAAGCAAGTATAACGTAGCCAAGGATCAGCTACGCGAGTATCTTGTTCAGTACCTTGAATCACAGGGCCGCCACATCAAGAGCGGCAAACTGTTCACCTGTTTGAACCCTGAGCATTCAGATGATGATCCCTCCTGCGGTATCGTTCCTGATTCGCAGGGTCGTTACTTTCATTGCTTCGGCTGCGGTTGCACCGGGGATATCTTTACCGCGGCCTACTTCCTAGAACAGCGGGCGCTATCCGGCGCCGGCTTCATCCATGACAACCTGAAGTATCTCGCTGACACGTTTGGGGTTGAGGTGCCTATTGAGGAACCAAATCCCGAAGAGCAGTATGAGATGGATACGTATCGCGCTTACCGCGACGCTGCGCAGATCCTTCTCTTCTCGAAGTTTAGCGATCGCGTAGAAGCGAAGCTTGCTGACTACGGCTGGTCGAAAGAGACGCGCATGGCACTTGGCGTCGGCTCGGTGGAATCGTATGACAAGTTCATTGAGCGTATGAAGAAACAGCACGGCTGGACAGACGCCTTCATGAAGGAAGTCGATCTGCACCGTAGGAGTATGTTCAATGAAAACAATCTCGTCTTTACTGTTAAGGATGAGAATGCCAACCCAGTTGGTTTTGCATGTCGCAACCTGTTATACGAAGAAGAAGCCAAACAGTACGAATCTGCTAAGGCCAATGTACTGGCTACGACTGCGGAGGATAGCGACGAGCGTAAGCTGGGACTATTGGAACTCAAACGGCCAGCGAAGTACATAAACTCAATGGAGTATGCTGGTGAAGAAACAGCCATTCGGAATCGAATATACCAGAAGTCGAAAAGACTATTCGGCCTGCACAGGGCCCGGAAGTATACTCCTCCGCTGTACGTCTTTGAGGGGTATTCCGATTGCGTCACAGCTGTCAACGCAGGACTACAGAACAGCTGTTCGATTGGGTCGACGTCGTTCACGCGAGACCATCTCGAACTTATTCTCGGCCTTGGTATCAAGCACATTGTCTTTGTGCTCGACGCTGACGACGCAGGAGAAGCTGGCACTGATCGGTTTGTCAAGCTTTTGGAGGAGTCTGTTGGAGGAAACATTGGCCTCCGCGTTGAAATCGTAGCGATGCCGGAAGGCACAGATGATCCCGATAACTATATTAGAAAGATGGGCGGTCTCAAAGCTTTTCGTACCTTGGAAAAGGTCGATATTTTTGGCTGGTCATTACATAAAGCCGTCAAGATGGGTGAGGATCCGACGTCTCTCGCTGAGAGAATGGTCCCCCTTATCGTCAATGATCAATCAAACTTTGTCCGGCTCCGTAAAGCAGAGCAGCTAGCTAAAGCTACTGGCATTGCCCAGGATGTAGTCTGGCGCGAGGTTACAAGGCTAGTTGACAGTGAGGTAGCTCAGGTTAATGAGGAGACTACCCTGCTGGCACAGCAGGCAGCTAAGCAGCTCCAACTAAAGCCGTTAGAAGCTCTGACGGTATTGTCTACCACTATGGAGAAGATCGAGAAGGCTCAACAGCGTAGGGCTGGTTATAGTGTATCAGCTACGATGCGCTATCTCGATGAGATCAAGACCATCCAGGAAAGTGACGCTAATATGGTTGAGCTTTCCGTTGGTAATGATTGGCCTCTCTTCAACAAGTGGATCGGTGGCATTCCGCGGTCGGAGTGCTTTGTTACCATCCCGGGCAAGATGAACCAGGGCAAGTCTTCATTTCTTGCTAACCTGGCGTGGCGCCTGATTGATAACAATCCGAACGAATGCATGGTTCTCTACCATACGGTAGATGATTCCCTGCCTATCTTCCTGCCTCGGCTGTGGGGATCCAAGTTCGAGCAGGTTAGCTACTGTGATGCCAAGCTCAATGACGACGGACATAAGTCCGGCTGGTATTCGAATGACTTCAAGAAGGCTGGCTATGCGTTAGATCGCTGGCCGGAGTTCCAGGAAGTCTACCAGCAAGCCATGGCTTGGACCCAGGAGAAGATCGAGCGTGAGCTATTCATCCCAGAGGACGTTTCGACACTGGCTGCTTCGCTGCCGGCTCTGGAGAACCGCATTAAGGCACTACGTCAGAAGTTTCCCGAGCGAAAGCTCGTTGTCATCGGAGACAACTTTCATCTTTATGATTTTCCAGGCTTTCAGGACGGAGAGGCTAAGACACGCCACATGTCGTCTTTTGTTAAGGGTCTTGCGAACAAGTACCACGCGACCATTATCATGACCATGGAGCTGCCTAAGACGTCTCTTCAGCCGGGCGTTCGTCCGCGCGTGCGGAACATCAAAGGTACCGGTGGTATCTCATACGATTCATCCCTAAACATCGGTGTTTACAACGACATCAAGGACTTTGGGGATGATGCTACGCTGGTGGATCCGGATCAAGATCACAAGGATCCTATCACCAACGCTCCACCTTATCGTAAGCCTGTCTTGGAACTGGTATTCGATAAGTCGAAGATCAACTCCTTTGACGGCACGATCTATTACAGATTTGAGCCCCGATCAGGGCGAATGGATGAGTGTAGTCTGGACGACCAGGCTAAATATCATAAGCTCGCCAATGAATACAAGGCTACCGCCAAGAATACTGACCCTACAATAAGTAGCCAAGCGGCTCACAAAGAACCGTTCTAATGGTATAATGAGGTAGGTGGCAATATGACCGGCGACGAAATGGAAATCATTCACCCCGAAACGGGGAAGAACAAAGGGTTTGTGGACTCTGAAAACAAAGTCCACGAAGCGCACGAATGTGAGTTTCACGGCGACCATTCAAAAGGTCTGGACGTGGACGACAAGTGCGTAATATGTGGAAAGACTCTGGGCGATTTTATCGCTGAGGACTTCGATCCCACGAGGGTCCATATCCCCATAATCATCGATCCCGAGGAGGACGATAATCATGAGCAACAGTCCAAGTAACGCTGCTGCGCGAATACAAGCCCAGCAACGAGCGATGGCAGGCAAAGATGTTGTCTGCGAACGTTGTGGTGGATCTCACTTCTATGAAGTGCAGGTTACCAAGTATCTAGCTGGAGGGTCCGGTTCTGTTGAAATCCTGGCAGATCCAAATGAACAAGTGTTCCCTCTTTTGATCTGCCCGTGTGGTTTCCCGACGCTTCCCAAGCCGGCAGTTGGTCGCCGTGCTGGTGGCATCTACGAGACTTCACACAAGCTGATGCGTGACTCCGTCACGAAGGCTCAGGCCTATCTGAATAGTCAGACCACGAACGCTGTCAAGGGTGAAGTGCTCGAGTCTGCTGCTGGCAAGTTCGTCGAGACCCGCGTCGAGGACGTCACGAAGCGCGTGGATAAGATCGAAAGCGATCTTTACAGCAAGGCCAATGCAAAAACAGGAAGTTAATCTCAACCCACTCCTGGCCGGTCGGAAGATCGACCAGGAGTTTCTGTCTCAACTCGAGGTGACGGATGAGCGTCAATATCCTATGCCCGGCGCGATCTGCAAGAACCCGGGAGATCTTCGTATCAATCTGGCTTCCACGGTTGCGAAACCGAGTAATGAACTCGTGCTTGCAGAGCATCTCGCAACTATCCGTCACAAAGCATCCGGCCGTGTATTCATCGTTTACCGGGACACAGTCGATGCCCTTTTCCTTGAGAGTCAAGACATAAAGAAATATCCTAAGTGGTTGATGGACGACCCGCGCAAGCAAAATGAGAGGTCGATTCGCATCAATGAGATGTTAAGGGCTCCCGCAGACAAGTATGATCGTGCTTGGCTTGGCGGGGACCTCGATGACAAAACATACGATACCTTAGCTTACTTCTTGTACCAACTTAGAACAAGCTAAGAGGAGGCTACATGTCGAAAGGCATGAATAAGGACGAAGCTATCTTCAACCTAAAGCAGAACTGGGATGAAATGCATCCCAAGACTAAGAAGGACCTGGTATATTCCCTACTGGGCCATCGAATGAAGTTCACGGAGATCGCAGAAAAGGTCGGCCGTTCGGTTGAAGAAGTGAAGGAAGCGTGGAAGGGAATCATAGTCGAGGTTGCTCCTCCGGAACCTCAGACTAACTCCGTCCTCCCAGAGGATTGTGGCAGTTCACATACCTATCAAGGCATGGTGGCGCCAACCTGTTGTGGTGGATCTGGTTGTAAGAAGTGCTGGGATATCTTCAGCACGGTGAACAACATGGATACAAGTGTTGTGAGCCCTAAAGTGGTTGAAGTATCTCCCATGAAGACGATGTACGCCAAGAACTTTGATGAGATCCTGGCGGAGTATCGTGATTGGGTAGGCTGGCATAGCTGGCCGGCCGGCACTGAAACAGGTAAGGGCCCTGGGAATCCTGATTACCTAGAAGGTTTGATCGTTAGCGACATCCATGCTCCATTCCACGATGAAGCTCGCTTCGATAAGATGATCGCTGACACCGCTGGCAAGGTAGATATCTGCATCCTCGCTGGTGACGGCCCTGATTATCATAACTACAGCAAGTACATGAAGTATGGGCAGCACTTCTCTGTTCGAGAAGAGCACAAGGCCTTCTTGCTGATTCTCAAGAAGCTTTCTGCAGCTTATCCCGAAGTCATTATGATGCCCGGGAACCATGATGAGCGCACTCGAAAGAAGTTCGCTCAGCTATTGCCCGCGGATCTCTATCAGAGTCTATTGGACTTCCATGGACCTGATGCTTTTGACTTCGCCGAGCTGCAAACCAAGCAGTTTGAGAACATAGTCATTCCTGAAGTGCCTACGGATGGCTTCGCCGAGTATCGATTCGTCTATCAGTGTGGCGATATCGTCATCGGTCATCCAGAACTCTACTCGCGCATTCCCAACAAGAGTGTCGGTGGGTTCATTGATTGGGTCTACAAGAAAGCTATCCCAGTAGGCCTGGTTCATCTTCCCGTCTCTGCGGCCGTAATGGGTCATACCCACATGGCTGGCAAGACCTGGAACGATTATCAGGTTATTGGCATTGAGAATGGCTGTATGTGTCTGACTCCAGACTATGACGCTGGTCCCAAGCTTGCCGGGGCGCCACGTCCTTTGACCCGCGGTTACACCTTGTTCCGTACGAACAAGAAGACGGGTCTCACCGCAACGAATGACATCAACTTCGTTGAGGTTGCATAACTTGTAAGCCGGGAGAGGGTAGACTTCCTATATCGGAGCTCTGCCCTCCTTCCCAATAGTCTCTCTTCTGTGGTATACTAGGTATAAGAATGTGAGGGGCTTATGTCTTTAGTTAGGCCAAAGATGTCAGAATGGTTGGAATGGGATCTTATTGAACAGAGTCCTCTCAATCTAACATATTGGTGGATGGCATTCAGCTGTTTTGATTGTATTCATCAAGGTAAGCGGGTAATGTTTCTGCTCCCGCGGCTGTCGCTGGTTGACTACATAAATAAAGAGATAGCCAGGCCGAAAGGTCAAAAGAAACTGCACTGTAATAAAGTGCCTGGTCTTCGTAATGGTAAGACTTACGTACGAGCATGGGGATACAGTATTAATCCCTTTGATATCGATGGACGTATTGTAGTACCATTCACTGAGGACATGGAGGATTGCTACCAGAAGTGTAAGGCGATGCTCGGTAACGATCCTATGGATGAAACCTGGCTGGGAGACACTGGAGAGAAGGTAGCTCGTGTTTACTTCTCTAAGAACCTAAAGCTTCAAGTCTCCAAGAAAGACCCTACTCTTGATCAAGAGTATAAAGGACATGATTTTTATGTTGAGGATTCAAAGTGGGGTATCATCCAGGCCAAGTGCCGCGCGGAAGATCAATCTTATGTGCTTTCAGTAAACGGTGGTCCCACTAAGTTACCTTCAAAGGTAGCTACTGTTGTTGATTCGCAAGGCGACATGATACCAATGATCTTCTTGCAAATGTACGAACGAAATAAAGAAGGGATCAGTTCCAAAGGAAAGAAACATGACGGAAAAAAGAATCATAATGCCGGGGGATCCGGAGTGGAACACACAGTTGTCACCGGATCAGGAATACTCGACCCAGTCGCAGCAGATTATGCCGTCGCAAAAGCTGCCTGATGAAGTCTTAGAGGCGGCATTCCAAGAGGCTGTGCAAGAAGTAAAAGAAAAGCTTGAAGTAGCACAAGAAGCACCGCCGGAAGCCCCTACGCCAGGGCCCCCGACGGCCAGTTATCGGTTCCACCGGCCGGCAAGGCAGAAATCCTTTTCGATTCCTGTGCCGAAGGCCATAGACGCTACTCTATTGGAGGACTTGCCGCGGAGATGGGAACGCCAGTGCTACGTGGGCGATGTGGAATACGTATCGGTAGAAGGTAGTGAGTTCAAGATGCGTGTTCGTCGCCCAGGATTTAAGAAGGGTGAGCATATCACCCTGGATTCAATGACGTTTTACCCTGGGATAGGAGCGCTGTATGGATTCGCCGAAGGAAAGCGTGGATCGTTTGCTGTCCGTCCGGACCAGGTTAGCTTTCAGATGCCTGAGAACCCTCCAGTGGCGCCGGAAGTGGCGAGCGTACAAGAAAAAGAGGTGAGCGATGCAACCGTGGATGGACAAGACCCTCAAGTATAACCAACATGGCCGGCCAATAACTGATAACCCGAAGGACAAGCTCTACGTCGTTAGTTCTGACGTGGATGGTGTTCTATGCAACTGGGTGACCGGGTTCTTGGGAGTCTTCAACGAACTGAATGGCACTCAGCTGACTGAAGATCAGTGGGTGAATGATGAGCCCTGGAAGGCTGACAATCCAATCATGACGAAGGAGCAGTTCGAGACTGCCTTCGATGCTATGCTTAAGATCCCGGAGTTCTATTTGAACCTCGAGCCTTATCATAACGTAGACTTCGTCGCTATTAACAACGATTTGGACGATGCATTGTACAACATGTACGCTGTCACCGTCCGTGTTAATCTCCTAGCCAAGGAGGGTATTCAGGATACCACTCAGCTCCTTTCGCGTTGGATTCGCAACCAAGGAGTGCCCCTGATTACCGGCTGCAACGCCGGCGGAGACGACCGTCCTGCCCTCCTTGAGCAGCTGGGAGTGGATTACCACTTGGATGATTTCCACAAGCAAGTGAAGGAGATCAACAAGCACGGCAAGACCAAGGCCTATCTTATGGACCGGCCGTGGAATAGGCAGTACACGGAACTCGATGATGTGCGCTGCACATCGTTCGATGATTTCCTGATGAAGACCATATTCGCAGATAGAGAGGTAGAAGCACGGAGTGAGTAATGCTACCAGCTCAGCTGATAGTGGACGTGTTTAGTTGTTTGGCTGACCTCCTGATTGTGGTATTCTTTATCATAGAGCTGCGGGATAGCTTCGCGCACGCTCGAGAAGAAAGGATTCGACATAAGGAAGCCAAGGAACAGTCGAAGAAGATGATTGAAGTGCTGGAAGCGCTTCATAAAGTCTTGGCCGCTAAGGCCGAGCAAGAAATAGAAGTACTAGAAGATGTGCATGCTGAGCTGAGTGAGATCAATGATCAGCAACAGGAAATGCTCAGCGAAGAACCAGACGCAACCCCCGCCTAAAAGGAGGTCCTCGTGGCCGACAAACCAAAGAAACTACAAACCTATTGCATCCAGGCCAAACTGAACTTGATGGTCTCAATCGAGGTCTCGGCTCACGACCTGGATGAAGCTCTCGCTATGTCGAAGGAGAAAGAAGTATCCGACTTCGTCGACATTCACGGCGACTACATTGATGGCAACATGCGCGTCACTGGTGTTTACATAGCAGATTGGGATTTGGGGAAATAAGGAGGAACCGTGGCCCTAACACGAGAACAGGTTTTCAAGATCATCGATACCGAGCGGCAATATCAAGACAACTTGTGGCCGCCACACGATGGTCACAAGAACTCAGAGCATTGTCTAGCTCTGGCTCAGTGCTATGTGCGCAAGGCTGAAGATGCGTGGCTCAATGCCCGCGACGAAGTCTCCACATGGCAGCAACTGGCTAAGCTCGCCGCTATTATCACGCGCGCTCTGGAAGTTGGCAACGAAACCGAGGCGCTCCTAAACGGATTGCGCTAAGAACATGGAAAGAAAGACGTTCGAAAAGAAAGATGGAACTCCTGTGCTGATGCAGGATCTGAAGCTCGGTGACATCTTTCACTGCATAGACCCAACGGAAGATCAGACCTGGGTCATGGCAACTGGAACTCCTTATGTCGTCATGCAGGATGCTGTTGGTGACGTCTGGGGTATTCCGGTCGAGAAAGCACCGGAGTAATCATGGCTTACCTTACTTACACAGGTCAGAAAGTCACCCCAGAAGGTGGCGTTCCGATCCTGGAAGACATTGCCTGGCAGCTCCTGCACGTTTGCCGATATGCAGGAGCATGCCGCGTCAACTACACTGTCGGAATCCACTCTATGTTGGTGGCCGACTTTGTAGCACACACTCACCCTGAGCTCGAGTTCCCTGCGCTAATGCATGATGGGACCGAGTCTTGTGTGGGTGACATACCTAAACCCTTTAAATCCCAGGAGATGCGGCAGATAGAAGACATTCTGGGAGATAGGATTTGGGAGCAGTTCGGATTGCCACAGCTTGATGAAGCAGCTCATGTCATCATCAAGCGTGCAGATATTCGAGCACTCTGTGCAGAAGCCGCCTTAATAGGCCCTCCGGGGCTCGTAGAGGACGGAACGAAGAACGGCTGGTATGAACATAGGCCGGAAGACGTAGAGAAGCTCAAAGGCTATCTCTCCAAGTATGGAGTTCATGCTTGGGGGATTCAAGAAGGAGACCTCGCCCAGTGGGATTTCACTGCCCGCGCGCGAGCCTGCCTCGAGTATAATAAGACCCATGCGGTATCTAAGAAAGGGGAGTATCATCCCAAAGTTGTCTACACTAAAGTCGCCTAATATGGTCTTAGGCATCACAGGGCATCGGCCTAATAAACTAGGTGGATACAACGATGCAACGAATCGATCGACAGCTATCAAAGCTGTCCTGAGAATGCTTTATGCTCAAGGACAGCCTAACTGTGTCGTTTCGGGCATGGCCCTGGGTGTCGACCAGTGGGCTGCGGAAGTAGCCCTCGAGATGGGAATCAAAGTTCTTGCGTTGATCCCTTGCGCAGGCCAGGATGCTATGTGGCCTGAGGAATCCAAGAAGAAGTACGCTGAGCTGCTAGCTCGTATTGCGCAGGCCAACGGGTCTGTTGAATACGTGAGCACTCAGTCGTACAAACCTGAACTTCAGCAGATGCAGAAGCGCAATCAAGCGATTGTAGACTACTCTACGCACATATTCGCTGTCTGGGATAGGTCTTGGGGTGGAACAGGGAGTTGTGTACGTCTGGCTAAGAAGGCCTCCAGGCCAATAACTATCCTCCATCCCACCACTATGGGGCTGGTCACTCTTGAGCCACCCGATTATAAGGAGCCGGAGGTTTAACATGACAAAACCAGATCCTCTTTGGGTCCATGGACAATGTGATAGGATACTCTACACCCTCATTCGATGGGCGTGGAACTATCATAAAGGTAAGGTGTCCGCCACAGGCAAGTATTTGACGAAACCTGGGGAGTTGGGCCCGTCGCCACAAGAGATAGATAAACCTACACGCTATGCTAATGAAATAGCTTGGCGCAAAGATGATCTGGAATGTCTTACGAAGATACTGGAAGCTAAAGTGCCTGACTGGCCTGTGACATGGGATTTCCGTACTAATCTTCCTCGGTGGAGGAACGGTATTATAACCAAAGATGGCGCTAGAGTGGTTACCATGGACCTATACTTCCAGAATCTGGTGGAGATCATTCGGCTGTTGGAGGCAATGAGAGATGGCAAAACAAAAGAAAGCAGAGAAGACCTCGCTGGTATTGACCTCTCCAAATACTAAGCGCATTCTGGGCTTGGATTTGAGCTTGACTGGCACCGGGTGGGTCCTGTGGACATCGGATTACACCTGGGATTCTGGTCTCATCGACACTGATGGGATGTCCGATCTGACTCGTATGGATCACATCCTAACGGAGATCTCGAATAAGATCCCTGTCAATGAACTCAAGCAGAGTGATACTCTGGTTGTCATGGAGGACTTCTCCTTCGCAAGTAAAGGAGCGTCTCTGTTTCAGATCGCCGGCCTGGGCTTCCTCATCCGTCATTGGTTGTGGAAGCACGACGTTCAGTTCGTTCTCGTGCCGCCTACAGTACTGAAGAAGTTCGTTGGTGGCGCCGGCAACATAGACAAGAACCTCATGCTCCTGAAGACCTACAAGCTCTGGGGTCAGGAGTTCAGTGACGACAACATCTGTGATGCGTACGGTCTGTCTCGTATCGGCCGCGCGCTCCTGTCCTGGGATAACGATCTTACGGCTTATCAGCACGATGCTCTTAAGCAGCTAGGGAAGAGTAAAGAGTAAGGTACAGCATCCTAAATGGGGATTTAGGATACTAAATGCCAAATACAATCAGCATTGATAGGGCTCACTATGCGTCTAACTGGGCGCTACCAAAAGATAGTGAGTTCAACGACCTACAGGTCGTCAATCAGGCGGGAATAGACTATGCATTCATGCCTGATGGGCCCGAGAAAGAAGACAAGCTTCTCGAGCTGGTAAAGTACTTTCACGGCTATGTGTACAAGTACACTGATCTCATTGTGGCCGGGCACCTCCCGCAAATGCACTACTACAATGGGGATACACGCCGCTTCCTTAAGTACTTTCTCCCCAAGACAGAGACTCCGGATAAACAAGCCTTCGCCAGGGTGGCAAAGCACTTGCACCTGGCATTCCCACAACACACAGCAACGGACGTCTACGACGTTCTGAACACGTTGCTCCTTCGATGCATCAAGAAGTACGATCCGAGCTACGTCGACAAGATCAAAGAGATCGTACAGGTGATCAACAAGCTCAAGAAGAACAAGCACATTACTCTCGATCAGATCCAGAAGAAGGTCAAGTATGACCCAACTGGTTCTGTTCGATTGCTCGCGCGGAAGGGCTACATCCATGCCATCCGCGGCGCCGGCAAGAAGCTGATCGGATACCAGACCACTGAACAGTGGCCACCAAGTAAAGAGTTCCTTTCTTCAGGTCCGATCGGCTTCGTATACTTCGTCCAGACATGGTTCCGTTACTATCTGCAGGAACACATCGATGAACAGATGAAGACTCTTGAAGCGCGCGCGTGGGAGAAGATGCTCCAACTCGAGCATCGGACCGCGGGCGGAGAAGATATGGACTACACTGGTGATGTTCCTCATGCAGATGGTGATCTCACTGATGGTAGTGGTCATTCCTGGGCGGCTGACATGTCTATGGTAACAAAGTGTTTGGACCTGTCTGCCATCACGCCGGCTTGGGTAGAAGGTACAACAGATCCTCTATTTGCCAACATGACCTATAGAGAAAGACATCTGATCTACTTGTACTACGTACAGGAAATGCCCTGGAAGCAGATCTCCGAGACCATGAAGATGTCAATCAACCAGGTACAACGGATCCATAACGACATTCTTCAGTTCCTGAAGTCCAAGTTTAAGGTCCCTGTGCCAACCCCAGCGCCTGCTATACTAATCAGCTCTTGAGGACATAGCCCGATGACTAACATGAAGGTAATCACCAAGAAAGTCGTCCAGATGACAGACGATCCTGCTGTCTATCTTCCTGTATCTGAGGACTCTTACCAGTATTCTGGTCCTGTTGAGTTGGCTGTGGGTTATACCGTTTCCGGAACCATTGTTGACGGCAGTACCAACCCGATCTCAGGTGTCACAGTTGCTTGCACAGGTCAAACAAGTGCAACCACAGGCGCACCTGGAACTTTCAGTTTCGGCGGCCTCACAGGCACCGTCACTGTAACACCAACCAAGACTGGCTGGACATTTGTCCCAGTCAACATAGTAGAGACAACTACTGATCTTGCATGCAACTTCGTTGGGACACAATCATCTTTGGCCACACCGACGTTTAGTCCTGTTGCCGGGCTGTACGCTGGAACACAGACAGTAACTCTTACCAGTGCCAATGCAACTCATTTCTTTTATTCGGTTGATGGCACCACTCCTACTGAAGTAGGTGGTGTAGCTGGCCCAAGCACCTTCAAAATACTGGCTGCGACTACAGTTCAAGTACCACACGGTCTTACTCTGAAAGCCCTTGCTTATGACAGCACGGCTACTTATTTGGATAGTGCTGTAGGCTCCGCGGTATACAAGATCCTCGCGATCTCTGCTATCAGCCCATCCAGCGCACAGATCGATGAAGCTGGACAGACATTACTGCTTGCTGGTGGCGTGGTCACCGGCGGCACGACCAACGTAACAGATTGGTCTTCTTCGGTCACAGGTGTTGCAACTGTTGGAGCTCACACAGGACTGGTCACAGCAGTAGCACCTGGCTTGACAGTGATAACGGCCGCATCAGATGAAGTAGGCACCCTTACCACTACAGCAACGATTCAAGTAGGTTCGGTCGCAGCAGCAGATGTCACTTTCATATCGAACTTCTTCCTTGGTTTGATCAAAGGCGTGGCTTCACCATTTGAAGCCACTCAACAGACAGCGATCCAAACGGCGGTGGCCCACATGCAAACAGGGACCCTGACGACGGCTGATTTGAACTTGCTACAAAGTATCTTGAACGTGCAGTACCAGCAGTTGAATACAGCAGGACCGTACCAAGCCGGCCAGTTGGCAGCAGTAAAGCAAGCCTTGGCGGACATACGATCTCTGTTATAATAGGACTTAGGGGATAGAGGGCCCCAAGGTCCTCTCTAGACCCAGCGTAGTTAGGCCTTGGATGCCCTTCCTGGGCGCGCTGAGCGACAAAGGTCTGGAGATTGACCTTGAAGCCATCCTGCAATGGTTGGGGCCTCCCAAAGGCCCACAGTAAGGACGAGCTGATTAAGCTTGTGAAGCAGACGTTATCCTTACAGCCAGACTACTCAGTTATTGATCTGGACCTCCCCTCTAATCAACATGCCTGCCCACCTGACTCCGATCTCGGAGTCTGGTTGGATACATGGCATCTATTTGTAGACATCCTAGGCTCGAGTGATGACGCAGAAGTTGGCATTCGGGCAGCTAGGCTTTTCCTCTTTGAGATTAGCACAAAGTGTGCTAGTATGTTATTCAGTGCCGATGCTAGTAAGCCGCCTCTGGATCAGTTTGGCTCGCCAGGCAAGTGCCTAGAGCTGCTGTTCAATGAGAGCTCGTGTTATACTAATATCAGGCCCATTGCTATTTACAAGGGTCGAAAAGTTTACCTGGGCACGGAGCCCTCATCAACAAAGTCTTACATTCCTTAAGGAGGAACGAGATCAAATGATTACTTTAGGAGTTTTCGTAGCAGTAGCAGTTGCAGAGCTCGCAGTATTCTGCGGCGGTTTCTACGCTGGTGTGAAGTTGGGCATCGGTGAGCCGGAGAAGCTGTTGGCCGAACTTAAGAACGATGTTCTCGTTCTTCATACCAAGGCTACGGCAGATGTCGAAGTTGCCAAGACTTGGGTTCTCGCTGAGGTCGCAAAGATCAAGGCAAAGTTGTAAATCGTAATCCCCTCCAGCAGGCGCTCCCGCCTGTCGATGGAGGGAAATGGCCGCGACCTTAAGACGCGGCAACAGTGGAGCAGCGTAGAGGTCATTCCTCTCTGTGAACCACTCGAAATGAACGTGGCGGAATAGTTCGTCCTAGCTATACAATAACGTCGGCAAGGCCCGGGCGGTAGCCTTAAAAAGCGCTGTCCGGTTGAATCAGGGCCGGGGTCAAGGCTGGGGGAAGTAAACGCGCGGGGATAAAGCGGGCTGGCCTTATGGTCAGTACTCATCGGAACCCGTGACCGTCGGTTGAGAAAAGGTCATTGCGTGGTGGAGACGGGAATCCACGCCGTTCATTTCATTTCATTTTCTGTTGCGGGGTCGACTAGTCAGGCCGATGTCGCCAGTCTCATAAACTGGAACCGAAAGGGCACCGTGGGTTCGAATCCCACCTCCGCTACCATCTTAGTTGTAAGCCTAGGGGTAGCTTAAGATCGAAAGCCCCGGATAGTACCGGGAGATACCGGACCGAGACCGGGCCCCTAAACCTTTAAGGAGACGACCATGAAACGAGTCGCAACTGTAGTTGCTAATGATGGAAACACACGTACGAAAATCACGATCGAAGTGAACAACAAGGGACGTGATTTGACGCGCGACGAAGTGAAGCATGTAGTTGATCGCCTCACTGGTGACGTCTTCGCCGCGGTACAGAAGACTCCATACAGCAACTATCCCGTCACCGAAATCAAGGTGAAATAAGTTCTGCAGGCCGTAGGGTTGGTGCAATGGTTAGAATACCGGCTTTGGACCGGAGATATCCGTTCGATTCGGATACCCTGCAATGAGATTAGTGCCGACAGCTGTCCCAGTGCAACATTGGCGGCCGTTCTGGGGTCGGCCTTGGATTTATGTGCCGTGTTAACTCAGTCCGGTCAGAGTGCCTCTCTTACAAAGAGGAAGTCCGAGGTTCAAATCCTTGACGCGGTACCAGATTTAAAGAGGGCAGATGTTAGAGACCCCAAAAGAAGTGCTCGGTGAGGGATATCCTCTGCCAACAGAGCAGGCGCGTAAGGAAACAGCGCCCATCTGGGAACGAGCATTTGAGATACATGCGACGGCACATGTAGGTGATAGTCGCTTCCACGAAGGGAGCATGCTCCCAGTGAGAGGAGATGAGTATCACAACGGTACTCCCTACTGTGACTGTTACATGCGAGCCTGGCTGGAGTTTCATGATCCTGTAAAGATAGCAGAACCCCAGGCTATAGTGCGTGAGAAAGAACGACTACGCGAGCTAGAAGAAGAGAGACAGAAGTTCGCGATAGAATACTTTGAGAGAGTTGTATGATCATCGAGCAGGGTGAATGCAATCTTAAGGATTGGATCAAAGAGGTCGGCATGTCCGGCCGTATGCAGTCTGTCCTTATTGCTTCTTTCCGCGGCGCTGATTCAGACGACTCACCGGAAGTAAAGAGAGTCGTACGTTGGATCCGTAAGCAGTGCATCAAGCTGAACAATCCAAGATCTCATTTCATGAGAGACACGGAGTTCATTGATATTAAAGCTCTTATGGATCAAGATGCCTGGCAATGGGATCGTTTGAAGACACACTTCTACGATCACCTGAAGCAGGCATTGGCAGTCATAGCATTCTTTCATCCTGATGAGTGGGTGCAGGCAAAAGCACTTAAGGCCTACCACGATCTGACAGAGCACGAGAGCATTGTGCCCGAGGACCGTGTAGACTTGGTCTCGCGATTGGCAGATACTAAACCGATCGCGCGCGGTGAATGGGTAGTGCAGGACTGGGTCCTGCAGTTGAGTGGTAAGATGCAATCAGCTTTGTTCTGCGCTATGCGCGGATCCGATATCTCTACGGAAGATGAAGTCCGAAGATTAACACGCTGGCTGCGTTGGGTAGTCATGAGAGATGTAATGCCAGAGTCGCATTACATGAAAGACAGAGAGTTTATGAGCTTAAAGGTCAGATTCGAAATGTATCCATCGGAGTGGGGTAACCTGCCGATTCACTTCCGGCACCACACCCGAGAAGCGCTCGAGATCGTGGGATACATGCATCCGGATAAAGACATCCGTGAACGCGCTCTGGCCGCGTATGAAGATATTTGTAAGAAGTCTAAGGGCAAGCCAGAAACAAAGTCCATCCTGGTAAATCGTATGAAAGATGAGCCGGGCAGGACTGCTGATCCAAATCAGCAACGAACCAACCTTCCGGTAGCTTAACACTGGTAGGTGGTGCAAATGGTAGTCACGCCGGGCCTTGAACCCGGAGATCCTGGTTCGAATCCAGGCCTACCAACCATGGGTTCGTAGCTTAAAGGTAGAGCAACCGCCTTTTAAGCGGTGGAATGCTGGTTCAAATCCAGCCGGACCCACCACGCTCCATTAGCTCAGCGGAAACCAAGAGCACTCGGCTACGGACCGAGGGGTCGGGAGTTCGAATCTCTCATGGAGCACCAAGTTTCGCGGGCTTGTAGCTCAGACGGAAGAGCAGCGGAGTTCTAACCCGCAGGCAGAGAGTTCGAATCTCTCCAAGCTCGCCAAGATTTACGTTGCCTACTCGTTTAACTGGTAGGACGCCAGCCTCTGGAGCTGGATATGAAGGTTCGAGTCCTTCGAAGGCAACCACATATTTACTAGCCATGGTAGCTCCAATGTAGAGCTGCGCACCTGTAATGCGCGGGTTGGGGGTTCAAGTCCCTCCCATGGCTCCACGAGGTCACAATGAACCAAGGAAGACCAGCACCGAAGCAATGCCCGTCAGTGGGTCAAGGTGTCACCTTGGTTGCAGGCTACACCCAGATGATGCTGGGCGCCAGGGTGAACAAGACGTGGAACCCAACTACAAGACAGTGGGAGTTCATGAGCCGGCCGGCCCTCACAGAAGGAACCAACGGCGGCAAGAGATTCGCATTTGGGCCATCTAAGCTGATCTAAGTATGGTATAATGGGTTTGTGTTCAACCCAATCTATCCGACCTGCTCTAAGTGGTGGCGCGCTGTTTTCCGGCTGCGCACCATAGAAAGAGATGGAAGCTTTCAGATACGCTGTAGATTGGTGAAATCAGATAAGTGTTGTCGGTTCTATTGGTTAGTTATACGTAGGCAACTACTATACTAATCAGGGGTACGAGCGAGGTTGGTATAGTGGTAGCACGTGACCTTGCCAAGGTCGAGGCACCGGTTCGAATCCGGTACTTCGCTCCAGGATCTTATGCTAGCTTATGCAATAACTTGCACTGTTCTAATGGCTGCTGTTTACTTCGCGCCATTCTGCAAGAAAGGGTTTCGACCCGACCAATCACCAAAGTACACGGTGGGTCCTCTTAAGGGATAATCGGGACCAGCGGCTGTGATGTTAACGGCCAGCATGTCTGCCTTCCAAGCAGAATGTATCGGTTCGAATCCGATTAGCCGCTCCAAGCTCTCGAAGCACGGTAAGGGTCATGGCCCTACACGGACGCATACGGATGATGTACCATGAGCCGTCCGGCGCAGCCGCATTACGTGCTTCCCGGGCCTCCGTAGCTCAGCCTAGCAGAGCACCGGGCATCTAACCCGGGGGTCATCCGCGAAACACGGATCGGGGGCTCCACGATCTTGCCTCTGGCTCCTCGTAAGAGGGGTAGTTCAAAGCTCACAGGGGCGCCAAGTGTAGTAGATGTAATCCGAGTCGCCGATCTTGACGACCTTCAAAGTGAGGTACACCGATGTTCAAACAACATCGGCACCGCCATCTTCATCATCGCCACTACGGAAGAGGGCTATATCTTCTACTGGAGTGGGAAGGTGACGGAGTGGTAGTGTCTTCCTTAGGAGGAACGTTAATGATTCAAGTATCAGACAGTTTGCTTTCAAATCTCGCGTTGGCACTCGTTGACCAGCTCGGTTTCCCAGCCAATCTGGATGGCGTAACTGCAGTATGGTCGATCGACAACGCGAATGTTGGTTCCATTGTGGGCAACAACTTCGCAGCTGTGTTCACACCTGGAACAGATTTGACCGACGTCGGAACCATCACAGCAGCCGTGAGCATCAATGGCACGTTTGCTTTCAATGTAACCGTCCAGGTCCAGGTTGTATCTGGTGCACCAGTGAGTGGTACAATCACACTGAGTGGCACTTCTCCTCTGCCGGCCGCTGCACCCGCAGCCCCAGCAGCTCCAGCAGCCCCTGCAGCCCCAGCGGCAACAGGCGCAACAGCCTAAAGTAGTCCTAAGTCCTGAGGGGTGAGTAAGGCCCCTCAGGCAGAGATTAGAAGTATAAGATTGGTAGCGCGAAAAGCGACAGGTAGCCCCTCTGTATACCGAGGGCAGGTGCTGAATCGTCCCAGACGTGGGGTGATTTGGAAGTTGGTCCACCGGAAGGCCAGCGCGGTTGTCGTGTAAGCCGTGCGCTATTGATATTCCAAGAGGTTGCTATGTGCACAATGAAGTGTCCTGTGTGCGGTAAGCAGGTTAGCAAACCTCAGCCTAAAGACGAGTTCGTCTGCCCATGTGGTTGGCGATCGGAAGCAAAAAAGAACAACGGAGAACATCATGAAGAACAGTAACGGGTCTAAGACACCTCCAGCACAACTTAGCAAGACCCCGTATATCGGCGACCCGATCTTCGCGTCACCGACCACACACAAGGCAAAGGCCATCAAGCCTACTCAGCCGAAGGTGGCAAACTCGGGCGTCAAAAAGGGCTAAGCCGGCAACGGTAATGGCCCTCAGAAAGAAAGCGAAGAAGGCCTCATGGTTTAACCATGGGGCCACTCGACTAGCCGCGGCTACAGTACAAATGTACAAGCCGCAGAAGCCATTACCGCAACCCAAAGCAAAGTAATACTCCCACCTTTGGCTTGCCGTCCTGGCAGGCTATAATACAACATAGAGATTCTACTGGAGTGTGGCTCAACCGGTACAGCATCTGGCCGTTAACCAGACACTTGGGGGTTCGAGTCCCTCTGCTCCAGCCAAGCTTATGAAAGAGACGCCCAAAGTAGAGAAGCGCATATACGTTGTCCTCCCTTCATTCGTCATATCACCGACGATGTTCCTAAGAGAGGTCATTCCGATGTCCTGCGGCCGCTGTATAGCACAGGCATGTCATGTGGTATCGAAGCTGAAGCTGAGACTTAAACTGGATCCCGATGAAGAACACACAACCATCGTCCTCAAAGTCGTTGACAGCGACGAGCTGGAAAAAGTCCGTGATAAGATCTCACGCTCGCGTCTTCCGTGGGAAGAGTTTCGCGATACCAACCCCGGGTACTATAAGACTGAAAAGTCCATCCTAACCGCGGTTGCTGTTTGTTGTTCGAGAAAGAAAGGTAAGTCACTGTTCCATGGCTACGATGCCTGGCAGTGTGATGTGGAGTAAACTCGTGAAGAACGATACAATGGGCGGATGCATTCGATTGCTAGGCCTGCTTAGTTAGCAGGCCCGCGGACTGCCGTCCCCGGACCTTGTAGTTCAAGGCGCTGGTGGACAAAATGGCAAAGCCGCCTCGTTCAGACCGAGGAGATTTTGTGGGTTCGAATCCCACCCAGCGCACCAAGTTTATCGATGTGCTGGAGTGGCGTAACTGGCAGCCGCGCAGGGCTCAAGCCCCTGTGGCCCTAGAAAGCCGTGAGAGTTCGAATCTCTCCTTCAGCACCAAGTACCTGTGCTGAAACTGGTAGCCAGCCGCGGTTGAGAGCCGCGTGCCGCAAGGCGTGGAGGTTCGAATCCTCTCAGGTACACCAAGATTATGATACCAACGCTTCTCAAGATCGCAGTGGGTATTCTGATTCCGGCCGCAACAGCAGACGGAGTCAGCACAGCTCACTTTCTGAGGAAAGGTTACACTGAAGCAGATCGAATCATGATCTGGATCTACGGCACCGATGATCCTTCAGTGAAGAGGATGTGGGTTCGTAGCAGCATTGCCGTAGCACTCGAGGTCCTTGTAGCAGGTATTGCAGCGCATTACTGGACACCTGCAGGATACGGATTTGGAGTTGGGTATCTGTGCCAGGCAGCTTATCACGTCTACTGTACAGTGAACAACTATAGGAACGTGCCATGAAAGGCGGACAGAGCAGCGGAGTCGGTTATCGTAGCGCTTAATGAGCGCACGGAGAGGTGCGCTTCCATGGAGGCGCAGCAGAGACGGGGATCTGCACTTGGCCGTAACCCAAGGTCCCAACGGGACTAGAGAAGGTTCAAATCCTTCCGTCTCCACCAAGTTTAGAAGTACAAGGAGCAAATATGTTTGATCCATCGACAGATCCAAGAACGTGGCCCAATCAACCGGGCTTCTGGGAATCACTCGGTATCTTCGTTCTGTATGCTTACATGCTCGTTGCTATCCTGGGCGACACGTATTACACAGGGGTCGGACTGGCAAAGGGATTGAAGGAAATGAATCCTATCAATCGCTGGCTCTTCCCCAAGTTGGGTCAAGCATTGACTTGTTTTGTTGAAGCCGCGGCAATCACAGTAGTAGGTGGAGTCTTCATGGCCTATAGTATGCCGCTGGCTTATGGTTATTGGGGACTCATCGCAGCCCTCGAAACCTGGATGGTTTATCGTAATCGCAAGATCCTAGGATTGAGTTTGTAATGACGCGCGCACTAGAGCCACGACCCGAACGACCGTAAAAGGTCACCGGGGTGTGTTCTAGTGGTAGGATCCATGCGTCGGAAGCATGGGGCGGAGGTTCGATTCCTCCCACCCCGACCAGATTTCCGTGGGGCAGTGGCGCAACGGGAGCGCAGATGCTTTGCAAGCATAAGGTTGTGGGTTCGATTCCCATCTGCTCCACCAAGGATTGACAATGATCATCGAATCATACGTAACTGAAGTAGTAGATACCGACACGAAGCAGAAGAGAGCTTTTGTCGGTGTAGTTGGTGGCGAAGTACTGTTGGATGTTCCCTTCAAGGATACCGATAACGAGAATCTGATCAAGACTCTCGTATGCGCTATCAGGGTTCTCGAACAGAAGCTGGTAGATGCTGGCCAGCCGCCATTTGGTGGTATAGTTTAACGCAGGCCGGTCGTTTAGCCCGGTCCAGGACCTCGGTCTCCAAAACCGATGACGGTGGTTCAAATCCATCCTGGCCTGCCAAAGGATTTGTGGTATAATAAAAACATGAACGATACAGCCAACTCGAGTAGTAGAAGCTCATCACGATCTACCCGTGTATACGGAGGGTTGGCTGAGTTTGGAAAGGCGCCAGGTTGCTAACCTGAGGCCTGGTGAAAGCCAGCGTAGGTTCAAATCCTACACCCTCCGCCAAGTTTAGGAGGGCAGCGCTGAATGGTCGGCAACGGTCCCGAAAACCGAGACTCGTCGAAAGGCGAGACAGAGTTCGATTCTCTGGCCCTCCTCCAAACCCGCGGTCGTTCAATGGTAGGACCCCTGACTGAAGATCAGGAGATGATGGTTCGAATCCATCCCAAGGGACCACAAGTTTATGAGTAGTACAGAAGATCTGATTTACAGGCTGCGCAAGCGCGCTGAGATACGAAGGCAGATAACTACACGCAAGAGCGTACAAGAAGGAAAGCCTGATCGTATCGCCGATCTTCTGGAAGAAGCAGCCAATGAGCTGCAAAGATTATTGGATTTGACCTGTAGTAGATGAGTAGTCCTTGTATTCTGGCTCTGCCATTCGGAAATAGCAGAGCGCGTCAATCGGCACGGTGTTGTACAATCCGTGGTGGCGCTCACGGATTACAACGAGACTAATCATCTAGGTCAGTTGTTCTTAGGTCTGCAGGAGCTGTAGTCACCACTGCATAAGCTGGTGCCCCCACATTACGGGGGAGAGCTGGCGTCGCCTTTGAGTGCTACAGTTAGACCTTCGTATTTCGCGGTGATATGGGACAGTCTGGCCTACTCCGCTCCCCTGTCACGGGAAACCTCGCCGGTTCAAATCCGGCTATCACCGCCAAGGCCCTATCGTCTATGGGATAGGACTCCGGCTTCTCAAGCCGGCAACCCGGGTTCGATTCCCGGTGGGGTCACCAGTTTAACTTAGTCAAGGTCGGAGGACCAAGTACTATGAGTAATGAAAAGAAAGACGCTACGCTTGGTATGTCACACGGTACGGCTACAAATAGATTACGTAAGCAGATAATGTTTAGATTACTGCAACGTTTGAATGAGAACTTTTGCTTTCGTTGTGGATGTGAAATACAATCAGTAGATGATCTAAGCATCGAACATAAGCAGCCTTGGGAAGGTATCAGTGCTGACTTATTCTGGGATGAAGAGAACATTGCCTTTTCTCACTTGCGATGCAATAGACCAGATAGACCAAGCGGTAGAAATGCGAATGCCAAGATTCCACCAATAGAAGGTGTATGCTGGTGCGTTCCTGGCGATCATTTTGCTCCAGTCGATAACTTCTACAAGAATGAAAGTAGACCGACAGGATTACAGAACTGGTGCAAGGATCATAGACCTCCTCGATTAGGAGGCTACCACAAGTTTGCGATGCTCTGTTAGTCAGCCGTGTATACGGAACATCATCGCCGATACGGTGACGTTAATCAACAGGAGTGTAACGAGCCTCGAAAACTCGTTTCGTCTGAAAAACCTCCGACCCTTGAGTTTAGATGTGTCGAGCGAGGACACATCGCATGGCTATCTGGGCGCCTCGAGCCGAAGGGTAGCCAGAGTTTAGCGGGACTAAGTAGCTAGTGCTTTCCCCATCGGCTGCTACCTTGCCGTCGGCGGCATGGCCAGGGGAAAGGATCCTGTTCGCGACTGGATCTCACCCGCGGGTTTAGGAGACACAATGTTTACACTTCTCAAGGTTGTAGTGGAAGGGATTCTTACCCTTCTTGTTTTCTTTGGCGGCATGAAGTTCCAGCAACACTACCCTAACTTCATTGCGCGCGTTGATAGTATCCTAGCATGGATCAAGAACATCCTGCCAGGTACAACGAAGTCTTAAGTGCCCAAGTCGTACATGGGTTAGGATCCCAATCTTTCAAGTTGGGGAACAGAGTTCGAGTCTCTGCTCGGGTACCAAATGAACTTCAAGCGAAAGCGACCAAAGAACGCACGCAGTGGCTGCCTAATGTGCAAGCCACATAAGATGAATGGAATCAAACATACTTACCATGTCAAAGGTATCAGAGGCAAGGTGAACATCAAGGATTTAGAACGGAGAGTGGCCTAGTCCGGTTTAAGGCGCGTGCCTTGGGCGCACGAGATCGAGAGTTCAAATCTCTCCTCTCCGACCATTTTGGAGCAACACAATGATGGATCTATTGCATAAGTTCTTACTGGGTGGCGAGATCTTCGCCGGCGCCGTAGCAAGCCTGGTATTTGTTTCTGTAGCAATAGGATCCATTAGACACTGGGTGGACAAGGGCGCCAAGCCATTTGTCTATCCTGATGACGTACCTCTGGCAGAAGCCAAGGCAGCAGCAGAACCATACTGGCACAGAGCGCTGGTAGCTTTGGACATCTTCCTGAACGTGGTAGTCTTGTTTGGAGCCCAGGATGAGACGATGTCGACTCATGCCTGGCGCGCGGCGGTAGCCGGCAAGCTCTGGGGCAAGCTCATGAACCTGTGGCTCAATGGTTTTCAGCCTCAGCATGGCCCTCAGGCAGCTTCCGGCGATCTCGAACGAGCATTGGCTCGTGTTGCAGTACTCATGAAAGCTTTGGGCTTATCTAAGTAATGCTGGCCTTCTGGAAGTACGTGCATCGCTGCACGAACAAAGAACGAACCCGAATCATCATCGGGTATCCTTCAGCAGTCTGCAGTATGCACAGCGAAACAGACTACGGCCAGATGTCTATCAGCGGATTGTTCTATAGGCTAACAAGATCCAAGAAGATCTTTAAGCCTGCTGTTCCGGACTTTGCAACTAGTCCTTTTTGATCTTGGGGACGTCCCGGTTTCGACAGATAGCGGAACGACCTGAATGCATGCCGGTGCCTGACGACCGTAACTGTTGGAAAACTTTAACTGCAGAGTTTGAAGAACTGCCGTTGGCTGCTTAAAGCAGCCACGTCCTACCTGACGATGCCTATTGATTGGGCTAGGGCGTAAACTAGTGGGCTAAGCTTCCCGGGTCAGCTCCCTGCGAGCCGGGCGGATGAAAACCAAGAAGGGATACTGGGACCTCACTTGTCCGGTCTGTAGGCCCCTGAGAAACCGAACGGAATAAGCATGTAGTATTCATAAGTAATGCTTTCTGGACACGGGTTCAACTCCCGTCGTCTCCACCAAGTGTAAAGGAAGGAAGAAGTGGCTCTCATAGCATTCGTTGGTGATACACACTACAGGTTCTATGAGATGTATGCTGCGTTGGCTGCCTGGCAACTACGTACAGGCAACCTGTTAGACGCGATCATCCACGTAGGTGATTTTGGAGTTGATAAGTTCAATCCCCAGTGGGCTCACCTCTGGGAACGCGACAAGCAAGTTCCAATAGAGACTTATGTAAACATGGGCAACCATGAGAATCATGAGTCTATCAAAAAGTGGCAAGCCGAGCCTAATAGAATAGCTCGCTTGCACCTCCTGCCAGATGGCGGTGTCACTGACATCGCTGGTGTAAAGGTTGCATCCGTCTGGGGAAACTACAGTCCCCGGAGCTGGATGAATCCTGATATAGTTAAGTGCGCAAGGAATCACTCGGTTCCAGGTAGTTTGAAAGCACTGCATATCTATCGTCCTCACGTTCTTGAGCTTCTCAGGTACGATGGGCCGGTGGATGTCTTAGTTACACATGATTGTTCGACAGCTGTTGTGCCATGGAAGTTCGCAGGCAAACCAGTACCAGAAGGTCTGCGCGCAGTCCTGGGACTAGATCACGATGAGACAGTACCTCCAGGATGTCCTGGATTTACGCAGCTGCTCAACAAGTTCAAACCTACATACCATTTCTACGGACACATGCATCTGAAAGACGTTCAGGAAAGGGAAGGAACCAAGGTTATCTGCCTAAATGCATTCGACTTCAATCAAAACGAAGCAGTTGAGATTGTGGCTTTCAAATAATACTACATGTGACTGCGCATGGGTGCGACTGATTACGGGTTGCATCTGGCGCAGAAACGTAATACTATACGACGGCCGTGCTAACCCAAGCATCCAACTACAACGGCAGGAGCTATAGAAGATCTTCAAGAGAGCATTCAGCTTGTTGGTCTCGTGGGAAAGCAAACCTAACATAGATATTAAACAAACAAAGGGCCCAAGAGGAAGTTCTCTTGGGCCCCTTTTTTATCTGTATAAGACTCGGTTATGGAATGAGCACCACCGAGGAACCATCATCAGTCAGTTGAAGTCTCTGACCTGGCTTCAGTGTAACTCCTGCTGCTGTAGCCAAAAAGTTCACATAAGCTGTGTGAGCTGTATGTGCATTTTGCTGTGCAGCTGCAAAAGTCGCCTTGAGAGCAAGAGCCTGCGTCTGCTGTACTGTTGTTAATGTTACTGACTTCATTGTGTTTCTCCTTGTCGGAACCGCTTTGCTCCGAGATTAGATTAGAGAGCTTCTAGCCTGATATGCAGGGCAAACTTCATAGCATTAGGACTGTTCGAGGCATATCCGGTTGTATTGTAGCTCAGACCACCACCACCCTTCGCATGGATCACCGCACTCCCTTGCAAGATCGTATTGAATACGTCTCCCGAGTTGGTCGGCGTCAAAGCCAACCATCCTACCGCTGTATTTGTGTCAGGGTCAGCCCATTGAATCTGGACAGACGGAAGTGTTGATGATACACCATCGACCGTGGTCAGAACAATGTAGGCCGATACACGATACATTCCGGTCGTGACATTGTACAAAGAAGTACCAGGAATATCAGCGCTCTGAGTGGCTAGATCCACGGCCGCAATCTGTGAAGGAACACCTTTGCCCACTGTAACGATGTTGTCGTACTTGGTGATAGTCCCAACGAGCTCCACTCCAGAACTGGTCTTCAGACCATTGGTAGCGTTTAGAACACCTGTTGGATCCACATAAAGAGGCGCCGCTCCAGAAACACCATTAGCATACCACTCGGTGATGTTGGCAGCACCTGTCCCACCATGGAAAGCAACTACAGTACCTCCATTATAAACATCGAAGACGGCACCTGAATCTCCGCTAACGATCAACTGACCTGGGCTCAAGGAAGACGATACTCCAGGACCGTAGAAACTGAATCCGCTAGCATCAATACTTGCAGTATACGTAAATGAGTTAGTGCTTATATAGATGTAGGCACTACCATCAAAGTTATCTGCTATTGTAAACTGTCCAGTGGCATCACTACTAAACGGCACTAGACTCAGCATATAATCGCCATTGGAGTCACCGTTGACAGTGACACCAACTCCACTTGGGTTGGTGACAATCAACCCACCAGTCAGAGTTCCGCCGGCCAGGTCCAAGTAAAACGAAGAGTAGTCACTATCCTGTGCTGTGACTGCATTCGTACGGCCGAAGACCGATGATACAGCACCCCCACCACCTCCAAAAGCAGCTTGAGCAAAGTGACCGGTAGTAGCATCATACGATACCAGAGCCTCTCCAGTGATGCCTGGAGTTGTTATAGGTACTATACCTGGTATACCACCAGCGATCTCATTGACCGTTGCCTGGAGGGTGGCAACCTGCTGGGTTACCTCATTCAGCTGGGCTTGGATCGTCAGGGTTACCTGGCTGATAGTCGTATGGATGCCATTCAGATCCGCTTCGATCGTTGGGACGGCCGCGGCAGAAGGAATAGGCGAAGTGATACCATCCAGAGCTGTAAGTCTGTTCAGGATTGCGTTTATTTGTGCTGGTGAAGCCATTGTATTCCCCTTATTGAGCCATGAAGGCCGCTTCCTGGCCGAGCCATTGGCGCGCGTTCATCAAAGATGCTGACATCTCTCGAGCAGCCACCTGCCTCATCGTATGAGCAGTAGCTGTATCTCTATAATCTCCACCGAAGTTAACTCTCCGTTGGTTGGTGCCGAAGTCCACGAGAGGTTGGATTGCTCCTTGGAACATCCTATCCATAGTCGGCTGGACCATAGCCTGCAAAGCCAGGTCCGTAAGCATAGGAGGCAAGCCTGTAAGAGCACTAACTCCAACAGATAGAGCAGTTGTCACTCCGATCGATAACCCAGTTGCCAGGCCAGAGGACAGCTTCTGGTGCCGCGGCGCCATGATAGCAGACTGAACACCAAAGCCGAGAGCAAAAGGAAACGACCCCTTGCCTACAGATCCCCAGGCCTTAGGTAGGCGCGCGGCCGGAGTCAAACTAGCATAGCTCTTCCAGCCCCTCATTGTCGACATGGCTTTGTTACGGCCCCAGTTGACAGGACTGAACGGCATAGGTGCAGGCATGGTATCCGCTACGTTGATTCTAATCATTTCACAGTCTCCGCGTACTTACGCAGAGTCTCTCTTGTCTCATCCGGATGGTTGAGGATGTCACACTCCCATAAGATGAGTAGTTTGAAGCCTTTACGCCCCAGGTACTGATACCTATGGATGTCCTGGAATCGTTTCATCTGTTGCTTCCGAGTCTTCTTTGGATAGCAACGGTGGCAGCAGTGCCAGTAGCAGCCATTCAACTCTACGGCGCCCTTCTTGCCTATCACAATATCGATATGACAGCGCCCACATCTCACCTCAGTACGATAAGGAATCCCATCGGCATCTAACCAAGCAGCCACCAGCTTCTCGATCGAAGTCTTAGGACGCTTGCGATTATGCTTTCGTGCGGCCGATCGCGGGATTCCTTTTCTCATACCTTGAATGTCCCCACAAATGGCGGGTTGCGCCAGCTGGGAGCCATCGGATCCGGGAAACCTAGATTGACTACCTTCCCTTTCTTCGTACGCATCTTCCCCGCGGGCGAAGAAGGCTGGGCCATCACGGCGCCAGGCTTGAACTTCGTCACCTTACGGTTCGTATGTGTACGCTTAGCAGCCATTACTTACCTTTCTTGGCCGGCGGGAACAGGCTAGTGTTCTGTGTTACAGCGAAGTTGACAGGCTGAGGTGGGATCACCTTAGGTGTCGGCTTCGTGCCATTCGATCCCTTAATGTAGGGAGCTTTGGTTGGTGCTTTTGCCATGGTCGTTTCTCCTTGATATTAGAAAGTTTCAATCGTATAGACTACAATGATTTCCACTGTACCATCACCACCAGTTAACCCAGCCGAAGTACCTACAAGAAAGACTCCGATGTCCTTTCCAAGTACGTTCGTAGTAGACACAGCAGATGTAGTCGGAAGTGATGCCATTTGTGTACTCATAAAAAAGAGACCACTACCAGGACCGTCTACAAAACCGTGCGCTGGAAAATGATAGATAGGTTCAGGACTACCAACTCCGTAACGAATCTCTAACTGATTATCGTTATTACCAACCGTATAACCAGTTGTATTGGCAATATATCTCATATTGACCGAGATAATATTGTAGAAGCTTGTGCCTGTCAAGCTTGGAAGAAGTTGAACTTCAGCCGATGCCAAGTTCAACAAGTCCGATTGAAGCAAAGTAACGGAGACCCTAGATAGACCCCCATTAGGAGCAGCCCAAGCTACAGAACGATTTATACCTATCATCTGGCTAGTAAGAACTTGTCCATCCGTTCCAAGACTAGTGTTACCGTCCTTGATGCCTTTAAGTGGCGAGATATAACCAGCGTTCGCTATCAGATTGGCATAGCGATCTACCTGGAGATCTGCTTGACCAGTATGACCATTTATGAACCAGTCTTGAATATCTGAACCGTAGACATTGCCGCCGACCGCAAGGGAAGCATCGAAGCCATTATCTTGAACCCACAGTTTGCATCCCGGACTGGGATAGTTGACCGCAATCCCAGTATCACCAGTGAAGGTTCCACCATTATTGTATTGAACGGATCCAGTTGGTCCACCCGGAGATCCGCCTCCACCACCACTAACCCACAGAACTCCCGACCCTGTGCTAGAGAGAACTTGACCAGCAGTACCTGCTGAGTAAGCAGAATCATAAAGAAGCGTGCCGGTAGCAGACAGATACAAAGCAGCATACGCACCAAAAGTCAGATCTCCATAAGCATCAACCGACAAGACAGGAGCTCCAGGAGCACCATTCTGATACCACTCCTGAATGTTATTGCTAGAAGCATCACCAGTAATAGTAAGTGCTGCTTGAACAAGACTACTTGGGTTTGGCGGAGCTACAGAAATCATCCCATTTGTAAAATCAACGAGAGTACCTGCTATACCACCAAAAGCTCCAGCATTATTACCCTGTATAGATCCAATAGGAGATCCAGGAGTTACGCCAGGAGCAGCCGTCAGATCTATATTGCTTCCAGCCGGCGTAATCGTCACCGAACTATCCGAGCTAGTTAGTGTCAGTACCCCAGACAAGCCAGCAAGGCTAGTCACCACCGTAACAGGTGTAACAGCAATCGTAACTGTACCACCAGCACCAGGTGTAAGCTCAATCCCAGAACCAGATATCAGATTCAGGATATTCTGTGTGCCATTTGCCACATTGTCAGTCAGAAATGATACAGAGATGGCTGCTATAGCTTGGGTGTTGGCGACCGTCTGGGCCGTCAAGGACTGCAAAGCAGCAGCGAAGTTCTGTAGGGCTTGAGCTACATCGTTCTGGTTAGTACTGGACAGCGCTGTTTGAAGACCCGAGACTTCTACACTCAGACTATTGATCGTTGTCTGGGTAGTCTCGACGATACCTTCAATCACTCGAAGAGCATCCGCGATAGAGTTCGAAGTACCAGCCAAGCTATTGAAGAAGACCTGGCTATTGTCTGTTGTGTCCGCGTAGATGAAACGACCTTCCAATCCGTACGGAGCATTGCTGGGGTTCGGCTGAATAGTCGAAATCAACCCATTCAACATAGGAATGAGAATGTCATCGATGAAGCCGGCCAGAGCAGCAAGGTCAGCCAGAGACTCCGTCCAGGAATCATTGTAGTCCTGTGAGCTGGGAGATCCGTTCAGCGGCGCCGCGCGCAGCGTCGAGACCAGTTCTACCGTTGATAGATCGAGATTTGCCATAGATTACCTTATTGAAAGAATGTCGGGATCACAACAAAACCTGACAGCAAAGGAGCCAGCAAGGGAGTGATTTCTGCAACCCAACCTTGAATCTCCGGATGCCCCGGGAAGTAATAATAAGGAGGTCCACCACCATCGTAGTTATACGCATACTGCGTGTGGACTTCTACCGGACCACCCACAATGTCCTGTGCAATATAGAGATACACAGCATTTGAATAGAAACCATAGTTAACATCGTTATTCGGATTGTTAACTACCCCCAGCAACTGATAAGCATTGTTCTGTGAATCCCAAATACTGATGGGAGGTGCAAACGTAAAGTTTGTCTGCGCTATCGTGAGACCAAGAATAAGCGCATTCCCTGGTGTAGTGTCATTAAAACTTGTAGAACCACCGCCCTGTCCACCTGGATTAGCCCCTTGTATCACTGTCGGTTGAGTATAGAACATAGCCAACGTTGCAGCCCAGTTGGCTGTGTGGGTTCCAATAGTTGAAACAGCCGTTACAGGAACAGGAGAAGCTTGATCCAACCATGCCATTATCCCTGCATAAAGCGCCGGCCCGTTAGGAAACGCTGTGAAGCCCGAAGGCACACTGTTGTCTTGATTAGAGTTCTGACCAGAACCAAGGTAGATTAACCACTCACTCCCTTGTGCTGGTGTTCCTGTAATCGAGATCGGAGCCGTCCCTTGCTGTCCAAGATCCGGTCCAATCGTGCCAGCCGGCGACACAGCCGTCACAATCTTCTCTACAATCTTTGGTATAGTAGGTACCTTCAAACCAGAGACTTCATAGATAGACCAAGTACCAGTGAATCCTCCACCACTAGGACCATCAAATGCCATTACGTCAAGCGTCTGAGTTCCACTCAGCGGCGAGGGACACCACCACACAAATACAGATGCTGAGTGTGCTGGTATAGCACCCAAGTTTGTGTTCGGCGCTATCCCGACCTGATACCACTGATTAGTATCGTCGACTGGATTGGCCCACAATAAACCACCATGAACAGCATCGCTTATCGTCAGCACACCAATCACACCGTTACTGGTTGAGACAGGGCTGGTGAAAACTGCTCTCCATCCAAATCCAGCATTAGCACCTGTAATAGGAGTAGCACTTGAAGCACTCTGAATGATGGCCGGCGTGCTAGCAGTAGGGATAAGAGCTATCGTTGCTGATGCAGAAACATTTGGAGTTCCCAGAGTGACTACAGCTCCAATCGGAGCGATAGCACTAACAGTTTGAGCGAATACACCTTGACCTGCAGCTGTAGGACCTATACTTGTCCAGTTTCCAAGTCCAGGCACGATATTTGAAACTTCAAAGACCCAGCCGTTAGCTGAAGAACCTCCCGCAGATATACCAGACAGAATAGTTATACTTACAGTTAGTGTACTTGGGTTAGGTGCGAAGCAAGCCCACACTCCGGTAGCTGCACCGTCTACCCCACCAGTCTGAGTAAAACCTACCTGCGTCCAGACATTGCCATATGTATCTGTAACAGTGGCAGTAGTAATCGACCCTACGAATGTGTCATTTGTTGAAACGACAGCAATCAAAGTACTGCCTGGAGTTAAAGCACTACCAAATGTAGGAGTAACAGTACCAAAAGCTCCACCACCTTGCGCTGTTTGCAAGATAGCAGGTGTACTTCCATTGGTCTGGAATAGTGCCAGGACTCCCGCGCCAGGGTGACCAAAAGTCGTAAGAGTTGCTGCTGCTGTAATCGGGGATACACTAGGCAAATATCTTGTGTAGATATCTTGACCTATATATCCATTAGCTAACAATGTCCAGCCAGGACCAGGATCGAAATCAACCAGCTGATTGTAAGAAGCATAGGTAAAGAAGGCCCACTCATTTGGATGCGCTGGCGTCAGCGTAGCAGTGATAGCAATACAACTACTATTCTCATACGTAGCTGCCTGTACAGTCTCTAGTGGGAGATCATGAATACTTTGTCCCTGCGCAGCATAAGCAAACACAGCGTACATATCCGCTGTGTCAGGCATAAGAGCAGCCTCAATAACTGGGTTTGTAGCTCCACCTACAACATCTACGTGGTAGCTGGTTAGCTGATAAGGTGGCTCCACAGTCGACGGTAGAGAAGCATCCCCATAAAAAGTAGTCAGCTGAATATCAGCATTGTTGCTACCAATCCCCATCTGTGCTGTATAGCCAGTCTGGATGGAACTGACTATCTGATAGCCCATCTGACCGAACCAGTCAGGACCACCCGTCCACTCTATATTCGCCAGCAGACTCATCGGAGCGATGACGGTTCCACCAGCACCTCCTGGATAACCAGCACCAGCAATACATCCAAATGAAATCAGTAACTCATGAGCATAGCGCGTAGTTACTGGGTTAGAAGTGTTCGTATGTAATGGGGAAGATGTAGCGCCGTATTGGGTTATCGGCACAGTAATCTGATCTATACCAACGATACCCGAGAACTCAGCCAGGGCTACTCCACCATATGAGTTATTAGCCCCAGAAACTGTAACTGTATTCGCACCCGACGCATTGGCAAAAGTATACCAAGCGTTACTTTGCTGGCCAGAGGAGCTGCTTAAAGTAGCATAGATAGGAATCCAAGCATTACCAAGCGTATCTACAATGGTCAGTTTACGAGAATAAGTCCACTGTCCTTCGTACTGAGCAATCAACAGATTCCCAACCGTGACAGAGGAAGTAAAAGTGTTGGAGACAACACTACTACTTACCATTGTAGCATTGACGGCTTGGACGAGGGCTATACTCATTAGCTTGTTCTATATCCCCATAGCACGATGCCTACATCAGCAAGAGTTGTGTCTGGGGTGGCAGGTCCGTCGATCTCCAGAAGATCTCCAGGAGCAAAAGCTTGATTAGATGCTTGCGTAAAGACCCCGGTAGAGGAACCAAGAGCAAAGTTCACAGTGGCAAAAGGAGTACCAGCATGAGAGAAAGTAAAAGTCGTACTTGCTGCTGCAACTGCAGATGCTGTAGCAAAAGAACTAGCAGCACCAGCAGGAAACAATACATTGCGCGCGATCGGAATACGCAAGAGCTTCTGATTGGCAGAACCTAAGCCAGGAGCAAAAGCAGGCACATCAAAAGGAGGATGCAGCAAAGCCAGTGTAACTGTACCTGCGGCTTCCGAAGCATGAATCCCAAGCCCATCAGCTATGTTCAATAGAGCTTGAGTTGAGTTAGGAGAGCCGTTGGTTTCTAGATTCAGGGTGCCGCCCGAGCCCGTATAGGCAATCGTAACTGTACCAGCACTTTCAACCAATGCAATGTCCAACCCACCAGTCAAGTTCAGCAAAGTCTGAGTAGAGTTCGGAACAGAGTTAGTTCTAAGTGAGGCTAAGGTTAATGTATTACCTATCGTTACCACACCACCGGCACCAGAAACAAGAGAAATACCCGTGCCAGCAGTAAGATTCAAGATGTTCTGAGTACCGTTAGGTACGCTGTCAGTCAAGAAGGTGATCGAGATCGCCGCGATAGCAGCTGTGTTCGCATTCACCTGAGCTGTCAAGCTCTCCAATGCGGCCGCAAAGTTCTGCAACGCCTGAGCTACGTCATTCTGATTGGTGGAAGACAGCGCCGTCTGCAGCGCAGTGACTTCAATATTCAGGTTACCAACTGTTGTCTGTACGGCGTTAACGATTCCCTGCAGTACTCGCAATGAGTCCGCGATCGTATTTGGTGTATTAGATAGATTGTCAAAGAAGACCTGAGAAGTGTCTGTCGTATCACTAAAGATGAATCGACCTTCGATTCCATTAGGTGTAGCAACCAGCGTCGGCTGAATGCTCGAGCTCAACCCATTGAGCATCGGAATCAAGATGTCATTGATGAATCCAGCCAGTGAAGCCAGATCTGCCAGCGACTCGGTCCATGAGTCGTTATAGTCTTGCGAACTTGCGGCGCCATTCAAAGGAGCGGCGCGAAGCGTCGAGACTAGTTCTACCGTAGGTACGTTAAGTTGGGCCACTTTATACCTCTACAAGCTGGGCGCCAGAGTAAACGGGCGTAGTGTTAAGATCGGAAGTCGTGAGTTGTACATGCAGCTGAGCCCCAAGTTGTGATGGCCCAGTCGTATAAGACACATCAAAGATGCGCGCGCTGTCATGCAGAGCGACGTATGTCACCAGATACATATTGCCAGACGTATCCAGCGTAAAGTATTGATTCGAAGGGGGTGTAGCCGCCGCAGACAACCCAGGAGCGATTCGCATTTCAAAAGGTGTTGCCGGGTTTGTTACGTCAGTTATCACCAAGGAAGACGAATATGCATTGGCTGGCAACTGATAGGTCACAGCCGGGCTAGGAAGCTGAAGTTGACCTGTGACGGAGTCCAGTGGTACTGACGTTGAGTTGACCACCGTGGCGCCAGGGACTGGTACTATGGCGCCTGGGAATACTTCGAGGGCAGGGTTACCTCCCAAGGACAGGAAGTAAGTGATGCCTGGAACGGTCTCCGTCTCGAACTCCACGAAGGCAGTCCGCGGGGTCATCTGTATCTGATTAGTATAAACATCTGACTGCAGATGGTATTGGACCGAGAAGGCATGGAAGTCCGTCAGGCCGAATGTAAAGACATCCCCACCCAGGACATCTGGGAGGGCTGGGGTAATAGCCAGGCGAATATACTGTGTCTCAGCCGGCGCGAACCAGGCAGCCAGACGGTACCCGTTCTGGGTCTGGCTAACGGCCGGAGCGAAGTTGATCCCATTCAAAGAGATGTAGGGCTGGACAGTTGGACCCGCGGGCATATCCATCATGTCGAAGATGATCAACCCGGTTGTGACAGGGCTCAGAAGCTGGATATCGAAGGTGCCTACCGGTACAGCCCCATTCTGGGTGGCGACCCTGTAGAGGGCTCCTAGATTGCCCGTAGAACCCGTCTGGGGGACCTGTAGAGCCTGGATCGTACCCTGGCTGGCAGAGAACCTTACCTGGGAGACGATCGCCTCTCCTGGCGCCTGGCGTTCACGAAGGGTAATATTGCCGGCGTCGCAGCGGAGGGTAGCTGTGGTAATAGGCTGATTGAAGTCTTTATCATCCGTGGTCAGGAACTTGACATCTATTCCGATCTCGGGCAGGCGATTAGCACGGACCTTCTTCCCATTCAGTTCGGCCAGGGCATTGTTAAACAGAAGCAAAGTGTTCTCACGCAGAACGACGCACTTGTTTATGGCGGCCTGGCCTTGGTTTATCAGGACGTCAAAGTTTGACTGGACCGCGGATGCGCTCCCAGTTGTGCCGTCTACGAGAGGTGTGATTGAGGTAGCCATTATGCTTGCTCGAATGATGCTTGGAATAGATAGGGAGTAAAGTTGTTCTGCAGGGATGCTAGACCTGCAGTACCGAACGTTGATGTTTGGTAGCGAACTGTCACATTGCTCTGCGGCAGTGAAGCCAGAGTAAGTGTATTGTTTGTAAATACATAAGCCGAAGCGGGTTGCAGAGTAGAACCATAGTATACAGCCAATGTATTAGGGATCGGGGTCTCATTCAGGACGATCGGGCCGGTCACCGAGGTGAACACGATGTTGCGTTGTAACACCCCACCGTTGAGATTCGTGCTGGTAATGTTCCCCAGAGTGTAGTTCGGGGAGATTCCCGGGTCTCCATTTCCTTGGGCCAGCGGGCTTGCGGCCGAGCTGAAGGCTGCAGTCACGACGTCTAGCTGCGCGCGGTACCAGAACGGGGAACTAACCAGGGAGATAGACTGCCCAGGCTGGATCACCGAGAAGTGGACTCCGTCATAAGAGAGCTGGTGAGTGATCTGTGTCAGCTGATTGTAGATACGCTGTACAGTTGCGAAGTTCACGAGGCCAGTTGGAGTGTATATAGGCTTGGAGGTAAACTGACCCGAAGAGGCGAAGACACGCTGATGTGTTTCGATGCCACGGAGAGCGACGAAACCCTGGCCAATCAAATCAGCAATCACAATCTTCATCACACTGACCGTGCGCGGGTTGAAATCAATAATAGCATCACCGCTATACTTGCCAGACTTGGCATCCAATGTTAGATCATCAGGGAAGAGCTCTGCATCAATCTTATCGAAGTAGATCCCATCTGGAGAACTAGTCAGGCTGATGATCTCCAGGCCCTCATAGTTATCCTGGTGTATAATCAATCGATTCAACGGAGTAGGAGTAGAGAACTGTAGCTGCAGCTCGAGCTGAGACCCATTCCAAACCACCACGTTTGTTACAGAGTGTGTAGGGTTCAACAGCTGCATCGGATCATAGTTAGCATTGGCTGTAGCAGTTGAGCTAATGCTCGACGGACCTGTAATGATGGTATTCGGATTTACCGTGGTGTCCGATGTCAGTGGGCAGGTAGCTACACCAGCATTGAAGTCTAGGTTTGCAGTATAGCCCGGCTGCATTTGAGCGTCATTGACGAATGCCTCAATATACTGGCTGGCGATTGAGCCGTATACTTGTTCGCGGACTTTCTGACGCAGGGTATTCTGAACTCCAGCAGACAAGTTGTAGTACTGGGCAATCTGTGTCTCGATCGAAGTTACTTCCGCAGCGATGTCATTACCGTCGTTGTTCAAGTTCCCCAGATAGGTAGTGATATCTCCCACGATGGCCGGCGTCTGGCCAGCAAAGAAAGCAGGAGGAGTCATCTTGTTTCCAAGATTCAACACACCATTCACCTGGCTATAGACTTCTGCTTGGTAATCAACCTGAGTGTAAGCTACGAATGAACGCAGTTGATTAGCAATGCGCGCGATCCTGTTAAGGATGAGCTGGCTTGTTTGAACGGAATCGAAGACGGGGTTAAACATTAGCGTGTAGTAACCTGTAACTGTAGGGCTTGGGCCACAGACAGTTCATTACGGAACACAAACTTCACGAAGAAGTCGACGTGATCGGCGACAAAAGCACCTGGATACAGAATCGTAGTTCCAGGTGTGAATGCAATCTCGTTCTGCTCGAGGACTGCATCATTCGCATCGTATGAGATATAACCAAGGTAGACTGCATTCGTCGACATATTTGTCAGTTCACAGTCTAGGCGAATGACTTCCGGTGTGCCTTGGACAAGATAAGGTCCGCTACTAAACACACCAGGGAGATTAGGGAGGTCATCATACGCTGCAATGTTTTGAACACCGAACTCATAAAGAGCTCCTTCAAAGTGCTGAGGAATACCAGGCTGTGGACGTT